TGCCTTTCTATCTAGTGATAGCTCTACAGCCATGTTTGCCTCCTTTCAGTAGCTCACTAAAAGGATAACAAAAAAGGCCCCCGAAGGGACCTTATTACTTACATTCATCCGGCTGTTAGCTCCACTACTAGGATTCGAACCTAGATTACTGGATTCAGAGTCCAGCGTCCTACCCGTTAGACGACTGTGGAAAGTGGGATTTAAAAGTTTTTTGAAAGAGTAGTTAAATCCCGAAATTTACTCTTTTAGTTGAAGCTTTCGGCTGACCCGATTCGAACGCGGCTCCTCCGGGTCAAACCCCGGTGTGCTAACCATTACACCACAACCTACTTGCCTCATATTCCATATGGGATTCGAACCCATAGCCTCCGCCTTGAGAGGGCGGCGTCCTGACCGTTAGACCAATGGAACAAGAGTGTTGACGACAGGACTCGAACCTGTGACCTTGCGGGCTTCAACCGAATGCTCTACCTAGCTGAGCTACATCAACATGTTGCCCCTATTTTAAAAGTCCGGGGGCCAAGGACTAGCAGGCCGTGAAGGATTTGCACCCTCGCCAAACGGGTTGGAGCCGTTCATGCTGCTGTTACACCAACAGCCTGTGTTTGATTACTATAACACAAATTTCAACTTAGTAGGTCAATATTTTGTTAATTTAGAGTTTCGTAGCCGGGATTCTGTCGTGGACTTGCATCTGTCTCATATGGAGCGCCTGTACGTGACCTCAGGGCTTACCACCTTCGTAGAGAAGGGACACTATGACTCCATATGGCTAAATTATTAGCTGCCCTCTACCATGCCCCTTAGACTAAGGGCGTCTTGAGGTTACACACCGACGAATTTGTGGTAAGGCGCGGCCAGCTATTTCTCCCGGTTTCCCATCGTTAGCTTACGACCGCTCCCACTTTTTCTGCTCGTTTCCTGCGCCTCCTCGCAAGTCTAGCGCATTCATGTGGCCCGAACTTCCTCGACGGTGTTGGAATTCCGCCGCACAAGTCTTCCACTCTAAATTTCTAATTCACTTGCTGGTACATGTGAAATTGCTTCAGAAAGATGGGAATCTGCATTCTTAATTTCCTGCTCAGATTGCGCCCAATCCTGTGAAAACCAAATATTTTGATGAACCAAATATGCCTCTGTTAGGAGTTCCCTATAGGCCTCCCTTGTCTTGGAATCCATAATCACTATTGGTCCTAATTTAATTATCATATTGCCCCTATAGGAATCGAACCTATGGCCTCGTCCTTCGCAGGGACGCGCTCTATCCTCTGAGCTAAGAAGCATTGATCCCCTCCCGGCTCTATTTCAGGGGTAGCCGGACTAGTCTATGACCCATTCGGAGGGGTGTAGTTTCTCTGCTAGGATTCGAACCCAGATTCGCGGATTCAAAGTCCGCTGTCCTGCCAATTAGACGACTGAGAAATGGTCGGATTGATTAAGGTTGACCCCGACGAACAACCAGATACCCTGGTACCCCCATGCCGTCGCATGGATTCATGGCGATGTGCTTCCAGGTTACACCATAGTCGATTCGAACGACACCTTCGCCAGTCCCCCCGCAGGGAATCGAACCCTGTCCTCGTCGCTTAAAAGGCGTGTGCGCTGCCAGTACGCTACGGAGGATATTGGGCAGTTTTTACTCTTACCCAGGAGTCCCGGTCCACCAAACAAATTGGCAGGAAGTCGATGATGCAGAACTACGACTGTACTACTTCTACCTCCATCTTCCATCTTCATCTACTATCAGTCACTTCAACTTAAATGTGACTTCCTGCCAGACGCCCATGAAGGAATCGAACCTTCACTCTTGGTTTCGAAGACCAATGCTCTTTCCGTTGAGCTAATGAGCGTTAGTAGCCCTACGGGGTTACGATCCCCGGTTAGATGCTTGAAAGGCACCCGTCCTACCATTAGACGATAGGGCCATGTTACTTGCGCTTGCTTAACTTAGGTACACTATAGCACGTAGGACATGTGTACCGTGTTACGAATTTGTTAGCTTTCACAACAGTTTCGTTCTCACAATACTGGCATGAAATAACTTCCGCATCCTTTGTTGTCGGGAATGACTCCCACTGTGTTTTTGTATATTCCATTTATACACCCTCTTGGAGTCGAACCAAGCTTAAAGATACTTATAAGATACCTCCAAACAACCGGCCTGCCAAGGTGCAAACACAAGGCATCTGTTACGCCATGCCTTTACCTGCGCGTAGGCTCACGTCCAATTTTAGGAGCTAGGAGCCTAAGGGAACATTATAGCATAAGAGCCACGTCTAGGAATCGAACCCTAAGCCGAATCAAGGACTTGAACCCTGTTCACAACTTTACAAGAGTCGTGTTTTACCAGTTAAACTAATCCGGCGTGTAGTTTCCTGTGACAGTTGGCGCAAACAAGAATGCACTTTGAAATTTCTTCTAATGCTTTCTCCTTACCCCAACCCATCTTTGGAATCTGACTTACATCTACGATCTTATCTCTAGTGTGATGCCAGTCTAGACAAGCTGGCTCACTCTCTGAACAGAACGCACACTTCTTATTTTTCTTTAGAGAGAACAGAAATTGGGTCATTTCCCTTCTTCTACTGTCAACTCTTTGCTTCTGCAACTGCTTATTATTATTGTACCATTTAGACGAATATTCTGCCTGCTTGCTCATGCTATATTATAACACAAGCTGTGGTTCAATATAGTCCCTCAGAATGGAGTTGCACCATTGCCTTACAGCTTATGAGACTGCTGCTCTACTACTAAGCTACTGAGGAATGTGGCATTGGGGCGGGGGCGATACGCCCCTCATTTAACATACGGAGTCTGTCCATATGCCCCTCCGCTAGCTCCAACTCTAGGATTCGAACCTAGAACCTCTCGGTTAACAGCCGATTGCGCTACCTTTGCGCCAAGCTGGAATGTATAGAGACTTTAGTTTCCCTCACCATGATCACTTGGTATCTCTACTTGAAGGGAGTGGAGCGGCGGGGTTATGCTCCCCGTATTCCTGCGTGCAAAGCAGGTAGTTTCCTGATTAGCTTACAGCCCCATTTATTGACCGCATTTTACTTCCCTCGTTAGGCAAAGGCGCGGCCTTGAATGCTGGATTTATCTAGAAAATACCTAACCCATCTCTTGACTTACATTGACCAGACTGGCGACCAATTAGCGGTCCAGGTCGGAGTCCAGGCGACAGTAAGTGTCGAAAGCTTTCCTGGTTTAATTGCTGTCATATGGTACCTCCTTTTTATCCTAGGAAAAGGAAGAGTCAAAGACTGGATTCGAACCAGCGTGAATGAGTTTTGCAGACTCATACCTATCCGCTCGGTCACTTTGACTTGATAGGCAATGAGGGCTTCGATCCCCCGGCCTCCGATTTGTAAGAACGGCGCTCTCCCGGCTGAGCTAATTGCCTAAGTTTGGGGGAAGGAGAGGCTTTTACCCCTCTCCTTCCAGGCTGCCCTTTTCCCCGTTAGGGTACTGGGGGCCAGGAGCCTCTGACAGCCGTAAGACTGTGAGAGGCATGGTGGGAAGATACAGTTTAACCCATATCTCCCCTTGTGTGCTAAGGATTATAGCACAAGATTTCAAGTTTGGGGTGGGAATCGACCCTTTTTAACAAATTCCTTACCCAGTAGACTAGAATGGATTCGAACCATTTTGTATCCGCATAGCCTTTCAACTGGTTATCAGCCAGAGGGCGTACTAGTCTATAAATTCAAGTTCTTTTCTATTGTGGATTTTGGCGCGGAACCAATATGCCTTGCTACTTCTGAACCATCCTCAATCAAAATGATTGTTGGAATTGAGGCGACTCCATACAGGGTGGCAACGTCACTGTCCTTATCAATATCAACCACCACTATATCTAGTTCATTCTCATCCGCAATCTTTTCAACTAGCGGTCTAATGGCATGACATGGGCCACACCAATCAGCTTCAAATTTCATTAGGTGTTTCATAGTACCCCACCTGAGATTCGAACTCAGACTGTCGGCGTTTTGAGTGCCGTGCCTCTGCCAATTGGGCTAGAGGGGCAAGTTTTATCAACCGGAGAGAATCGAACTCTCTACGTTCCGCGGAGAACACCATTTCTTATTACACTGGTTTCGAGCCAGATACCCATCCAGGGAGTTAATAAAGTGGAACATCTAGGGATCGAACCTAGAATCTCCTGGTTAAGAGCCAGGTGCCTTTGTCCATTTTAGCTAATGTTCCATATTTGGGAGGGACTTTCTCCCGTTCAGCGCCGTCTCGCCTAGTTGCTTGTACTTCCCGGTAAGTCCCGCACTTGTTCTGTTGCCGCGCCAAGGTACGCCCTGCGCCGAATCTTATTCACAGAGTCCCTACTAGGATTCGAACCTAGGCTCACGGGGTAGAAACCCGTTGCTCTTTTCCACTGAGCTATAGAGACTTGAGAGCTTCCTGTCAGATTTGAACTGACACTCCATGCTTGGAAGGCACGTTTGCTAACCATTAACAATAAGGAAGCTTAAAATTAGTGGTGACGGGCCTTGTAGTATCCGTTCTTTCCGCCCTTGCAGGCAAGGCATGAACCACTAAGAGTCGTTAGGGGATCGAACCCTACCCGCCCGGAGTCACAGCCCAGGGATATCACCAGATACTTCCGACTCATTTGCCGTGCATTTTTTACCTATGGGTTCCAGGCTCCCATATTCCTCTCGCCATACGCCGAGGACTGACTTAGGCAGATAAGAGCAACAAGTGAGATTCGAACTCACGACATTCTGCTTGGCAAGCAGACATTCTACCACTGAATTATTGCTGCTAGTTAAGAGAGTATTGCGTCTTACCTCTAGGCGCGCGTCCGTCCAGGGATCGAAGGGACTCTCTTTAGCGATGATAACGGGATTCGAACCCGTGTTCTTCTCCTTGACAGGGAGACGTGATAGGCCTGACTTCACTATACCATCGGGTTGTGGACTTACTTTCAGCAACACTTTTACGTATCCACACAGTTGCTTCCAGTCTGGGCAGCAGGATTCGAACCTGCGACTTCTCGCGTCCAAGGCGATTACTCTGACCAAGCTGAGCTACACCCAGATAATACCCCACATTTTGGTAGGCGGGGGCACCCCCAATACAACGCCTATTGGGTAACGGTGGTGAATTAACGGGTCACCACTCACGATTGCGACGTATCTAGATTAGTCGCAACAGTCCGGATGGCTGGATTCGAACCAGCGGTCTTCTGCTCCCAAAGCAGACGGATTGCCAAGCTTTCCTACATCCAGATGACCTACTAAGTTGTCAAGTTTCTCGGGGACGTATCCCCATTTCGACAAAGTGTAGCATACTTCACCGTCCCTTGTCAAGTAGCGCGTCCTGGATTCGAACCAGGGTTCTCAAGCTTATGAAGCTTGCGAGGTAACCGCTTCTCCAACGCGCACCAAGAACTATAGCAAAGATTCTGCCCCTGTGGGGCGACTTTACTAAGACTTTACTTCTACCCCTAGGTCCTCTAGGACAATACGACGCTCCATTACCAGAATATTCTCCACGATATTGATAACATCCTTGCGTGCATCCTCATCGTCGGGAATCTGTCTGGACAGGGAGGCCCGAACTAGGATGTTTGAATAATCCTTAAGTCCAATTTTCTCCTCAACTGTGAATGTGAATGTATCTAGTGCCTCATCTGATGCCATCTGCTTTTCCTCTCTTGATACTTCCAGCCGCATACAACAGAACTGTTATAAGGGCGATTACAAAGACAACTAGCTGTGCCCACAGTGGAGACAGAACCCACCACCATGACCAGTCAATATAACCAGTTAGTTTTAGGGTAATGAAGATGAGCGTCAGGAATTCAAGAAACCCTAGACTCACTCCTGAACTAGCAGTTGTTGTGCTGCTACTCATTTATTTCTCCTTATTATTGTATGGAAGTGCCTTGCCTGGGCGAAGGTCCTCCTTCTCTATCCAAACCTTTAGTTCCTCAACCTGATCTACCGTCCAAACCCTCCATCCATTCTCATCCCTTGAGGGAAGAAGTCTTGGAGGCAGACGGCCGTCCCTCTCCCACTGTCTTATGGTGTGGGATACTCTACCAACTTGTTTTGAAACCTCCCCGATTGTTAGAAATTGTTTACTCATTCTTAACCTTCTCTCTTATGAGGTTCCCTGCAACCTGGGCGCATTGAACCTGAACACTATTACCTAGCATTTTTAGCCGCTGTGTTTTCGATACACCTTCTGTCCATCCCTCAGGGAATCCCATCATCCATTCAACGAAGTAGGGACTCATTCTTCCTTGCTCGTCTCTTGGGGCGGGAGGGAGTCCATTGAGTTCAGACCATCGTCTAATAGCCTCTGCGTAATTTCCGAAATCGCTGTCTGCAAATTCTTGCCCCCGCGTACCTTGAATCCTCCCGGCCCTGTACTCATATTTGCTGTCGGAGTTGGCAACAGAATCACGCTCCGACTCAATGAGTTGTAACTCCCACCCCTTTTGCCGTTTTTTGAATCGTCCACTAACGGTGTCGGCAAGAGCGGCTGCTGAAATTGATTCCTCACTAAGACGTTGAGGGAAGTAATCATTTTTCTCCCTTCCCCTAGCTTTGCCTTGTTTGCCAGATGGGCCTTTGTTGTCCTTCCTGAGTCCCAGGCTACCGGAGTTGGTAGCAAGAATAAAAACTCTTTTTCGTCTGTGGGGCGCTCCAATGTCTGAAGATTGTAGACTGAACCATTCAGCATTATACCCCTGTAGGGCCAACGATCCGAGAACTTCATCGAATCCGTGTCTGAAGAGTCCGGGTACGTTTTCCACGATAACGTATCTGGGTCGAAGATTGCGAATGGTTCTTTCATAAGCGGGCCATAGCCATTTAGGATCATCAACTCCATTTCTTCTCCCTGCGAATGACACTGGCTGACACGGGAATCCACCAATCAATATGTCTACCGAGTCTGGCATGAACGTATTCGCGTCTTCGTATAAGTGAATACCAGGCCAATTCTTGTTCAGAATCTTCCTGCACCATTTGTCGTTTTCGCACATCCATATGGTGTCGAATCCAGCCCTTTCCATTCCCAAATCTAATCCGCCACATCCACTAAACAAACTTCCTACGGTTAATCTCACATAATCATTATACCATATTGGTATAATGCTTTTGGTAGCTCATCCCGCGACAGTTAAGGCCCCCGGAAGGGGGCCTTGCTGTTTAGTCTCCTGCGTTTCTTGTTGTTACAACGGGAAGTCCATCTGTCGGGCTAGTCGGGATATAAACAGTTGTTGCATGTGATTCCCTAAGAGCCTGAATATATTCGTGTGTAAGATAGTTTCTATTCAGGGTCTTTGCAATTTCATCCTGGGCGCGACGAATACCAATTGCCTCCTGATATCTAATCTGCGCCTTCTGCTGTGCAATCTTGACTCGCTGTTCCTGGTTCCTGATCTGAATTGCCGTCACCTTAACTTGGTTTTCGGCGTCAGCCCTCTTCTGATATCTGGAATAAGCCTTAGCTCCAAATAGAAGGGTAACAAAACCTACAAGAACAATGACTGCAACGAATCCGATTGCGAGGACGAAACCAACATCGCCCTGTCCCTTCTCGCTTCTCAGTCGTATCATGATAGGAGTATAGCACAAAAAAAGAGGGCCTTACAAAATCCTTACTAGCCTCCGTATTCCTTACGACAGTCCTTAACTGTCAATACATCCCATTGATGAGCGAAGGACTCATAGCGTTCCGCCGTGGCAAGATTATTCTTGGCTGAGATTTCATCTCCCGCTTTAAAATCAGCGGCAGCCTGGGCACGTCTGGCGGCTGCGGCCTCCCTAGCGAACTGCTCAAACACAACGGCCTTGGCTATGTTATCCTGACAGGATTTGATATTATTTGAGATAGCCAATCTGGCCCTCGCCCCTGTATCCTCAAAGAAACCCTGATATAAGGAATAGATAAAGCCACCTGTGACAACAATCACCAAGAATATGATGGCTATATTATCTAATATTCTTCTCATGAGCGGAAAGGGTGGGGAACGATCCCACAAGGCTTTTAAGCTCGCTCCCTTAGCAGGGGAGTGCCGTCGCCAACCATCGGCTTGCCATTCCGTGTTATCTTACAATTAAAACGATAATGATGATAAGTAATATAAGACCCAACAGACCGAATTCCATTTCTAACCCTTCTCTATATTCCTATGTACACAATATCCTAGCGACCATGCCTCATCAAACGCATGTAGATTATAGCACACTTGTCTATAGATTACACCGCCTTGGGACAAAAAGTATTTCCTAAAGCCAATCTTCTCCACCTTAGTATCCGCCCGAGCCGCCGCATATGCCGTCTCCTCCAATAGATCAGTCTTGTTAAGACTCCAAACAACTTGATTAGATACAACTTCAACACTCGCATTGCTAAAGAACTTATTAATTTCCCTTGTGGTTGATGATGTTGTTATCCTGGCAACCTTTGGTGCCTTTTCCGTCTTACTTGTCAGGGAATAAACTGTGATAACAGCCATCAATCCAATTATTCCAACAAGCGTGAGGATGATGATGTTATTCTTCATAATTTAAGTGCATCCTGTAGGAATCGAACCTACCATGTCTTAGACGGGTGGGTTACAGCCACCGTGCCCACCTTGGGCTAAGATGCAAATTTAATTCCGCCGCGTTTTGCTGTGAAAATTACGTCCTTAAAAAGGGAATTAAATTCTGCAATTTTCATAGCTTGTGCTTGCTGTAACGTCATTAATTTCATAGTGTCGAACGCGGGAGTCGAACCCGCACTCCATTTCTGGAACTAGCCCCTCAAGCTAGCGTGTCTACCTATTTCACCAGATCGACATTAGTACCCCCCGAGAGATTCGAACTCTCACTTGACCGGGCTTAAACCGGATACCTCTACCAATTGGGTTAGAGGGGCATAAGTACGCAAGGTGGGAGTCGAACCCACAATCCCGGAGGGCGCTAGGTTCTAAGCCTAGTGTGTATACCGTTCCACCACTCGCGCATGTTATTTCTACGGAACCTGAGAGAGTCGAACTCCCACGGTCTCTCGACCATCAACGGGTTCAAACCGCATAAGCACGCCAATGCGAGGTTCCAAATTTGCTACTGACAGGACTATAGCATAAAAACCATAGTCCCGCCAGCCCCAAACAACTAATTTACAAACAGGAAACTATATTTCTCGACCAGTTCCTCCATATCCGTGCGATTCATTAAGATAATATTAAGCTCTGGATAAAGCTCCATAGTTTCACTGATCTTTCTTCTCTTCTTCTGTGGCTTTCCCATGACAGTAATCTCCACATAGATATCATACTCAGGGATATAAAAGTCCGGAGTGAATCCCTTTCTAGTTATCCCTTCATCATCTGTTCTGAGTACAAACATTGTCGGTTCATAATGCCAATCAATACCATAAAAGTTTAGAATCTTTGCAAACTGTTCTTCAGCAGGATGTGCAAATTTTCTAGTCACTTATACCTTTCGTTTTGGGTCCAGGTAATCCGCAAGCCTTAAGGCCCACTCGACTGTCATCCAGTCCCGGACCGCTCTATTACAAGGCACGCACAATAAACCCCTTAGCTGCATGGTTTGGTGATTATGATCCATGTCCAACTTTCGGTGTTCAGTAGGACGACGATTACACAGGGCACACTTCCCATTCTGAGCCTTTAACAACTCATTATATCTGTGCCTTTGTGTGTTTAGATAGTCCTTGTGTTTCTTTGGGTATCTTCTGCGTCGTCGTTTTGGTTCCGCCATGCGTTAAGGATATCAGATATTTTTGAGTTTCTCCATATGTTCAATGGCTTCTTGTCCCCGATATATCCAATATCCTTCTTTGTATTTTATCTTCTCTCCTCCGTAGGTGGTTATACACTCATCGGGTTTGCACCCATCGAATCCATTTACGAAGGCGGTTGAATCCTTACCATGACCGCAACATGCGTGGGCCACATCGGGAAGATACCCTAAACATGGATCAGGTTTGCCAAGTGTTACAGTTTTATTACATTTTGCGCAACTTCTAGTATCGCTGCTTGTCTTCATCCTGCCTCATTGTCCACTCCCTTGACAGGCGCTCAACATTACCGACATAGATTTCGGCCAAAGCCTTATAAGAACTAACATCGTTCTGATACATGGAAGCCTTGTTATCCATACTTACATAGGCCTCAGTCTGCTTTGCGGCAGCCTCTAGAAGCGGCTGAGTGAGTTTCTTTTCAACGTTCTCCTCATGAATCTGCTTGTAGGCCTTTCGATATTCGGCGTCCCTAAGATGTGTAATGCCAGCCAGCTTGTTTGTTGTTACAGCCAGCATCCATCTGGCCCTAGCTGCATAGGCGTTGTACTCCGCATGTAGTCTTCTGATTTCCTTCGGGGATAGTTCAGTGAAGTCAACCGGAAGCGGTGTTGGTTCATGGCGGGGATTCTCTGGTACAGGAAGTCCACGGAAAAGTTCCGGCTTGTCTGAACCAAAGATTTCCTCATCTGTCTGGGCACCAAGCTTCTTTCCAAGGTTGATGATTTCCTTGATTGCCTTGTCCCCCTTCATTCCATCTTCCTCATAGGCTTTGGTGGCCTCAGAAAGATAGAAATTTGCCTCCTTGATAATATCCTCAGGGTCCTCAGGGAGCTTCTCTAGATATCCACCCGCCTGCGCCGCCTTTAGAATCGCAAGTTCTATCTGTCCCATCTTCTAATTACCTCCTCCTTGATTTCATCATAGTCATAGTTTGTTCTAAGTTCCGATGCAAATTTAACCGCATGACTGTCCCTCAAGTTTTCAATCTTGTCCTTGTTGTCAGGCTTGCAGGCATACTTCTTCATTGGGCACCATTTGCAGGGTTCCTCTGTCCATCTCCACTCTTTGGGTCGGGCTGGTAGGATATCCTCAAGGAGATAGGTTCTCCACTCGGAGAGTAGCTCCTTCCCTCGCTCAATGAGTTCCCAATCGATTTCAATATAGAAGGAATGTGCTGTGCGGGGGTCCTGGCGGGAAGCGTAATAGATATATCCGCCTCTAGCTGGCTCAAGTCCCATTTCTCCCCATCCCATATCTTCATGGAATAGGTTGCAGAGATACAGATAGGCTTGGAGTTGCAGGTAGTGTCGCTCTTCATAACTTCTTCTCCCTAATTGCATTTCCTGGACAACATCATGCTTCTTACTTTTAACATCAACAGGTACAACATGCTTTACGCCCCTGCTTCTAAGATCAAGAATTGCATCAGAGGAACCAGTGAGCCATGTTGAATCATCCTCAAACTTTACCTGTGACATATGCGCCCCATCCCACAGTGGAACGGAACCGCCAATTGTCAATCCTTCTAGTCCCCACCTGTAGACGATTTGATATTCGACCGCCTTACCAATGTCCCCTGTCGCAACGAGAAACGGCGGCGAAGGAGTAGGTCTAGGAATATCAAGCATAGTATAAAGGGCAAGACGACCACAGGGCTTATCACGGTCTGGGAAAGCAGAAGCGTGAAAACTAGTAAACCAAGGGCGTCCGTGAGGAGAAGAATTAAGATTATTTTTCCAAATTTTATCTTCAAGGGACTCATAGGCCTCCTTTGTTATCTCATCTAGGTCTGGTGCCTGTCCAATAATACCAAAGTGCTTGAAAAACTGCGTTCTAGTCGCCATCCCACAGCAAGGTTGGGACAGACGCCCTTCGACGCATATCGTTCACCTTTTCCTTACCCTTTTCTTCTCTAATAGGACGTATTTCTCCGGCACAAAGCGCCTTAAAGGTGTCCTTATCCATCATTATCATGTCCTGATCTTGAATTCGAAACGCCCACAGGGGAGTTTCCCCTGTTCCATTAAGTCCATAAGATGCCTGAATTGCCTCTCGCACATCTGATAGTTTAATGGACGCACTTTTCTTCGACGTGGCCTTGAGACTCCATCGAAAACCCAGTCCAAATAGGTCGAGTTTCGATGCGGCCCTGTTCCCACTTCCAGGTGAACGAGATAACCCGAACTCATCTGATAGATCAGACTCAAATTTATCTCCTATATTCGACAAATCGATCCTGCGTTTCCTCTTTGATCCAATATGCCAGTCCGGCTTCGTGGTTTAGCTCCCTTAGATATAGAAGTTTAGGGCCTAGATAGATTGCATCAGCAAATCCACCCTCGGCACCGTTCTCCATCTCCTCCACATACTGGAAAAGGTCCTTAATATCCTCAAATTCCTCGGAATAGAGTTTCTTGTGTCGATAAAAATTAAGTTCATACTTGACGCTATTCGCTGTCATAAAACATCTCCCTTAGTTTTTCTGCAAAAGTAGGATTTTGTTCAATATAGAGACGAACCTTGCTCTCCCCCTGCACTCTTTCCCCATCAGGAAGGGTGTACCAGCTTCCAGCCTTGGCAATTAGACCGCCAAAAATGGCCTGTCGGCTCAATGCCCAGGTTTCATCGAAGTGACCACCTGAACCAAACTCAAAACGCATTCTAGCAGAACCATAGGGGTCACTGACGCGAGACTTTTTGACGGAGACAACCAAATCAATGCCATCCGGCTTGGTTCTGCCTGTTCTCTCATCAATTTTGCGTCCTTCCTCGGACAAATTGCCATTTTTATCCCTATATAGCCAGCTTGACTTAGTGAAATGAAGGCTGAGGGATGAGGCAAACTCAATTGCGCTTCCTCCAACAGGCTTTTCCTGTCCTGGCTTGCCAAATACCTCTCTGGCGTGGTTAATCATAACAATCATGTTATTTTTACGATCAAATCTGGACTGAAGACGAGGAATTAGCTCTCCCCATGCCCTTGCTGAGGAGGCAGGACGGGATTCGTCAAGTCTTGCGGCCTGTCTGTGGACTGAAACACCAATTCCAACGGAGTCCACAACGTGAATATTGATGGCACCCAACAATACGTCCATTTTTTCACCCAGAGGCTCAATTTCATTGCCTTCAACGACAAGAAGCTTGCTTGTGTCAACACCAATTGACTCAACCCACTTCTTGTTGTACTGCTTTTCAAGGTCATAGTAGGCACAGGTCAAACCCATCTCCTGAGCGCCCCTGATTAGGTGAAAACTGGTCAAACTTTTACCTGATCCATACCCTCCATAGGGATGAACCCATCTTCCAAGCGGGAATCCGCCACCAATGAGACTATCCAACTGGATAATCCCTGTGGGAACCCTAATTACCTCCTCGTCTTCATCCCCCATTCTCACTGTGTCACTCCCGTAGGTCTTTGAGATGGAGTCAAGTGCCTTTTGGAGGCTTGTTGCGTCTACTGGCATAATTACCTTCTTCCTGCTAGTTCAAGTGCTAGCTGTTCCGCCGTGCATAAATGTTCAACAGTAATTGTATTGCGTTCCTCGTCCCAATCGCCAATAGCCATTAGCACTTTTCCTTGAACGAGTAGATGTTGTGACTTACTATAGACTTCAGGGAACACAGTGAGCCTATATTCCTTGTTGAAATAGTCCAGGGTGACAAATGCCATCTTGTCCCCGCTTCTGGTCTTGTGTTCCTTGATGTGAATGATTTCCCCGGCGACAAGAACCTCCTCATCGTCCTCAAAGTCCTCATCCAGTGTGATTCTGCTCTCAATAAGCTCCCGATAGAGGTTCAGATCGTCCCCCTTGGAGATGGCGAAGCCCATTGTTTCCTTCTCCCATTCCGTCATTACGGCAAGATCAACAGGCTCGGAGATTCTGTCTCCATCCTCATCCAAAATCCACTGTGTTCTGCCTCCCCAACAGTCAAAGGCCCCTGCCATCAAAAGGTGCTTTCTTGTGCGTAGATTTAGCTGTCTTCGCGGCACCTTTTCGATCAGTTCCTCAAATGTTTCGAACGGGCGTGCTGCCTTAATAGCAGCAATTGTCGATGGGCCAACGTATTTGATGCCCAAAAGACCAAATCTGATTGAGTTGCCGTCGATTGTGAATTCCTCCGAAGATATGTTGATATCCGGTGGAAGAATATTAATTCCATAATATCTTGACTCCCTAATTATCTCCGGAATCTTCTCAGACTTCTTCGATAGTAGACTTGTGTAGAATTCAATGGTATATCTGTTCTTGAGCCACTTATCCTGGTAGGCACCAACGGAATAACCGCTTGAGTGGGCCTTGTTGAATGAATATGTACTCATTTGCAGGATTTGGCTCCATAGAAGGTCATATGCGCCCTTGCTAATGCCCTTTTCAGCGCATCCTGCGGCGAATTTATCGTAATATGCCTCTAGTTTTGCCTTTCCTTCAAGATCACGGGCAATACCCTTGGCAACCACCTTCAAAAACAGTGCAGCCTCGGCATCAGTGGCGTCCTGGGCCAAAGTTGAGTAAATCTGCATGACCTGTTCCTGGAAAATCATGAATCCATAGGTGTATCCAATGAATTTGTCCACTGATTGGTGTGGAAGTTTCCAATTATGCCTATTATTCTTCCTATTGGCATAATCGAAGGCAACATTGTTGTCCAGGGTGCCCGGACGATAGAGGGCGTTGGCCGCAATGACATGTTCCAGGTTTTTAGGCTGAATATTCTTCAAAAGACCAACGATTCCCTTGGATTCAAACTGGAAGACCCCGATATTAGCCCCATCATAGAAGGATTCAATAATATCCTCCTCCACGTTGTATGGGGACTCAATTACAGGGAATTGTTTGATATCCTCAAAGTCAATGTCCACCCCATGGCGCTCCTTGACCAGTTTTGTTGTCGCATCCTGCACAGTTAGCTCGTCAAGGGCTAAACAGTCGATCTTTAGGAACCCATAGGGGGAAATTAGCTGTGCATTTCCTCTTTCACTCCACTGGGTCACCATTCCCTCTTCCTTTGAGCGCATCATAGGGATAATCTCAGAAGCAGGACGGTCGGTTACAATCACGGCTGCTGCGTGCTTAGATTGACCCTTCATCTGACCAAATAGACGCATACAATGTCTCTCTAGGTCCGGATATTTCTGGAATAGCTTGCCTACCGAGGGAATATTGTTGGCAACGTCCCTAAGGTCCATTCCAAACAGCTTTGATGCCTGTGGAATGTCATCTGTGGCCCTTTTAATCTCAATATAGGGTAGGTTCATTACCCGACCTACGTCCTGGATAACTCCCTTGTGACCAAAGGACTGATACGCCCCAATATCCACCACATATTCGTCCCCCCACTTACTTTTGAGGTAATCCTTAACTTCGTCCCGCCTATCATCCTGAAAGTCAATGTCAATATCAGGGAGTTCCGTTCTGTACTCATTTAGAAATCTCTCGAAGAGAAGGTCATATCCAATTGGGTCAATGGCTGTGATTCCGACCAAGTAATTGACCAATGATCCAGCGGCCGAACCCCTTCCTGCACCAACACGAATCCCTTGCTGTTTGGCCCACCGCACCATGTCTCCAACGATAACGAAGTAATCCGAAACTTTAAGTCCGGCGATAACCCGTAATTCTCGCTCCATTCTTTCAATGTATTTAGGATCGCCAACTCTATTGATTCGTTCAAGTCCTTCATCGCACCACTCGCGGAGGATAAGTTCAGCTTCCCCATCTCCGGTTGTTGCTTTGGGGATTTTGGGTGATTTGTCATAATTAAAGTCCTCGCATCTTTCTGCGAAATATTCGCTGGTAGATATCATCTCCCTCACTGTACTTTCAGGTAGGGTTGGGTGATATGCGGCAAATGATTCAACAAGTTCATCTTCCGACATGAGCCAGAAGGTGTTGCCGCTAAATTGCATATAGTTTTTACCCGCCTCCTCATCCTCCTTGCGCTTCTTGTAGGATGAGTTGGTTGAAATCATCAGGGAGATATCTTGGGTGTCCTCCCATCCCTTGAACGGATAATGGGCGTCAACGGTAGCCACAACAGGCACCCCATTCTTTGAGGCTAGCTTCAATAGCTCCTGATTGACCAATCTTTGCTCAAGGAAGTCATGCGGCTGTGTTTCAAGATAGAAGTCGTCCCCAAAGATATCCTGGAACACTCTGAGCGCCCTCTCAGCCCCCTTAATATCCTCCTGAATCAGGAGGGTGGGCAAATAACCACTGACACAGGAGGATGAGGCAATTAGGCCCTCACTGTGTTCACGCAAAAGCGCCCAATCAATGTTGGGCTTCATGTACCAATACTTGTCCGTATATGATGCGTTGGTTAGACGCAGGAGGTTCTTGAACCCCTGGGCATTCTTGGCTAGGAGAACAAGATGGAAATATCCATATGTATTTTTCTCCTCCCGATCCTTTTCAATATCGGGCCGGAAATATGCCTCCATGCCAACGATAGGCTTAATGCCCACCTTATGACACGCCTCAGCATGATATAGGGAACCAGCAAGATTACCGTGGTCTGTCAGAGCGAGGGCTGACTGTCCTAGCTCAGCCGCCCGCTCCGCATAGACTTCATCTCGCCCAATTCCATCTAGGAGACTAAAGTCCCCATGACGATGAAGATGGACTAGACCCATTAGCGCCTTGCTCTAGCGAATGGGGACTCCTTGACGGGAGCCTGTTCCTCAGACTCACTTTCATCCTTGCTTCTACCCCAAACCTCATAATCAGGGGCGGTAACAATGGCGTTTAGATCATACTTGTCCTCCGCAAGAGCAACATCAGCCTTGGAGAGTTTAGTAGGACCGCCATCCACAGCAAGAACATTGTAACTTGTATTCTTGCCTGTACCTCTACGTCGGACAACAAAGTCCCTTGAGTCAAGACCATATGTTTCATCCTGAATTTGTAGGTCCTCAAAGACATTGATTCCGGACTGCCAAATAACAACCTGATCCTCGTTGCCTACCACGGAATCGAAATCAGGCTTGCCATTTTCATCTACCTCATAAATAGGGGCATCCCTCCAAATGAGATTGATCCAACCCTGGAACATTCTTCGATAGCCCTTCTCACAACCGGGACAATCCTTGCCAATACGTTCACCCGTTTCGGCATCCTGGTCGATGCATGGAATCTTAATTCCCCACTGAACCTTAGGGTGAGGAACAACGTGTACCCATGCTGACATTACATCTTCCCCGGCCTCAAGGAATCTTACTGTGGCCTTATCGCCATCCTTTGGAAGCCTGAGGTACTTCTTCTTCTCGAATTCGCCGCCACTATTCTTTCTATCGTTAACGTCCTTTGCGGCTGCGGCAACCGCGCTAAATCCCTTTGGCATATTATTTCTCCTTTTTGTATTTGCTTAGGGTCGTACCATTATACCAAATCCAGCAGCACTGCACTGCGGGAATTTGTTACAAGTTCGTAAAGTTCCTTCTCGTCCATGTCGGCAGGGTCCCGCCTGTGTGGGGGAGCCACGTAGGTCATGATGAACGGGCGCAGAAGATGCGCCGCATTATGGGTGTCCCTTACCTCATCAAATATGAATGTAACACGATTGGCATAAAGCTTGATCAAATCTATCTGTGTATCTGATAGAATCTTCCCTGATATACCAACTGTATTTGTATATCCAGCCTGCTGCATGGCGATGGCATTTAGCTCGCCTTCAACCACAATTAAATCAGACGGGTCCTCAACAAGATGCAATCCGAATAGCACCTTGGATACATTGTAGGTATCAAATCCATATTCCCCGCCACCAAGCACCTTGTATCTTGGTAGTCTATCTGGATTAGCAGTTCTACCCTTAAAACCAACTAGATTTCCATTTTCGTCCCGAATAGGGATGCTTATCCTCTGGCTAATCATGTCCCATCCGATGGCCCATTTGTCAAGAGTAGTCGGTTGAAAGCCTCGATCTAACATGTAGGCTAGGGGATAAGCTTCCTCCATATTACCACTCCATTGCTCAAAAACTTTGTACCAATCTACATTTCTTTTTGTTATTTCACGCTCATCTAATAGTGTAGAATGTGTTTGTCTTTTGCGCTTAATTTCCTCGGCGTGTTTTTGAATCCTCTCTAGCTTCTTGTCAATGAGTTCCTTAAAACCTTCCTTCGGTTCAAAGGAACCCATGTTGAATCTGTCCCGCAGCCACTTTCGGGCCTTGAGGGGACTAACTCCCTCTAGCTCAGAAAGAAATGAAACGGCATTGCCATTGAAGTTACATCCAAAGCAATGCATCCTTGTTGTGCCGATTTCCATGGAGGCACTGGGAGTTTTATCAACCCCCATGTGTCCCGATAGAGGGCAACTGAACCAGACCTGATCACCCTTGCGGGATACATTGTTTAGTCCTAGTTCGTGAAGATAATCCTCTACATCTATCTTGCTGTAGTCAAAATGGATCATTTAAGAAGTTTAAGTGCCTCTTTAATCTGCTTAATAGTGTCCTTGGACTCATCAAGCTTCTCTTCTAGTCCCTCTAGTTCATTTGTGACTCTTGCAATTTCCGAAGTTGCTCTGCGTTCAACTTCAAGCCACGCATTAAGTTGGGATTGCAGAATGTCTACTGCCTTATTTGTCATATGGAGCCGCCGAGAATCGAACTCGGGTCCGTCTAGCTTTGCAAACAATTCTTTGAGCATCTTGGGGGCGACCGTTGGTGCGATCAGGTCCACCACTTAGTTTCGTCTTAAACTAAGAAAGAGTATTTCTTTGCCCCGTTTCCGGGAGCGCCAGCTTAACTTGTGTTGACCAGTGTTAAGCGACTGCGACTGTTGCGGTTCTAAATGCTGCGCCGAAGCGAGACTTAGAAACAGTCAGGTCAGATGTATTATCTGCATTTATTTTCTACCGTGAGATTAAGGTGTCTCAAACCGATGCAAACTGTTCACTCCGTCTATCCGTCGAAACCTGTTCGGCCCCGCGTAGTGGTAAGTATATCACACCTGGGGACTCACTGCGTAGTTCGTACCATAAGTTAACATCTAGGGTCATGGGCCTGGATGCACACTCATCGTACCAATTTCCAGGTGAGAATGTGGCCTCAGGAATTACCTCCCTTAGATTAGACACACTAATTTCAGCCAAGGCTGTTCTGAGTATCATTAGTATCTAGGCTTCGGCTTCTGTGGCTTCGGCTTCTTCTTCGTTGCCATAGTAAAATTTCCTTCCTTGTTTTATTCTATTATGCCTTCTATAATCCCCGCAGACCAGGGACTTGCCGTTGTTGACGACAAATCCGTGGCCCTTTTTACCTGCGAGGCGGGTCTTGCATATATCACAGCGTCTATATTTATTCATTAAATGGCGCAGACTCCATCGACACAATCCATGGCGTTCTGCTCCTCTGTGCGTTCCTTCCGCATGATCATATCCTCCGGTGTCTCACTGAGAACCAAATCAACATCCTTCATGAGGACAGGCTCAAACGGTTCGTTCTCCCTGCTTCCCCATCTATAGAATGTACTTCCCTTAAGGAAGGGGAGATATTCCAACCAGAGTTCCGACAGATCATCCATCGGGTAATCATTTGGAAGGTTAATTGTCTTTGATACCGCATTGTCAACGTGCTTCTGCACTGCCTTCTGTACGGCGAAGTGTTTCTCTACTGGAATATCCGCAGCACCCTCGCACAGATCACCATATATATCGTAAGCAGGCTCCACAACAAGAACGCGCTTGATAACAGTCTTCTGTTTCGCGTCCACGGTCTTGATTTTTCTCCAATAGACTCCCGCCATGTATGGTTCGATCCCTGTGGAAACACCGCTAACAATGCCAGTAGTTCCAGTAGGAGCAACAGTAAGAATAGCGCAATTCCTAATTCCATACTCCCTCACCTTGCGTCTTAATGCTGGCTTAACAGTCTTCATGAATCCTGAGTCAACAAATTCCGGCTTGAAGCCAGGGAATGGACCCTTCTCAATAGCAAGACTGATTGATGTGTCATAGGCTGTGTTCTTAATGAATGAGAATAGCTTGTCAATGAACTCAAGCGCCTCGTCAGAGGAATACTTGATTCCCAACTCCAACATCATTGTGTGGAGTCCCATAACACCCATTCCTATTCGTCGTACTTCCTCACAATTCTCTCTGATCTTATCGAAAGGGTAATGATTGACACTAAGGACATTATCAAGGAAACGCACAGCAACGCGAATGGTATTTTCCAATTCCTCCCAGTCCACCTTGCCATCCACGACAAAACGAGGAAGAACAAGGGCACCCAGGCAACAACAACCGTATGCCTCCAACCAAATTTCACCGCACGGGTTAGTGCTGATAAGAGGCTTAGAATAGGCGATATTATTCTGTTGGTTAGCGAGGTATCCATTTAGAACTCCTGGTTCCCCATTGTTCCATGCGTTCTCAACGATCTTGTCCCATAGGACCTTGGCCTTAATTGTCTCTCCGGTCTTAACTCCGTTCCAACTGAGTTCGATATCCCCATCATTCTTAACAAGTTCAACAAATTCGGTTGGATTGAAATTGATGACAACTGATATGTTTGTAGTTGATAGTTTTCCATCTTCTAATTTTGAATTGAGAAACTCCATTACGTCGGGATGATCAATATCCAGGCAGGACATTTTAGCCATTCTTCTACCGCCGCCTGCTACAAGTTCTAGACCCACTCCGTCGTCCATACGCATAAGGGAAACTGGTCCAGTAGCGTAGCCTCCGGTACCCTTAATTTCACTTCCGTTTGGTCTGATCGGAGAGAAGTTAATTCCAACGCCTCCTCCGGTGCCAGAAATAATAATAGATTCCTTAAGCATCTGGCCCCATCCTTCTCTAGAGTCTGATACTGGAATGACAAAGCAATTAAGGCTTTGTGCCTTGTTACGACCAGCAGAGTACCATATTCGTCCCCCAGGCATAAATCTGTTCGTAACAAGCTCGTTATAAAATCGCTCAGTCCACTTAATTCGCTTTCCATTGTCCTCGGCCTCCGCTACATGTCTTGAAACCCTAAGGGATGCTTGCTCCCAGGTTTCCTCCTTGTCATATGCGTATGATCTTCTGAATACATCCTCGCCCAGATCGTCCAATTGAAATGGGGTTTCCTCCGAACCGAGTTCGGCCACTAGTTCTTCCATATAAACCTCTCCTTGAGTGATTATGGCGCGACTCGACCTGAGTCTATAAATGCCGTTGCAGTGATAGGCATTGTAGCAAGGAAGAAACCTTCAACCACCTGTGCATACTCTCTAATCTCTGCCTGAGCATTGTTAGAATTTCGCAAAGAGCAGAAATGCATCAGTGATCGTGGATTGCATGACCATATCATTTCACTATAAATGTTTACCGGAAGAAATAGACGAGCCTGTTGCTTGGCGATTCCATTAGCCAAGGCTTTCTTATATTCGTTATATGCCAGGGCCGACATGTGTTGAAGACTCTCGATATATTTATTGGAAACTTTATTATCATAGTGTTGAGCAAATTCATAGTTCCCTGGCTTACCCTGTTGTGTTACTACGTCCTCGACTTTGGGGATGTAAAATACAGGATCAAGCTGAGAATAACGAGCAGACCACTCGTTATAGGAATGCCCCACACGATGACGGTGCCACTCTCTGAATACAAAGAGCGGGGCCTTGATTCTGAATTTGAAGAAACCATGTTCAAATGGTGTACCATGCCTTTCCCTCATTAGGTATCTAATTAGTCCGGCGTCCCCTTCACTCATTTCATATGACTCAGCGTGAAGGGAAACCCTTGCGGCGTTCACTACATCTAGATCATCAGCACTTTCAGCAATCAGGGAAACCTTTCCGTGATCCAGCACCCCGATTCCATCTGACTCCATGTATGTGTCCATGCTGTATGCGTCGTCCTTGTGAATAATAACTTCCATTAAATCCTTGTCCTTGTCTCAGTCATTGTCTGTGGACTTACAATAGTATATTCAATGTCCTTACTATGTAGATGATAGATTGAGGACACCCCTGCATAGGACAGACCTGATCTAATTCCCCAGGTCAAATTCTTGATTATATCCTCTAGGAAACCCTCAACCTCAACTTGACCTTCAACACCCTCCGGTGCCCTGTAGTCCCTTATTCTAGCAGATGCGTTGCCGAAGTATTGACCAGGGTGTGGGGCCTCCTTGGCACCAGCCAGGAGCCTACCAAGCATCACGGTGTCAGCACCAAAGGCAAGTGCCTTGACAATATCCCCGGAGTTTTTGATTCCACCATCAGCAATGATCTTAATATTTGGAAATAATTCCTTGACCCTCACACACTCCTCTAGGGCTGTGAGTTGTGGGACTCCGAATCCTGTGACTTCCCTGGTGGTACATGCCGCCCCCGGACCAATACCAACTTTGATCGCGTCCGCACCCGCTTCGGCAAGGTCAACGCAACCAGAACTAGTGGCAACATTTCCCGCAATAACTTCCACATCCTCATACCATCCTTTAACAGCTTTGATCATATTGACCATCCGTTCATGATGGCCGTGGGCAACATCAATACAAAAAATTCTGGCACCCTCCTTATATAGTGCCTCATATCTTTTGCCTGTCTCCTCGGAGTCAAGTCCCAGTGATACACCACAATTGGCACCGTCAAGAACGACAGCCCTATAATCCATAACGGCCGCACCTATGGTATTGAATCTTGGAAGGATACTGAACCCTCCAAGGTGCCACATGTTGGCGGCAAGCCTGGGTCCTGTAACACTCGGCATATTTGCGGAAATAATAGGGAATGTGACTCCAATATTGTTTGTTACAAGTGAGTCAAGACTAATATCCCTGCGGCTACGAACATCACTATACTGAGGTACAAGTAGAACATCGTCAAATGATAAAGCTTCCATTTAGCCTCACCTTCAGTTCAAATAATTGTTGATCATCTGCAAGATCATAAACAGGAACCTCCCAGGCTTTGGCGATACGAATAGCCTGTCCTGTTCCCCCTGAACCAGCGGCCTTGGGAGTCCAACAAATGATAAATTCTGACGGGGTTGGATTGGTTACATCCGGCCCCAAAACTTGATGAACATTGCGTGCCTGTAGTTTCTTTGCGCCCCACTTTAGAAACTTCCATTGGGGATGAAACTCGGCGGCAATATTATAGGCTTCCTTCTGTGGTTCCTCTAGCTTTGGAATGAAAGGAGGCCTCGTTCCTTCCTCAAAGGATTTCCAAGGAAGAAAGATTTCCGTTGGGGTTATTCCAGGATTAATAAATACTTCCCGTTGTGTTGAGTTCCACACACCCCATTCAAAAGCCTGATCTGCACCAGGGGCACCGCCCGATCTGAGCGTATACCCCTGGTGATACAGGCCACGGGCAATTGAATGCATTAGGTCAAGGATATCCTTAGGAGTTTTTCTTGAACCTATGCCCGCGTAGTATTTCATTTATCCGTTACCCATCGCGGCACAAATGCCCTTGTAGAGCTTTGTGAATGGTGGGCACTTCTTGACGGTTGGCTTGTCAGGTCTAGGAACAAATACCTTCACCTTCACCGTCTTGACAATTGTCTTGTATTTAACTACCGTCTTGACCTTTGTCTTATACTTGATCTTTACGACATTAACGATTTTATCCTTAAAGACTACCTTCTCCACAATTACAGTTCGTTCACTTGGTGGAGTTGTTGTTACCACAGGCGGTCCAGGCAGAGGGGCACAATCATTATTGCTTCCTCCAAATGCATCAACCTGTCCATCCTTACCGGCACCCGTATATACACAGTCCTGAACTACAGGAGGTACAACGGGAGGATTAACTGGCGGGTCAACAGGGGGATCAACTGGTGGTTCCTCTGTTCCCTGACACTCCCCTAGATAATCCTGTTCATGTCCAGCCTGGGTCGTTCCATTTTCATTGAAATGACCGCCCTGTCCATAAACAGCCTCATATGGCAGTTCAAGGGTGACATACTGAGTCGTTCCCTCCTGCCCTGCTCCGTGACAAATAGTAATCTTGTCAACTGTGGCCGATGATGCTGAAGCGGCAACTAAAGCAACCCCCACTGTGATAAAAGCAATTAGCTTTTTCATTTACTTTGTTACTCTCCTTCTTAGTTAGTAAAGGCGTAAGCCTCTTTCCACGGGCCGAATTCCATGGTATCCATCTTCCATAGTAGGTCAGTTTCCTTAACCTGTCCGTCCCTGTTTTTAAGTAACCGCACCGTCATTTTATTGTTCCTCTTGCTCTCCTCGTCCGGTGCTCCCAACCCGAGGATTATATCAGAATCGTTCACGATGCTCTGGGAGAACGCAATGTTGTCCAACTGAGCGCCTGTTTGATATCCTGATCTGTTTGTCTGAGCTACTCCTATGATAGGAATTCCCAGAGTCCGACTTGTCTGTTTGAGTTGTCGGGTAAGGGTGACGACTTTCTCCCACATCTGCGTTCCACCAGCAGAGCGAGGTGTATCCATAAGAGTGATGTAGTCAATGCACAAAATATCGGGTTGATACCTAGTAAGCTCAGCATATACGCGGTCAACAGTGCAGCCAGCGACATCATCCAGAATGATGATATCATTATCTGCGCTTTTAACAGCATCAGCCCGTTCCTTCCAGCGTTCAATATCCTCTTCACTTAGTCTCTGCCTTTTCAGTCGATGATATTCAAAGTTCATTGCCATGGTATCCCACTTTCTAAGAAGGGCCTTTGCCTCCATTTCAAGGGAGATATACATGGGTGTTTTTCCTTGCATATATGCATTGAATAACATCCACTGTGCAAGGGTTGACTTACCTGTCCCTGAGAATCCGGAAATTGTTACATATTCATGAGCCTGAATTCCGGAAGTAAGGAAGTCAAAGTCAGGAATTCCCATGAAGATTCCATCAACAATATCATCCCCTGATTCATAGGATAGAATTCTCTTATCCATATCGGAGAACTTACTAAGCTGTGTTACAGGAACAATCTGTGCAAGTTCCCTAGATTTTTCTAGGAATAGGGCATCAATATTACCCACTAATTCCTTATCATCTACAGCTTCAGCAAGGTCCCAAATAGCCTGCATTGCATATCGTCTTTTAACTACCTTTAGAAATTCATCCTTAAGATATTGCAATGTGTCCTGTTCAGTTTCAAACAGGTGTTCAGGGAAGGCCTCCTTAACAACTTCTAGGGACGGGGAAGTTTTGTACTTCCTGAAGTGGTCCGTCATGAAGTTAAAGATTGCTACATTTTCCTCGTCAGCAAAATGAGTCTCTGAAATTCCGTCCAAAAGTAGGGACTCAACATTACTTCGTTGGGCAGTAGCGTTTATCAGTTTTCGTTCAAAGTCCAACTAACCTCCATCTGTAGAAGAGGGAACATCATAGCATGACCCTGTACTCCCACTTCTGAGGAACCTGTAAGGGCTTTGTTAAGAAATGCAACTGCGCTATATATAATAAGTATTAATAAAGAATATAATTAGAAGATAATAAATAAGTTATAATCATCATATTCTATTTTAAAGAAATACTTATAAGGAGAGTAGTAATAGATAAATTTATTCATATACTTCCTTGTATTACTACTTCTCCTCTATAGTACGGTGAAATTATAGCATCCTGACCCTACCCCTAGAAGTGTTTTTAGTTACAGGTGGGTAAGGATTCTGTAAGGGTACAATTTTATAGGTTATGGGAAAAATGGTGAACATTTCAGACGAGGAGCGGGAAGCCCGTCGTCAAAGAATGCTTGAATTACATAAACAGGGACGGGCTGGTGCCGAGTATGGAAAAATGGGCGGCCGTCCTAAAAAGCCTCGGGCTTCTGAACATGTAGCCGAGCAGGTACGGGAAGATGCCGATCTATTCTACCAGAGGATGAGGGATATTGTCCTAGAAGGTGGGGAGAAGGTTGCGTCGGCCACATTCAATACGCTAATGAGGATTGAGGAGCAGGAGCGTAAAATTACAGTGGAAGAAGAGGAAAAGATTGACCAACTTAGAAGAGAAGAACTCCTTGCCCTCGTCGCAGACCAACTCGGGGAACTCAGGGACTCCGGAGTCATCCGAATTGGAGATGCTGAAGTCGTTAGGGACGAAGGACCTTCAGAGATTAGCGAAGAATCTAGCGGAACTTAAAAAGCAATCTGCGGTCAAGGGACCACAGACCGACGATGAACTTCACGCCTGGATTTTAAAACATCTTAAAATGAACATCCCTAGGGTGGCTGTTTGCGACGGCCATCAGGCGCCGTTCAGTTTTATTGCCGATCTATATTTTGAGAGGGTCACGGCTGCCGTTGCCATGGCTAATCGTGGTGGATCAAAGACCGCTAGCTCAGCCATCCTTCACCTTCTAAACTCCCTGTTCAAGCCAGGGTGTGAGTCCCTTACTGTGGGTGCCATTGAGGCCCAGTCAAAGAGGGCCTATGAGAACCTCAAGAAGTTCCTTATTGTCCACGGAGGAGAGGGTGTATATGAACCAAAGGACCATCCTAAAATTGTTAGGACTATTGAATCAGAGACAAGGTTCGATAATGGCTCCCTGGTGGAGATTGTCCCAGGAACAATGTCCGCCGTGTCAGGACCCCACAATCAAAAGGTCCATGCCGACGAGCAGGACCAGATGCCACCCGACGTATGGCAGCAGTCAAGACATATATCCCAGTCCAAAACAATAACCAATGAGGACGGAAGTGAGACTGTAATCAAGGCGCAGGACTGGGTTACCTCAACACGTCAGCGCCCCTTTGGACCCATGCAGAAGCTTGTTGATGAAATTAATGAGGCTAAAAAGCAGGGGTTCAAGCCACCGTGGGAGCTATACACATGGTGTGTGTATGAGACAACAAAGAATCAGCCTGGATGCAGGGAGGCACCGGAGAATAAGGACAAGCCTGAGGAAGAGCTTTGCAACTGCAATATGGTGGTGAAGGGAAAGTGGGAGGACGGACGCCCAAGAAGATTCAATGAGGTATGCAAGGGGAAGCTCTTTAAGAGTCAAGGCTTTGTTGACCTGGACAACACCCACAAGAGATTCCAGTCCTCTGATCAGGAGGAGTGGGAGGCTCAGCAGGAATGTTCCAAGCCGGAAACCGGGGGAATGGTATTCAAGTCATGGGATTTGGAACGCTATGGAATCAAGTGGTACGCCCCTACTCCTGACCTTGGGACAATTGTAATGGGCATCGACTATGGAGGCGGAACCACTCCGTCAGCCGTGAACTGGTATCAAATCCTGGCCCAGGACACAATGGTCTATGGAAAGAACCAGACAAGAAGCGAAGGCCCAATGAAGCTTCTCAAGGCTGGAACAAGGGTGTGTTTTGATGAAATATACCGTGCTGAAACTGGTAATATTGAAATTGCAGAGTTGATTAAGGCTAAGGAAGCCAATTATGTAGCAAAATATGGACCACAATGGAAGGTTCGATGGAGATTTGACGACCCCGCCGTTGCGGCAGCCAGAAGGGACTTCATTAGAATGGGTCTAAGATGTATGTTTATATGCACAAGGGATATCATTGAGCAGATCAAGACATGCAATGCCATCCTAAAGGACGATCTATTCGCCGTTGATATTGAAGCAGTAAAGATGTTTCCGATTGAGGCCGAGGCATATCACTACCCATCAAAGAAGATGGGATTCGAATATGAGATGGAAAAGCCGGTGGATGACTTCAACCACACCATGTCAAACTTCAGATATACCATGGAAAACCTTAAAGTATTGGAAAAGAAGGGGTCAATCACAGCAAGCGGTCCAAGGACTGACGGTAATATTCATGAAACGGTGTGGAAATCACCGATAAAGTCGTCTGCCAAAAGATATATGCCGAGATAATATATGACTATAGATTCATCTGAATTCAATAGAATTGCAAAATTTGCTGATTCCAATGGAAACGGTAGCGTTGAAGATCGTCTAAAGAAGAGACTGGCACAGGACAGACGGCCTACTACTAGATCGGCATCGGACCAGTGGGTTAACTGGAATTCAATGTCTGACCTTCTTGGTCAGCCATTTGATATGACCAAGATTTCCCTTAGCAAGCTGGAACAGATGCAAAGGGACCCTATCTTATCGTTCGGACTGATGTTTATCAAGGTGCCACTCGTTAGAGCGCCATGGTATATCAGATGCACCGATGCAAAACGGGCGGCATTCGTTGACAACTGTTTGAGGAGAATTTATGGACGACTCATTTTGGCGTACACCAACTGCTTTTCCTTTGGCTACTCTGCCATGGTCAAGAGATTTGAATATGAAAATCCAGACTGGACTTATGTGGACAGGGACAATCCAGATCAGCCAGAGCTACCAGTATGGGACAGCAAGAGTGTTGATGCCCTAGTTTGGAAGCCCTTCCTGGCACTTAATCCGCGCTTTGTTACCCCGCATTGGAGCGCCAAGGGTGACTTCAACGGCATTGACTTTGCACCTAACTCAGGTATAGGTGCCTTTGGTACATCAGGACAGCCCCTCCGGGAGTTCGGAGGAAACTCCTCAAGTAAGGTGGCCGATGTTCCTCTTGACTGGGCATTGTGGGCAACCAATGAAAAGGACTCAGTATATGGCTCCCTATGGGGATACCCACGCCTAGGCTATGCCTACAGATATTGGTGGAGCTATTGGTACAAGTTCGGTCTAGCTGACCGAGCCTTTGAGCGTTGGGCCGATCCTCCAATGGTTGTATACCATCCTGGGGAAACAGCATTTGACGCCGATGGAAATCCTGTTGACTATGCACCGGAGGCATTGGCCTTCGCTGAACAAATGCGTTCAGGTGCCAACGGTTCCCTTCCATCTGATCCCCACACAAATATGGCGGACGATAGGATCACAACCCAGAAGAAGTGGGAGATTCAACAGTTGGAGAGCAAGGCCAACTTCGATGCCTTGGACACAACATTCAAGTACCTCGACGTTCTAAAGCTACGATCAATGATGGTTCCGGAACAGTCCCTTGTTGAGGGACAGGGCGGACAGTCATCCAGAAATGTTGCCGAGCAGTTTGGCGACATATTCCAGGAGTCCCAGGCTATCGTAATGGAGGAGATTGACGATCTTATCAATCGCTATATGATCCCTCAGTTGCTAGAGGTTAACTTCGGCCCTGGTGGTCCCAAGGCTGAGAAGGTAACCACCGGATTTGACTCCCGTGATACTGAAACAATGCGTGCAATCATTGGGGCCATCGCCAACAAGAATGGTGGGGTTCCAGAGGTTGACGTTCGTGAAATGCTTGACCAGTTGGGTATCCCGCTGTTGTCATGGCAGGAAACACAGAGAAATCTTGAGAAGCTTGCCGAGCAGGAGCAGGCAGCCAATGAACATGAGCTTCAGAAGCTTAGGGAATCAGCGGCCCTTAAGGGACACAAGGTTGATCCGGCAGCCCAGAATTCAGGTATGCCAACTAAGCCAAAGCAAAGGGACGCAAAGTTTGGGGAGGCTGGAATCGATGAACAAGGCAGATATTATAACGACAGGGAAAGAATTATAATTGTTAACAATGAAACCTCAGAAGAGGACAAAGAAACTGCTAAAATGACTAAGGCAGTTTTGTCTGAAGTTGAGGAGATTAAGAAAAGTCTTAAGCCACAGGAACCACCTGTTGTTAATGTGGAAGTAAAGGCCTCGGAGACTCCATCTAAAAAGATAAGAAAAACAGTTGTTAGGGATGACGATGGAAACATTACACATGTAGATGAGGAGGAAGTACCAGATGAGCAAGCATAAGCATGAATGGCTTACACAATTTTATTCATTTGATCCAATTGAGCATGATGAACCATATGAGGTTCAATATTGTGCCGACCGCGAGTGCGGTGAAAGACGCACGGTTACAATGAGCGACAGTCTTATTGAGGAAGTGCGTGCATTTGAGGAGTACCCATCAGAAGACATTCAAGGAGGTGAATAAGCACTATGAGATTTCCAAAGATTCTAAAGCCAGCTAGAAACATTGTCCACGCTGACAGTCTTGCGTTTGAAATGCGGGAGGAGATTTTTGACATTGAAGGTAAGAAAATCTTTGATTCGGAATTCTACTCACCAAATGCCCTTACAAACGACGGTCAGGCACACATGCTTAACGTCTGGGCAAGGGAACAGTCCAACCTAAACAAGTGGCTCTTCCTTCTAAACATGGCGGGAGGCTCAGCGCCAGTTAAGACTTCAACGTTGGCGACTATCACTGAGGCGGTAACCATCAACACAAACGGTTATGCCAGAACACAGATTTCTGCAACCGATTGGGGTTCACCGGCTCTAGACGTAGGTGATCAGCAGATTACAGCCACACAGAAGACATTCGGGGCATTCACAGGAAACGTTCCTGTATCCCACGTTGCCTTGGCGTCTGTTGCATCAACGTTTACTGGAACATTGTTCCTGTATGTGTCAACTGCATATCACACAGCCAACAACACATCAAGAACATTCGTATCAGGTGAGTCCTACCTTGTAACTCTAAGAGATAAGCAGACATAAAATGGCAGCACGATATTCGGCGGAAACGGGCGGAGACGTAGCTCTCTCTGCGGCAACCGCAAAAACAATTCTAAATGTTATCGCAGGTTCTAATGCCCTGCTCAGAATCGTTGAGCTTGCTGTGTCATTTGATGGAACATCATCTACCGCCACGCCGGTATTGGTTGAGCTTTGCTATTCAACCCAGGCTGGTAACGGTACAGGAAGTTCCTCTGTGACTATCGTGCAGACTGGTGGCGCAACAAGAACGGTTCAGGCAACATGTAACAAGAACTATTCAACTGAACCTACGACCCTTACAACTTGGAAAAGATGGAGGGTTCACCCACAGACAGGACTTGCAATGCAGTTTCCTCTAGGAAGAGAGCCAGAGGAAACTGTTACGGCAGACGGTTTGCTTCTTAGATTAACGGCTGCGGCGTCAGTAAATGCCCAGGCATATATAGAGTTTGAGGAGGGATAAAATGTACTCATTGGTATGGAATGAAGCTGATCCATCATCAGATACAGCCCCAGAAAAACTATATAAGGCTAATTATGCAACCAAAAAGGAAGCAATGGAGCAAGCCAAGCATGATTATGAGGTGGTTGGCAAGAGAGTAGTAGGGGTAACCGATGATGATGATGTATTGGTTTGGAAGACAAAGGAATACTCCAAGAAGAAGAGGCTAGTAAGAACGGGTGCAGTAGAACATGCGTGGGCATTAGAAGAGTAGGGAGGTTGAAAAATGACGTTCCCTACGATTCCAACTGCGGGGGCGTCTCGCGTACTCTTCACAAATGCGGTAGGCGCATCTGGTACACGTACCTTCCCGAACCTATCATCTCTGACTAAAAACTCAGGCGATCTTTTGATCGCCATTGTTGCAGCCTACCAGTCATCAGCCACAGCCAATACGGTGTGGTCGGCGTGGGGCGGAAGCTTCACGGAGTTTGGTGACTTCTCTACCACAACTACTGTGGCAATTGGCTGTGCCTATAAATGGAGTACCGGCTCCGAGACTGGTACATTTACTGTGACGGAGGCGGCAACCGTCACTGGTGGTGCCTCAATGTGTCTAATGTCTATCCCTGGGGCGCACGCCTCAACTCCTCCGGAAGCAGGAAGTTATGCCACAAGCGCCGCCGGTACAGCTAACCCGGCTTCATTTGACCCTGCCGGATGGGCCTCTGAGGATACCCTTTGGATAGCAGTTGCGGCTTCAGGTGAAACAAGCGCCACTGGCTCATGGACAGGAGTTACGTCCGCCCCAACAAACTATGGTAGTTATGCGGATGCCGCAACGGCGGACACAAGCACAATTGGGGAAATTGAAATTGCCGTGGCATTTAGACAACTTAATGCATCCTCAGAAGATGTTGGTGCATTCACAATGGATACATCTAACGCCAGAGATGCAGCGATAACAATTGCTGTTCGTCCTGCGCCTGATCCTCCCATCCTTGCGGCCTTTGCGAATACAAAGGTAATTGATGCCCAGTCCGTAGCAATGGGAGCATTTTTCTAAATGCCAGTTTTCGGTAGAGGATTTCCTTCTAAGCCAAGACCCTTTGGTGTTATTGCCGCGCCTGCATTTGCGGGTGAAATTGACACCCTTGATAATACCGGGACTGCATCCCAAACAATAACTACCGCTGAGGCCCAGGGTGTAAATCAGTCTGGTTCCGCAACAACAGCCCTTGCCGCCGAGGTAACAAGGGAACCGAATAAGGATAACCAGGGGACGGCATCCCAGAACTTTGCCCTTGACGCAACTGCGGATACGGATTCCAACAGTGCATCTGATACACAGACACTAACCGATCTGTATGGGGACACAGTTAATAACTCCGGTTCCTCAACCAACGCCCTTACGGCTGAGGCAACAAGGGAGACAGTATCCAACTCTGCGACAGCATCCCAGACATTGGTCGAGTCTGTTGCGGAGTCGCTACCTCCTGGCTCCCCATACACATTTACTCCCCTCCTTGATGAATTTAATCGTTCTGTAACAGATGGCGCAGGAACATCTGATTCCGGATTTGTTTATACAATCGGGGGAACAGCAGCCAATGTAGATATTACAGGCGGCAGCCTGGTATTCTCGAATGCTGGTGCCCCAACAGCTACTTCAATCGGAGGAGCCATTGGTGGAGTAGGAAACCTAAGCGCCCTTTATAGATTCAAGATCACTTATACTCAGCCACCATCAAATGTTCTTAGACTATGGTTCTATTTTAGGAGCAATGGAACAACTGTTTATAGAATGATGAACGAATTGGGCGGAAGTCCACCTAATTATAGATTAACTAACAGCATAGTGGACATAACTCAGACTAACTTGGCCGGGGATGCTGGATATACAATCATAGGCCCTCCAATTCCGGATCAATGGTTCTGGTGCAGAATAGTAGTAGAGAATAATAATTTTGCATATAAGGTATGGCTAGATGGAACTACAGAACCAACCTCATTCAACTCATCATTTACGGATTCACTGTATCCACCAAGCACAACTGCCGATCAGTTTGCCCTTTTGGCAAGCAGTCACCACGCCAATGATTCCGGAGCAAAGATGTATGTTGACAGTGTGAATGTCACATATACTCCTTCGCCGCCGAAATCAACACAAGTTATAACACAGTATGATTATGAAATAGTTACCAACCAAGGTGGTACCTCTGGGGCATACGGTGGAGGGGCATACGGTGGGGGACCATATGGAATGGGTGATGGTCAGTCAATTGTTGAGAAAATTGCTGAAACAGTTTCTAATTCCGCAACAGCAACAATCGCAATTGATGAAACCATTATTACACCAAGTGTTAACGATGTTCTCACAAACACTGGAACAGCAAGTCAGACACTCAGCACAGAGCGAACATCGGAAAGTGACAATCAGAGTGGTACTGGAACCCAGACATTCTCCGAGGCTACAGCCGAAACAATCAGTAACTCTGCAACCGCAACAACCAGAATCACTGAGTCACAATCCGAGCTTGAGTCTAACCAGGGAACAGGTTCACAAAATACTACAGAGGCAATTGCTGAGACAGTCAGCAATAGCGCAACAGCAACACAGACTCTTACAACTGAGCGTTCCACAGAAACAGAATCCAACACTGGCGTTGGCTCCCAGACGTTTGCAGAGGCTACAGCAGAAACAGTAAGCAATTCTGCGACTGCTACAACACGAATCACAGATGCGCCAGCGGAAACAGAATCTAACACTGGTACTGGATCGCAAACAATTACGGATGCAACTGCCGAGACAGTAAGCAACCAGGGCACAGCAACTCATAGAATTACGGAGCTTGAACCTGAACCAGCAATGACAAACGTGGGCACAGGCTCACAGAATCTGTCTGAGGCAATCGCTGAAACTGACAGCAACAGTGCAACTGCAACAATTCTAATCTCTGATTTCCAGTCTGAGACTGAGGCCAACACCGGAACAGGCGCTCCAACAATTGTTGAGAAGACTGCGGAGACTATAAGTAACAGTGCAACGGCGACAATCAGAACCGTTGAGACTGAGACTGACTCTGATTCCAACACAGGCACAGGCACACCAGCAATTTCCGAGGCAACTGCGGAGACAGTTGACAATACCGGAACAGCAACGCTCAGAATTACGGACACAATTCCTGAGCCTAGCATGGTCAACGTTGGAACTGGAACGCAGTTCATCTCCGAGGCCACTGCGGAAACAACAAGCAATAGTGCCACATCAAGCCAGACTATTGCGGAGGCTCAGCCTGGTGACACAGTTGACAACACAGGAACAGGAACCCATTCCTTCTCCGAGGCAATTGCTGAATCCGTAACTAACACATCCGCCTCAAGCCAGACAATGGCTGAGGCAACTGCGGAAAGTGACAGCAACAGTGGGTCCGGAACACCAACAATTGAGGTTACCGATCTTGAGTCCCTATTGAACTCAGGGGTTACCGTTCCTTCAACGGCGGTTGAGGCCATCGCTGAAACCGATTTTGTTTCCCAGTTTGCACAACAGTATCTAGATGATTCCATCCACTTCACAGTGGTTCCATTTGGGGATATTTCAACTGGAACATGGACAGTGCCGCCACTCTATGAAAAGATTGATGAGTTGGCGGTGGCTACCGGATATCCAACTGAGACAATTAGGTCAGGAAACAATCCATCAAATGACAAGGCCATAATTCAATTGGCTCCTGCCTCCGATCCTGGTATTGATACTGAACATTATATTAATATTCAGTTTTATAAGGATGGGGATGAAACACTGGACTTTACTGTGAACCTAAAGGAGGGTTCAACCCTCATTGCAACACGTACATATACAAATGTAACCGAAACAGCAGCGTCACCAAAGGTGGAAAAGATAGCACTAACCACACTTGAGGCATCTGCTATAGTTGATTATTCAAATCTAAATGTCGAATTGATAGCTAATCAGACAAGTTAGGAGTTAGAATGGCTACCCTACCTACACCCGGAGGAGATATTAATACCTGGGGTGACGAATTAAATACATATCTATTGGTTTCCCATAATGCAGACGGGACACTAATCGCACCCGCCTCAGACAATTACAGCGTTGTGCCCTTCCTAGGACTTACCTTTTCGTCCGGGAGTGGTGCACTCAACGCTGACGGGGCCTCACTTCACGGTGGTCAGCTTGTTATAGCTGACGATTCGGTTTGGACTGTCGGGCTATACATGCGTACTGGCACCTGGACGTTCGAGACGATGTGTACCAAGCTGGCATCTACCGGAATCATAACTATCGCTATTGACGGAGTTACCGCAGGAACCATTGATACATACCAGACAGGATTCAACTACAATATGGTGCAGGCGGTTTCAGGGGTCGCCGTTGCCACCGCAGGCTTCAAGATTATCACCTACTCCAACCTAACGAAGAATGCCTCGTCGTCCCAGAAGCGTATCTTCCTAGAACAATTTGCCATCAGGAGGACGGGGGCATAAACAAACATGCCTAATATTTTTGTAGATCAACTCAACTTTGAGTTTGAGGAAAGCAATAGCTTTCATGACATACTGCTCAACAGTGGGGCTGGAACACCGTCTCTATCGGAGACGGTTGTTAGCATTGCCCATATTTATGTTGACATACTAAATCTTGAGATTCCGGTAAGTGCGGCCATTGCCGATGTGTGTACCAACACTGGCACAGGAACACACACATGCGACGAGGAAATTATTGGCACACCAATTCCGGAGCCGGAGCAGCCAGAGGTTGTTGTTGGGGGTGGAACCGGAGGCAGAATCCAGGTCATGGGTGGACGACCATGGTCCGAGGAGGATATATATGCAAGGTCCTCATCAATGCAACTCATTGGGGAGCAAATTCTGATTGGCGAGTTGGTTGAGGCTTATGCGTATAATGATTCCGACATTGATACCAAGATTAGACGACCAATCTACGCCAAGCCAAGAGCCGTGGAGATTCTATCCTTCTCACCTGTCAGTGAAAGAACCATTGTTATACCAAAGGAGCCAGTGGAGGAGCCAAAAATCAACTTGCGTCAAAAGGACGAGGAAGAACTGCTACTATTAGGTATAATATAGTTTCAAAACTACAACCAAAGGTGATGATTTGAGCGCAAACAAAGTTGCGGCCTGTATTATTACAGGGGACGCCTATGAGGAAGAGGAGATAAAGAAGCTTCTCAAGTCCTTGGAACCACATGTTGACGGAATTTTTGTTAACTACAACGGCACAAAGTCCAAACTAAACTGGCAGAAGTGGACAACACTTCCGATAGTCTACAAGAAATTTAAGTGGGAGGATAATTTCGGCCTGGCTAGGAACCAGAGCTTCTCCCTTGTTCCAAAGGATGAATTCGATTGGATGCTGTGGATTGATACCGACGATATTCTCGTTGGGGAACCCGGTGCCATGGATAAGATGCTTGACTCCCTGGATGATTATTCCCTAGGGGTCTTCCTAAAGTATGAGTATGCCGTTGACCCTGAGACAGGGGCCGTGGTTGTTGAACAGTGGCGGGAAAGAATTCTTTCTACCAAGATGGAATGGAACTGGGTCTATCCCATCCATGAGGTTTGCCGCTCCATCTCAAATATTCAGTACGCCAAGCGGGAGGAACTCCACATCAGACACCAGAGGGTATCTGGTGAAACAAGGGGTGCCAGGGACCGCAATAAAAAGATTATTATGAAGGCCGCCCAGGAGAATCCTGAGGAGCCACGTTATCAGTTTTATTTGGCCGGGGAAACATTGGCTGAGGCTGATGGGGAGCAGGACCCACAGAGAAAGGCCGCACTAATTGATGCAGCCATTGGTGCCTATGAGGCATACAGGGGCATGGTACATGAATTAACGGATGATGTTTATTTGGCTACGGCACGCATGGCTGACCTATTTAGAATGAAGGGGGATCATGCTAATGCATTGGAGGCTGACCTGGAATGCATTGCCATCTATCCTGAATGGCCTGATGGATATGTAGGGGCAGCCAAGTCCTGCATGGAGCTAGGGGATTGGCCGCGCATGAAGGCCTTTGCCTCAATGGCAGTTAAATGTCCTAAGCCATCCACCGCCGCATCAATTGAGCCACAGCTATCAGGGTTCACGCCCATGCTTCTACGGGCCATGGCTAATGATGAGCTAGGTGATATGGACAATGCCCTCAAGGATTACAAGGCAGCCAGAAAGATTTGGCGTCCCTCAGGGGAGTCCGGTGAAACATTAGACGACAAGATCAAGACATTGGAAAACTTCGACAAGACAAAGGATGTGGATGATGCCTGGACAGCACGAAAGAAACTCAGAGGAACCAAGCCGGAAAAATCTATTGCATTCTACACACAGCCCATTCCTGAAGTCTGGAACCCAGAAACCTTCGCCAAAGGAGGACACGGAGGAGCAGAGACGTGCATTATTAAACTCGCCCCCTTCTTTGCAGCAGATGGCTGGCGCGTCGTTGTTTTCGGAACACCGGGTGATTATCGGGGGGTCCATGAAGGTATTGAATGGTGGGGTTCAGACGAATATCTGCCTGGGGAACAGTTTAATACCTTTGTATCAAGCAGATCGGTAATTCCATTTGATGGAACCCCGCTTGCTAAGGTCAAGTTGCTATGGATGCACGATGTTAACATTGGTAAGGAGGAGAAGGCGGTCCTCATGCGTCCGGACAAGGTGCTTGGTCTAACAAACTGGCACGCCAATCATCTTAGACATTTGTATGGTCTGCCAAAGAACAAGATAGCCGTCATGCCAAACGGCATAGACCTTACTAGATTTAACAAGGATGAATGGGATAAAAAAAATAAATTTAATTTTATCTACTCATCCTCACCCGACCGAGGGCTGGACACAATGCTGAGCCTGTGGCCGATCATCAGAACCAACTTCCCTGAGGCAAACCTGCATCTATTCTATGGGTGGGACATGATCGACAAGATCATTGCCATGCACAAGGGAAGGGGCGGCGGAATCGGTCAGCTTGAGGATTTCAGGGCAAAATGTGTCAATCAAATTCAACTTCTGGGAGGGGAGGAAGGTGGAATCATTGAGCATGGACGTGTCAATCAGAAGGAGCTAGCTAGACAGATGGCTAAGTGTTCCTTCTGGACATACCCAACCGACTTCATGGAAACCTTCTGTATCACGGCGCTAGAGATGCAAATGTCCGGCGTCATTCCCCTTACATCAAGCCTTGCGGCCCTGAATGAGACAGTCAATCCAAACGTCCCCAGGATATCCGGGTGGCCTAAGAACACAGGCTATCAGAAGGAGTTCCTCAGAATGCTTGGACTTATGTTGGGACAGGAGGAATGGCAGGAAAGTATACGGGAGGAGAACAGAGCCTACGCGGAACAATACTCCTGGGAGAATGTGTATGGAAAGTGGAATGACTTAATAAATTCCTTGCAATAACAATGATAATAACACTAATTCAGCAGGGAATTTGTGCTGTTACACTTCGTTTACTGTTATCCAACGTCCAGAAAGACAAGTGTACTAGGTGTGGAATTTTTCCAGAGAAACGAAGGAAACTCTCGCATACGTCCTGGGGGGACTGGGGTTTCTCCACGAATTGATAGTAGAGAACGCAGAGAGGCCGTTTTTGTTGACGGCCTCCTTGGCATTGATGGGATTCCCATTGGTCTTGAAGGGCGAGGATCGGCTGAGAAATGGGAATGGGAAGGAAGAGAAGAAATCATCTCCTCAGGAACCCAACAAGGACTAAAAATGTGTGCCCGCCTTCGAATTCTCTCGGCGTCATACGTTTCTATAATGCTGCTCGTCGGTATAATTTGGCAGGAGGTATTTAGATAAATGTCGAAGCGTAATTTTAACATTGCGGCCTATGCTGTGCTTGCCCTGGCACTGGTGGTTGGCGTCTGGGCAATGACTCAAAGATCATCCCACCAGCTTGTTGACAACATCAACGAGACTGTATCCGCATTGTGTGTTCGGAACATCGCCGCCCTCAAGAAGGAAAACAGACTCAGGGATGTTCAAATTGAAACAGTTAGTGACACCCGAGAACTAAACTTGCAGGAGGGTGACAAGAAGAGGGCTGAAATCAACAGAAAATATATCATTGCCCTCAAGAATGCTAAAAGACATATACCTACTATAGAAGAATGCAATCAAAAGCTGCTAAAGTAATAACAGAGAGAAGATGTTATGAAAGATGGTATCAGCACAGACAAAGAATAGGGTGGGTTACTTAACCTTAGCAATTGGTGTTGTTATAGGTCTGTTTCTTGCGTATCAAAACGATGCGGCCATCAGAAAAGTTAACAAAAAACAAACAATATTCATCATCAGACAGTGTGACAGGGAGAAGTTCAGAAACAAAATCGCAATCAATTTCCTAGAGAGGGACCACAAGAGGGTTGAAGGGGAACACTTTGATCCGGCTGTGAAGGCTGCATATCTCTCGGTTATCAACAAACAAATTATGAGACTAAACCACATACCACCATGTAAGTTGCCATAATGAGCCTAGTTGACGTTTATACAAACAAGTTGATACTCCTCCCGGAGGAGTTTGTCTACACATCCTTGGATGAGGTTCCACTTGATGTATTGCCAGAGGGATATGAGGACGGGGACGACAGTCTACTTGAAAAGTATCAGCATGTAGGTGGTATTCCCCTAACTGATATGCAACGGGCGGAGCAGGCTCAAAGAAATGCCGATGCAAATTTGAGACTGATGTTGAACAAGAAGAACGTTGTTCCATTGCCACGTTCCCTCTACTACAAAACAATGATGATGCATGGGGATGATGTGTTGGCTTGCCAGCGTGCCCTTGCTGCCGCTGGAATAAGAAAGTGGGGTAACTTCACACGTTTCTTTGGTAAGGGTATGCAGAAGAACGTAAGTGAATTCCAGGAAAAGAACCACATGAAGCGGGACGGGGTATACGATCTTGATGTACACAAGAAGCTAGCCAGATACTATGATCAGTACGGCACCTTCCTGATGAACAAGTCCAACAAGATTTACAACACGTCACCACGCGCCGTGATTGTATCCTATGCAACCTTTGGATACAACAACAGATACAAGATTCACTACACCCAGTCCGGACTCAGAATGTATGGTGTCCGTAATAAGATTCGTCCTCCAAAAATTCCTTTTTATGAGGATTGCTCATCATTCTCAACCTGGACATATTGGGGGGCAGGAGTTCCTGATCCAAACGGACTAGGATATAACGGTTGGGGATATACTGGTACACTAGTCCAGCATGGGAATAGAACAGGGACCCCACAGCCTGGGGACCTAGCATTTTATGGGAATGGGGCACCATATCATCATGTTGTTATATATATTGGAAACGGAAAATGTATCTCACACGGATCGGAAATTGGACCCGTCCTAAATAGTGTATACTATAGATCAGACTTCTCGCACTTCAGAACATACATAAAATAATGTCAGAAGACGAAGCAAGACATAATGTGGCACGTCTGGTCCAGGTAGATGAGGGACCTTTGGGCGCAGCCTGGACTTCATGGTACAGATATCAAGACAAGGCGGAACCCGATACCCCCAAGGCATATGCATTGGTGGCCCTTAAGAATGAGCTTGCCTACAGGGGATTCGGCAAGGGATTGGATACAACAACTCCATTCTTTGGGGCGGCTGCCAGGGATAGAACCAAGGAATTCCAGGCAAGTGTAGGACTGAAGGCGGACGGTGTTATCGGGCCAACAACAGCCCGCAGACTATTTAAGAAAAGAATTTGGGAGGAATCCCACAAGAGCGGCAATCCAGCCTTGCTATTGTGCAAGCAATTGAATCTGGAATCAGGTTTTGATCCAGCAGCCGTAGGGTATGTTGATCCAAGGGACAGAGGATTGGCGCAGATAAATTCCTACTGGCACCCGGAGGTATTGGATGAGGATGCATTTGATCCTGCCTATTCCATCCCCTGGGCCGCTGAGTATCTCTCTAATAATATTGAGGCGTTGAATGATAATGACGCCGCCCTCGCCGCCCACAACGTGGGTAGATTTTATGCGAGACAATGGCTTGAGGCCGGAAAACCAGCCTCAGGGTTATATACAGCCGAAGGTAAGGATTATGCGGCTATTATAACGAAGTACCTATCACTGCTAAAAAGCAGAGAATGTTAGAAAGGAGGACAAGTTGAAGAAACTATTATATGAAGCGGGACGAGCAGCCCTTAAGGCATTTGCTGTCACCTTTGTAACGTTTGCTGCTGGTCTAGTGTCAGCAACAAATCTAAAGGAGTTCTCGGCGCTAGCCGTAGCTGCTCTAGTTGCTTCGGGAGTTGCCGCACTTAAGGCAGTTCAGGTATTCATACCTAAGCTATCTTTCGCAGGGCTATTTCCAAGCCAGCCCATCATTGCATCATATCTGGACGCATTTGTCATTGCTGGACTCTCGGCATTTGTTGTTCTATTGCAGGGAATTTCAGACGCACCGGATTATGAAGCAGGTAAGGCTGTTGTAGTAGCTGCCTTTATTGGTGCCCTTCAGGCGGCATTTAGAGCCGTTGAAGGACTCGCAACTAAGGGTGAGTTCCCCGCTAGAAATGCTGGACTAAGCTAACAATCAACAGGGGGTCATGAATGTCATCTATACCGATAGATACCGATAAGAAAACAAGAGAAGTTGAAAATTTGTACAAGCATAAGTTCGACAATTTTGTCAAGATATTGGGTCCAGACTGGCCTCTGGATGACATTCATGCCCTGGTTGAAAGTGATGTTTATCACGGACAATTAGAAAAATTTTTGGAACAGGGCTGTCCAAAGGAGACGGCCGTTAAAATCCTCCTCTAACGAGGAGGTAGGTAGAAGCAGAATGGTATCCGTCCCCACCATTTTGCTCCCTTTCTAATGGGGCGGGTCGTTTCGGTGTGTCGGCCCGCCTCAACTTTATGCTATACTACTGGGCATGGACGGTATGGAAACCGCCACCATCTTGCCGATGTGTACCTTCTCAGGCAAGAGATTCTACCCGCTTGACCCGAACATCGATGATATTTCTATATTGGATATCGCTCATGGTCTGTCAAATGTGTGCAGATATGGTGGACAGTGTAAGGAATTTTATAGTGTTGCACAGCACTCCGTGATTTGTTCATGGGAGGCTCCATACCCATTAAAGAAATGGGCACTCATGCATGACGCCTCGGAGGCATACATAGGGGATATCATAGCACCGCTGAAGACAACGCCGCAGTATGAATCCTACCGACAGGTGGAGGAACATCTTATGGGTGCCATCTGCACCAAGTTTGGAATTCCCCTTGAAATGCCAGAGGAAGTGCATGAGATTGATCTTCTTGTAAGACACACTGAGATGAGGGACTTTGGTTCCATACCTCCTGATTATTATGAAGGGGAACCTGTGCTGAGCTATACCATCAACCCTCTTACTCCTGTGGAGTCAAAAATTTTATTTTTAAAGACCTTCGCTACCTTATACGGATATGATTCAGAAGCATGGAGGTATTTCGCTTGAAGATAGTTGTTTTTACACCCACATATAGACCAGGGGGATTGGATGTACTAGAGGCATCCCTAATGCGTCAGACATTCAAGGATTTTGTATGGGTTGTCAGTGACCAAAGATTTATTAATAGGTACCCAATCTGGGGTGAGATACAGAGCAGGGTTGACTTCCCTATCCAGTGGATGCAGAGGGAAATTCCTGAGGGAAATAAAAGAAATCTGTGCGCCATGTATAACAATGTGGCTGAGTTTGTCCTGGACAAAGGCTTTGACATGCTTGTATCCCTACAGGATTATATTTATCTGCATCCGGACGGGCTACAGAGATTCATTGACGCCAACAAATTGTTCCCGGACTCCCTGCTAACAGGGGTCACACATATCTCCCGCGATCCATACCCAAATAAAATTGTTGATCTAGAGGGTGACTACACAATCTTTAATGAACCCTTTACGTCCAGACCTAGGAGATTATCATGGGAGGATGTGCGGGTGTCACAGCTTTATGTATTGGGGGATGAAATCCTTCCAGTTGAGACAGGACACTGGGAGGCCAACTGGGCTGCCATTCCAAGAAAAATTCTTGAGGCGGGAGTCAGATGGGACGAGGAACTAGACAAGGGGATTGCCTATGAGAACATGGACTTTGCTCAGCAGGCAAAACTTAAGGGGTTCAATGTTGTCCTGGATAAATCAAACATTGCAATTTCCCTGCCCCACAAGGACTACTTCGAAGGAGAAAGGGAGGAAATTATAGAGTTCTCAAACAGGGACTACTATGAATCTAAATGGACGCAGTAGAAAAAAGAAAATGTACTTCTAAAACTTATAAGAAGGGCGAACAGTCCACGGAATGTGGCATGGATTTGTTGCTTATTATGACAACAGACGGCAAGGAAGGCCCATGGATTTGTCCTGACTGTGATTCCCTTGAACTTCTTCCAAAGAAAATGAGGGAGAGAATCCTTGAACAATAAAGTTGGAGTTCTAACTGTTGCATATAAGGCAGAGAGATTCATGGCTGCAAATATTAGGCAGTTTAGAAGTTTTGGCTTGCCACATTATGTTGTGTGTTCCGACCGTCCATGGCGTGGCGAAGGAAACAATGATATGACCATGGATATTGTTGAGGAGGAGGGAGCCAATTTAGTTTATATAAATAGTGGAGTGGATCATCAACAAAGAAACCATGGACTTGCACACATGAAAATGCAAGGAATAGAGTGGGCACTAGTTGTTGATACAGATGAATTCTGGGAAGAAAAAGAATTATATTTTTTATTAAAATCCTTGAAGGATGATGTGGATGTTGTCCGGGCACCAAATATGCACGTCTATTGGAAGACAATGGGGTTAAGAATTCAGCCCGATCCTCAGCCCGACAACCCGGTGGTGGCGATAAGAACCAACCAACAATTTAAATTTAGTCGCCTAACTGACGCAAGAAATGGGTGGACAACTGGCGCAGAGTTTCATCATTTTTCATTTGTAAGATCGGACGAGGAAATGAGACAAAAAATTTCTGGATCGGAACATAACCATGAGTGGATACCAGAATGGTATGAAAAAATCTGGACAGGATGGACGCTAGGTGACCCCAATCTTCACCCTGTTGTTCCTAGTCAATTTGCGGATGTGGTTTTCGATCCTGCCCCCAATGAAATCCTGGAATTATTTTATGAACCTAGTTAAAGTGTATACAGGCGGGACATTTGATCTGTTCCATACGGGCCACGTTAATTTTTTAAGGGAGGCAAGAAAGCTTGGGGACCACCTAGTTGTGGCGGTGAACGACGATGAATTTGTGGCGCAATTTAAAAGACAGCCCATCTGCACCTTCGAAGAAAGATTCGCCGTGCTTCAGTCCTGCAAATATGTTAACAGTGTGATAAGAAATATAGGAGGGGCCAACTCAGGTCTGACAATTGATAGAGTAAGACCACAGATCATTGCAATCGGGGACGATTGGAAGAACAGGGACTACCTGGGACAGCTTGGAATAGATCAGGCTTGGCTGGACTGGCGTAACATAAAAGTAGTTTACCTGCCCTACACAGGAGGCATCTCCACAACGGAAATAATTAGGAGGATCATTGATCAGACAAGCAATAGCAATTAGTCATCCCATTAAGGGTGATACAAGATGGCTTGGGGAGCTTCTCCCGACGCTTGACACAAAGTATCCAATCATCCTAACCAACCATTGGGGTTGGCAGATCGATGGAGTCAAGGAAACATTTGAGAAGACTGACTACGATGAAATATTTTTTCTCAATGAGACAATGATCGTCAAGGACAATAAGGTTTGGAGAATAATTTTTGAGGAGTTTAAGGGCCAGAGTGTAACCTGCGCCGATAAATTTCAAATGTATCTCGCCAAGTATCTAAGAAGTTATGTGAACAGGACGGATTTCCCTGAAGTAAAAAGCCGTTGGGAGGATATTGTTTATGGGGAGGATCAGTGGAACCATCAGTACATGACAATTGATCCCTATCATGTGAGACTGGACCCCATGGAGGATGTTAATCCTGACATTGAATCCAACTTTGAGTTTAAATTTGGCAGAAGAAATATGATCATAGAAAATAAATATTTCAAGAAATGGAAGAGTGCATGGAATATAAATATGCTAGTGAGGTAGCCGCCGAGCTAAAAACTCAGTTGGAAAGTGGGAAGGAGGAAATTAAATTCGCCTCTCAACATCAGACAGATATTGAGGCATGGAGTTATTTTCTTCGCAAGTATGTTCCCAGGGCAATCATAGAATTGGGGACAGGTGATGGAACATTTTCCGAGTGGCTCAGCACAAATGTTGAGTGGTTCAGAACATTTGATATTGGGGAACCATTAAATAAAATTGAGGGATTTAAAAAAATAAATATTTTTGATAATAAAAAAATAATTGAGCATACCATACAGGACTCGCCCTTCCCGCTTGTTCTCTTCTGTGACAACGGGGACAAGCCCAGGGAGGTTGAATTATTCTCCCCGTTTCTTGGACCACATGATTTTCTTGCGGTGCATGACTATCAGATAGAAATTAGTGGAAAGGATGTGCCCAGGGAATTTGATTTAATATACAACTACGGTCTGACTGCATTCTTTCAAATGAATAAACAATTTATTGGATGAGAAGATTTGTAGGATACCTAGTGTTTCTTTATATAGTGAGACAAATCACAAAGGATATGAAAATATGAAATGGGTAAAGTTAGTAGCTAAACGAAATCCTCATGTCATAGGGGATGGATACGAACTATCTTGGGTTTGGTATGTTTATATAACAAGTGAACCTTATATTGGGGCCAATGAAGGCGGAGATGAAGAAATTAAGGCGCATGGCTATGCAAAAACAAAGGAAGAGGCGATAGAAAAATCCACGCACTTCGGCAATCTACAAAAGAAAATGATAGATAAAGAAATTGAGTTAGAAAAGAAAACATGGATTAAATATCTATGATTCCACCAACCTCACAGAATCCACCGGAGTTTGCTGAACTTCTGGAACTATATAAATTTAGAAAGCCCAAAAATGTGTTGGAGATTGGGACGCATGAGGGTGGAACATTATTTTATTGGGCGAAATATGCACAGCCTGACACAAAGATCGCCAGCATTGATGTACAGCGTATAAATTCTGAGCATTATAATTCTTGGAAGACTTATCATGATACGGAAATCATTTATAGAACGGCTCCAAGCCAGGATTATGAATCATGGAAGTGGGCCGCACAAAATTTTGTGGCCCTTGATTGGCTGTTCATTGATGGAGGACACTCATACGATGAGGTATCCAAGGATTTTTATCTGTACTCAAGATTAATGTCCGACAATTCCATCATTGCATTCCATGATATTCTTTCATACTATCCATTCAATTCAGAAGTAAGTATTTTCTGGGATGAAATAAAAAATAAATATAATTTTTCTGAGATAATTTATCCTCACAATGATTGGGAAAGGGGACCAGGAATAGGGGTGATATATCTTGACAGCACAGAGCGGATTTTCTAATGGAGATGTAAGAGTTGTTGTTGAACCCACACTTGAACAGGGTGTTTGGAGCTGGAAGATTGAAACATTTCATCTTTCTGATTCCAATGCATACTGGAAGGAAATAAGTGTTTATCCTGTTAGGGCCTGGGGTTTCGCCAAATCAGAGGATGAAGCCCATGAAGCAGGTCAAAAAGCAGTTGAGGAATACTATAAGGGATTGAGAACCAAGAAGTGGTTCAAGAAATATCTCAAGCAAAACACATCAATAAAAAATTATTCCAAGAAGGATTATGTGACTGAATGGACGGAAAATGAGCAAAATTAGAATTGTGGTTGAGCCTGTGATCGGTCGTCCAGTAGAGGGAAAGACACAAAATTTTTATTGGAAACTAGAAGAAGTTCAACAAAATAAATTTTGGGGTCTGGTTGATAACTGGGAAGAATATACTGTATTTGGAGATTATCGATGCTTTCTTGGATATTGTGAAACCATGGAGGAAGCAAAGGAATTGGCGCATGAGGCATTCAAGGAATATTGCAGGCAAAGAAAAAGCAAGCGGGACAATAATGAATATATTCGCTTGAATACCTACGTTGAGGAGATGGAATGTCCAGACTTGAAGTAATCACAGGACCAATGTTCTCAGGTAAAACTGAGGAGTTATTGCGGCGCTTGAGGCGAGAAGAAATCGCTGGCAAAACTGTCAAGCTTGTGCGACCAGCAATTGATACAAGATATGAGTGGGGATATGTCACCTCACATAATGGAAGTAAGCTTGAGGCTGATGATTTAGAAAATTCATATGCATTGTGGGAGACAGCATTCGCTGAAGATATAAATGTTGTTGGAGTTGATGAGGCACAATTTTTTGATGAATTAATAATTGAATATATTGGTGCCTGTTTGGAAAATAATAAAAAAGTAATTATTTGTGGTTTAGACAAGGATTTTGCAACGCAGGATTTTGGCTCAATTCCTCGTCTGATGGTTCTTGCTGATCGCGTGGACAAACTTACTGCCGTCTGCAATAAATGTGGGGCAGATGATGCCTCATTTACACAAAGACTTGTTGATGGAAAACCAGCGGCCTTTGATGGGCCGACAATTCTAGTTGGAGGAACAGAAACTTATGAAGCCAGATGCCGAGATTGTTTCCAGGCGGGGTGAATGGAATCTCCCTAGAAACTTTAAGCCCAATTTAATCGTTGATCTGGGGGTGAGAACAAAATTCTCCTCATTTCAGTTCGCCATGATGTTTCCTGAGGCCAAAATTCTCTCATTTGAAAGTGATAGGTCAAATTTTCTGATGGATAAAAGTTTGTTAGCTTATCATGATAACATCTGCTACAAATACTTCGATTTGGGGTATTTTGACCTTGACACCCTAATATTCAACAATATTGCCGAAACGGCCAAAATAGATTTTATTAAAATTGACGTTAGGGGAAAAGAAAAAAATATTTTCAAGAATGGCGGAAGATGGCCGAAAAACACAAAATATCTCAAGGCAAAGATTGTTGATTACGATTATAAGGAGGCAAAGGAAGATTTGCGTAAGCTAGGATTTACTCCATATGCCATATTTGCCGATGGAAACTTTTATGTTTTAGGGGAAAATAATGAAGCTTAGCGTGGTCGTGCCTCACATGTATGGATTGAAGGATGTTGATTTCATGCTTAAAAAGTGCGTGAACTCCCTTGTGGGCCATGATGAATTAATTATTGTAGCCAATGACGGCTTGGGATACGGTGCCTCAGTTAATTTAGGCATGAGACTTGCATCCGGGGATCATATTATTGTGGCAAATAATGATACATGGCTTACAAATGGCACATTGCGGGATTTGGCAATTAATAATGCCATCACTACGCCCAGGGTGATTCCTGATCCACGGGATACCCTTCCACGGTCATTCTTCTGCGTCCCTAGAATCATTTATGAGGACATATATGAGAAATATGGGGATTTCTTCGATGAGAGGTTTGAAGGCGGATATTGGGAGGACGATGATCTACATGACCGCCTATGGGAAAGTGAAATAGCCATGGCGCACATTGAGACTGTCGTTGTCCATCATTTAAATGGTGGTGGACTCACCATGAAACAAATCGGGGAGCAGGAGCATTTTGACAAGAATATGAAGGTGTACTTTGAAAAGAGAGGGACCGGAGTTTAATCCAGTCCCTCTCTGCGATAGTGATCCTCGGCTATCCCAAAATCCTTTTTAATTCTCTTCATATCCTTACCTAAAATTCTGCCACAGGCTACGGCGGCTCCAAAATATTGTTGAGCCGCAACTTCCTTTCCTGTTAGCTTGGACTTTGCGAATCTAAGGACATAATCCTTATAGAACCGTCTTATTTCCTCTTCTGCTCTCATCTTACTCTTGTGCTTCCGGTAATGTTTCGCATATGAGTTGAAACTGCGCTCCCCCACTCATACTCGCACCCCTGGCAGTATCCATAGAATTCGAATGGGTTATTAGCACTGGGCCATCTTCCGTCAATAAAACGGACAAAATAATTGATAGCCTGTATCCAGGATTTGAATTCAGGAGTTCTCCAAGCTCTGTTGCAAGCTCCGAGTCCCCAAACGTTTTTTGGATTGCTGCTGCAAGATGCTGCTCCAAAACTCGATTCCTTTCCTGCAACTGCAACAACGAAAGTGGGGTTGATCTTGTATTTTCTGGACTGATTGACAATTATTTTACCTGTCCCTCTCATCGGTGTTGATTGTAGATATCTATTGATCTTCTTGATTTCCGCCTTACTTGAGGCGGTTGCCGATCTAGCAAATGAAAATAATAATACAACACACAAAATAATAAAAATAAAAATTCTATTTTTTCTTTTAATTAAAATAAGAGCCCTCCTTTTTAGCTTACAAATTGCCGGCCAGTTTCTTCCTCTTTTTCTCTTCCCTAGCCAGTCTCATTGCCTCCGCCCTTGCGGCACTTGCCTTCTTTTTATCATCAGCAAGCTGCCGTTTTCTGACGGCGACGTGTTTTTCAACATGGGTTTTGGAGTCCATCATTGCAATGTATGTGTCGCAAATCTTGCAACAGATTGTCCCTCCCATGATTGGACCCAATAGCTTATCCGTATTCCACTGATCAAGTGGAAGCCACCTAAAGGCATCATAGTCCTTTCTTGTTGGCTTTTTCATTATAGTATTATAGCATTTCTTTATACGCTCATTTTCTAAGGCCGCCTGCGCTCAAACAAACCCCTAGTGACGCCCTTACCGCCCATGTGTTTTGCATGGCCGCAGACAAGCGCCTATAGCCGCACAGAGGCACTCTAGAGGGTGCCGTAACCCCTCTTTTCGCCCTATTCTTATGCCCATTGTGAATAGTTTGGGCCATTGTTATCGCCCAAATAAATGCCTCCAAATCGTTCTCCCGCAGCCGCAATAATGGATTTGTACTGGGATGATGTTAGAGTTCTGGCAAGGGGATTGTATGATGAGGCATCATATATTCCACAAACCATTGTTAGCTTTCTAACCCCACAATCCTCCCTGGCGTGATATGCCATTTGCTTACATAGTTCAACGTCCGGTATACCGATCCAATCCGGCACTGGGTCGTTGAGGAAAAATTCAAGCTGGAATACATGGCGGCTCAGCGCCGACCAATCAATTCCATCCATCCATCCCAATGTTGGGATTCCCAAAATAACATCGGTTCCCAATGTGTCGTCAATCATTTGCGCCAGGATGTTAGGCTTCAATCCCTCAAACACAATGCTCTCAAGATTCAATCCGCCTGTCTTAAGAGGATTCTGCTTGAATTTATTGAGTAGGTCCTGGACCATTGGATATGTGTGGCAGTGCTGCCAATCAACTGTTTTAAGACCGACATTTGTGGCCCTAGTCTTATATGGTGCCCAGGTGCTTTGGGGATCATTTGGATCAATTCCATTTACGTCGCACATAGCTGAGCCGAAATATTTAACTTGTTCCTCCTGATATTCGACTCCACCCCTAGGGTTGTGCAACATTACCGTTGGCTTATCCCAAATGCCAAAATTTGTGCTAGGGGGTAGGGTTAAAGGGTGGGCACGTATTTCCTCCACTACACCCTTTGCAAAATCAGACGCAGGAAGGGGCTTTTTAACTCCCTTTTGTTCGCTTTCAATCTTTCCTGCATCAATTGGATACTTGGCCTTAAACTGTGGAAATACAGTATTGATCCAGTATCCACTTTGAAGCATTCTGTGAATTCCTGTTGGGGTTGCCATTCTTAATCCTTTCTGAATTGTTTAGTAATTCTGAATGGATTTTAGCACAAAAAAATAGCGGCCCCAGGAGTATTAGTCCCAGGGCCGCTAATGTTATTTAGATTGTGTCGGCATCCCTATGGAATTTAATGGTTGAGGCGGCAATACTCGCCACTTCTGACCATTGAATACCTTCCATGAACATATTTTCAAAGGATCGCCATTCATCCTCTGAGAGGGAGTAGAAATCAATTCCCTCCGCTTTGAAAATATCCTCAAAGTCCAGATTACTGAATCTAATCTGCCGAGCAATTGCCTCTTCCCTTACTGTCATGCGGGAATCTTCTTTAGTTTTAGATCGAAACTAGAAGCCTGTGCATTTAGACTTGTTAGGGCCTCATTCTGCCAATCTTCATCTTGGAGTGGAGCATCATGGCATGTTTGTGCTGATTCAAGAAAGTCAATATCAACACCATCCCAAAATGCATCAACTTCAGGTGCCCATCCCATCAATTCCACAATTGAGCCCTCATAATCTCCAATAATCATTTCTCCTTCTTCGTCCGCATAATCCACAATTTTTAGGTCGAGGATATTCTTCATAGGGCCACCAATGGCACAATGATTGCCTTTTCCATCAGAATAGGCACAAACTTGTCCTACTCCAATCACTCTTTCCTTCATGCACTTAGTTGCCCCTGGTCGGGCAAGCCAATCAAAGATTAGTTCGTATGCCTCCTGATTATTCATCTGCCTCTCCTTCCCTAGAAAATTCAAGGGGATGATCAATTTTGTCAAAAGAATATCTCTTGATTTTGTTTGAGAACATTCCCCCTTTCCTTACTTCCATGCCAATGAGCGTGCTTTTTAATGGCTCAAGGGTGACATTTTCCAGATGACGGACAAATCCGTCATATCTGAATCTTGCCTTAAGCGTAGGTAGCTGCTCCACTTAGTCTCTCCTTTACTTCCCAGAAATACTCATCCGGGCGATCCCATTTGAATGCAACGTGATGCCTATTCCCATTGAATAGACGGTTATCATTTCGGGTGTATCCGTCCATCTGGGAGCCTCGATAATATGAACCCATACATCGCTCCCACATGAAGGATTTAGTGTCGTTCTCATAGGCGGATAGAATGGAATTATCCATCGCCCATTCCCAGGCTTCCGCCTCACTTTTTAAAACCCCGTTGGTGAAATACCACCTTTTGTTTTGCATAGGCGGACGGCCCTGCGTATGGCCGCGTGCAAAGTGCCCTAGCTCATGCATATTCACCATGTATCGTGACTGTAGATTTGAATAGGAATTTGTGATTTCTCGGGAGAGCTTAGGCCCTTCCACATATCCAAATTCAACATACATCATTCCGGGGGTATCAATTCCCGGCTGATCCAATCTACAACCTAGGGTTTCCGCCAGAAATGAAAGATGCTCCTGTAGCTCAGTTTTCATTCCCATTAGAAGTTTCTGATTCTCATGTAGAACACACCATCTGTTTCATTTCCGCCAATCCGAGAAACACCGTCAATTTCCTCCCCATTTCCATAGAGAACCTCCTTGACGAATTCCTCAATATCATCCTCATATCCATCCTGATCATCATCATAGTAATCAGGCGGATTAACCAAATTACGCCAAGTATCCCCGAACATATTGCGAAGCTCAGGAATATTGACTTCGATTTCGTTTGCCATTTCCCTCTCAGCCCTAAACAACATTGTCTTAGGTGTTTCCATATTGAGATGCCTCCACTTCTACCAGGGTTTCCCTGACCTTTTCCCTGAGCCATTGAATGTCCTCGGAGTCAATCATGATATCCCCGAATTCAAGAATGGAAACCGATGTTCTCAGTGGATAGACCACCAGAATAGTGATCCACCATCTTCCATTCACGGACTCAGTGATATTGGATTGATTTTCCAGAATCAATTCAAGATCATCCAGCGTCAGACTTGTCCCATGAAATCCAACTAGGGACAGAAAAAGCCAGGCACTTTTTGGTGTATGAGAGTTATAGATATCCCGGAGGTCCTTAATGGTTCTAAGTTCCTCTATTTTATATGAGTTCTTCTCAAGAATGCTCAAGACCCTTTAGTTGCTCCTTTAGCTCGATTGCCTTTTGCTCATAGCTCCTGATAAGTCTACGAATTCTATTCCTATCAAGACGCTTGATTTCGAATTGCTGCACTACTACGCGAGGCAATACCCCTTCAAAGATTCGGTCAACATAGAAATCCTTCTTCCTAGTTTCCCCGAACATACCGCCGAATGAAATGCTGGCGGTTCTAATCCATGGGTAGGTTTCTAGCTCCTCAAATAATGCTTCCACTGCTGCATCATCTGCGATTTCCTCAACGACTAGTTTCAAGTAGATTTTAGAGATTTTGAACCTCCTTAGGCAAAGGGAATTTCCAGATCGTTATGGATATCGTCAGTGATAAGTACCATCATTGGCGTTACCCTAACTTCATCCGCACCCGCCGTAATATGAGCCAATACAACTACTGTCTCATCATTGAATCTGGCACGAATTGGCTGGACCTTCCCGGTATGATATAGGGAGTCAAAGATTTGAATTTGCTCCCATTCCTCTGCCGAAAATAGAGGGAACCTTTCCCTTAGTTCTGTATATCGTTCCTCTCTGGCAGAATCATCTGATTCGAAGTTGTATTCATTCGTTGCATATTCGAACGCATCTGAGATGTTGTCAAATGGGTTTGCACCGAAAGAATTAGCCCTAGCCTTGCGAACAATTGCGTCAAAGCTCTCATTGAAAAGCTCCTCATCTAGACACGATACAAACGCAATAAACCGATCCTTATTGTCGGATTCATAGAACTCACCAAGTGAATGAATCCCTTCAATAACAAACCCGTTTGGTAGTGTCCGCTCAATTTGTGAGCGAAATCTATCCTCCGTTTCTGATCGTCCAACGATTAGTAGAATTTTAGGTTCCAATTGTCTCCTTCCATTGTGCTACCTCCACCCGGTACCCCTGATATCCATAATAATTTGCGGCCCATTCCATATTAGTTTCCTCCGCAATTTGATGAACATCAGGAAGACCATAGGATTCGCCATCATCTGCATCTTTCGCCATCTCATCTGTGTCAAAAACCAAGATGATATTGACGATCATTTAATAGTCCTGTTCCCGGCGGGGAGTCTCATACCCATCACGATAACAAGTATCATAAGTGAGTTCAAGAACGGTTAGCTCCCACTTTCGTTCCAGGGTTTCCATTCCTACCTTACCGCCAAGAAAATGACGATAATATTTATCCAGCCGTGATTCCAGCCATTCCGATGTTACATCCTGTAGCGGATTCTTATGCTCCGTTTCCAGAAGCTTTTTGACGAATGTATTATATCCGTCATATACGCCAGCTTTTGCGGCCTTTTTAGTCTTGCCAAGGCATACAAACTCGGAATTATCCGTCTGTAGTACGGCCAGGAAATTCATTTAATTCTCCTCCGTTTCGCTGAGACGACGCTCATCCATTTCCAGATAAACATCATACATATAGTCATCTTCCACGGTTGTTTCAGGCGGTGCCATTAGGAATTCCTCAACGGCTTCCTCAATTGCAACGCATGTTTGACACGATGAAAACATGTATCCGTGCTTACATAGATATGACATTAAAGCCTCCCGTCCCATTTTACTGATCTATAATATTCCCCACTAGGAACGCACTGAACATATTTATTTTTGGCATCCAGGATTGCTTCTTCGGCAGTGTTTCCGAATCCCATTGCCGTAGCCGTGCGAATTATAATGGCACCCCATAGATATGATTTATAGACTTTGGCCCGATATTTCCAGGCAAGTCCAGGCTCGGTTCTAATAACTAGATTTGACATTAATCCTCCTCCTGTTCATCTTTCAACTGCATATTTTCCGTATATAGGAAGTCGCACATGATCAATAGTCTGCGAACGTCCTCCCTATACCAGGAATAAGGGGAATGGATATTTGTTGCACAGGCCTTGATTCTCTTCTCAATTTCATCCCGACCACTGATGGGATATTGTTCAAGAATCTGCCTTTTACGCGGTAATTGCGGCATTCTCCATCTCCCTTATATACTCCTCGATATCGGAATCATCATCATCCTCTGAATCCCCATCTTCATCGTCGCTAGTTAGAAGCTGTAGTGGCTCCAAATTAACTTCGATTTCGCCGGGTTCAAACAGATTAGCGATCCCATTTACGTAGGATGCCCCTGTCAATGGGGAGCAGGAAGGTGCGGTATTAACTTCGAGAATATATGTCTCATTATCATCCCCGACAATCAAATCAACCGCCCCAAAGTCCAGACCTAATATAGAAACGGCCCTAATTGCGTCCTGTAGCCGCCTACGATGCATCCTGAGACGCGGATTACGGAACCGATAGCCGGATTCATAATTCCTAATCCAAGCCTTTTTCTGTTCTGGAAAGTCCAGATATTTAGCCTGTACTCTTACTGCCTGATCCCCAACAACATGAACACGATACTCCCTGTTTGTTGGAATATATACAGTATAGAAATCCCGTGGTCTACGGTGATCCCTTTTCTGTAGACAAAACTGGATATCACTTCCCCTTGCATGACGCAGCTTTCGTCCAAGAATTGGATAGCCATACTGCTCCACCAAATTCTCCGGATTCTCATCCCATGCGGGGACATTCAATCCACCCTCACTCATCATTTCAAGTGAAAGAAGTTTATCCGTTGCATTCTGGATTGCCTCTGAGGAATTAATCACCCTTTCATAATCCTCATCGACTTCGGGATTCAATGAACTACCCCAACGAATTAGAACCTCATCGGGAAGCTGTAGGGCCATGGCGATTTTCTCACCAGTGGCCCTACCCCTTCTGTTATACATTAACATTAGAGTCCCAGAAACGCCCGATCAAGTTCATTTGCAATACCAATGGTTTCCATTAGATTATCCGTATCAGCACTTACCTCAGTAAGAAACTCCTGATACTTATCCTGGAATTCCAGGAACATCTGCATCAGATTGGCATCATCATAGTCCTCAATGTCATGATCACTGAACAGAAGAAAGTCAACGAATTCCTTCTTAGTTCCATAGTGATTTGCAACTAGTTCACATACATGCCAATGCTCCTGATCCAAGGCATCAGCAATTGTAGTTACTTCCTTCGGAGCAGACTCCGCTTTCCTTTTACTCTCCTGAAATTTACGTGCGGCTTCCCGCCGCTGACGCTTTCTCTCCTTTCTTGAGAGCTTTTTCGTTGACTTAAGCACCCGAGTACCATTCGGAAGAATATCGAATAGCTTAACCTCACAATGATCACAATAGCGATCATTGCCGTGCTTATTTAGCTGATATGCCGGGTACCAGATAAAGCATTCGTCACACTTATCCCTGGCATTCATGTCATACCAACCCTCGGCTGCACGATATTCCCCGCCAGTAGGAACGGATACTGATCTATCTGCCCACGAACTAGCATACGGAGTGGAAACATATGTCTTGTATGCAGGACTGAAATCAGCAACAGTCATTTCATCGCCATTAATCAGTGCATACCGTCCATATGCAACGTTATGGAATTCACCGGGCTTTGATTCATAGCCCATTCCATAAAGCAGGGCATCCTCTAGGAATTTCTGCTCAGATGCCCACATGAACATTCCATCTGTTTCAATGAATACAAGCGGTGAGCTTGTACCTTTTGCAAGCAGAAGTGTTCCAGGATTTCGATCATCAATGGCCGCAATTGCGAATCCACCAATCATCTTTTCCAGGGCTTCCTTTGGATTCTCAAAGGTATATTTGTGAAGCAGAGCCGGAATAATCTCGGAGTCAACCTCCGCGATTCTATTCAGTGACTCACTCTCAAATAGCTCATCGTCATTTGAGATATGACCATTGTGAATCGCAATGACATTCTCATACGCAATCGGATGATTATTCAGGAGATTCTCTGGCTTACCCTTTGTTGCCCAACGGGTATGCTGAAGAATAATCCTAGGGTTTGAGGGAATATCCCTGCGCCAAAAGATGAACTTTGACGCTGGCATATCACTCTTTTCCAGGTAATGCTCTCCATTTGTGGTCTGTACTGCTACACCACTGGCATGAGTTCCTCTGTTTTCAATTCCACAGAAAAGCCAGTCCACAGTATCCTCGATTTCCTTCTGTGAAAGATACTGCTCGTCCGGGTCCTTAAGATAGATTCCGGCAATACCACACATTTAGTTTTCCTCCGTCTGTAGTAGGATATCCGCATTCGTCACGATCTTCCCCATCTCACTATTCATAATGCAATAGTGAATTGAGGCCTTTTCCTCCGTTGTAAGCGGGAGTTCCTCGTTAACGAAAACGATCCTCTTCTCCCATTCACGTCCGAGCTTTCTTCGCGTTGAGGGGTGCAAATCCGATGCCCTTGTTTTGGTGAAATCAAGTGCCGGAAACAGACTTGAATCCGTGATTTCATCCATCTCAATTGCCTTAGCCACAAGCGCCTGACAAATTGCAAGATAGGCGTGCAGCTTGATCGTATTTGCCGTTGTATTGAACAGCCGAAATTCGAATGTACACTTGCCTAGATCACAAGTGCATTCATCGAACAATCCGTATGTTCTAGCCCCGCACCCACAATGCTCGAAATACCGGGCAAAATAGTTGTCAAATGACAGACCATAATACCTTTGTCCCGAGAATGTTTGGGCGAAGTTTAGCTTCCCTTCTGCGACTGGACTTTTTCCAGCCTGATCCCTTCCTCCACGTCTATTAATAGACCTATGATAGGGCCACTTGGCTGCACCCAATCGATAGAGGAAATCCTCCGTATACATATAGAGCTTATGGAGGTTATAGGCCTTAGGAAACGGAACCCTATCGGCACCAACATGAATATGCAATCCTGCCCGCATATCCAGCTTAAGGGTTTTGTTATTGATGAATCCACGCACAACCCTTACTGACTTATTAAGGAGTCGTACATCTTCCTCATCAGCCACATTTAGTGGCCCGATTACCATTTCCCAATCCACGCTTGAGTCACGCTCAACGTGAACCCTATATGATCGACTTCCGCTACCACTATGATAGCCAGTCATTTCGGAATATCTCGTCAGACCTTCCTGATAAAGGCCTCTAGCCAATGCGTGTCCACCATCGAATCCACTTACGTTTTCACCATTGGCACCTTCGATTTCCACGCCAACAAGACGAATTGTTTCCCGCCCTGGAATTGTGGGAATCAGCATATTCCTATCCTGGGAATTCTCATCCCATTCTTCGAAGCTGTTCTTACTTACACAGGAAATACACTGCTGAACATCGCCATCAATGATGATCTGTTCAACGTCATAAACAGTCCCACATGAATGACATAGGCCAGGAAAACAGGGGTCACAAAAATATCTTGTGACCTCCTCAAATGCCCATTCATTAACGTGGTCCCTGTTTTCATACATTGTAACCCCGCAGGAATTACAATTTTGACGGGGATTACATGTGATACAGTCCCCATTTTGTGAGTGACATGCTGATCCACATTCCTCACAATTAATCCCACACTCATCGCAATAGTCTCCCCAACTAGGATCAAATAGAACGTTTGTGGAAAACTTACGACAAGAGGCACAGTGATTTTTTGCGTCACAAGAGGGACACATTACCGTTGGATAATCAAGTTCCTCTCCACAGGAACAATCAGGCTGAGAAATAATCCCAGCAATGTCAATTGCATTGGGGTCGTTTATATCACAGAGAAGGAAATAATAATCAACATTGATTTGATATCCATTCTCCGTGAAATAATCATGGGCTGTTGAGCTTACTCCAAACCCATTTTCAACTGCCCACTGTTTGAACTGACTATATGACTGACGAATTGCATCCGGCTGTCTATCCCAAACGCCAACTTGAACGCTACAACCGGGGACAATTGCATCTGTACTTCTTGTATTTCTAAGTGTTCTACCTCCGGTTTCACTTTGGAAATATAGACCGGCAATTGTCGGTACTGGAACACTAAGGATTTCCGGTTCCGGGTTTACCTCTGGAACTTCTGGCACTTGTTCTCCTTCCGAATCAATCTGTATTTCATATTCAACAGGACTTAATGGTTGAAGTTCCCATCGTCCTGTATCATTATTGAGTCGAAATACAGGATTTAGTTCTTCCTCGTTGTTTCTTGGCATCTATCACCTCCTAAAGTCCCAGAATCATTGTCACTGACCTAAACAACGGGAGTTTTTCCCACACAAAATGCTCAATGGGAAAGGAAATGGTGAGGCAAATACATCGCCAACACCATTTCCTCCCGTGTTCCTTGCAGCTATTAAGACTGTTCATTTGCAGGAACGAAACCCACCTTATCCAGAAGATTCTGGATGGCTTCCTGCTTAGTTGAGCCTGTTGCAAACGGCTTACGTGACTTAATGATTTCAGCCGTCTTACGCGGACGACCCTGTGTTACCGGGGTTGCAAAATAAACACGATTCTTTGCTACGCCCCTAAAGGTTAGTTCGATACGCATTTAAATCTCCTTCCTATCGGTGTGTGTGAATGGTAGCAAGGAAATATCTAAAATAGATAAATCCTTACGCATAACTTACAACTGAATAATCGTTACGACCCACCTTGCTTGTGATAAAGCGAGATGCATTACGGGTTACATTGATCTTCCTTAGAAGCTCAACTGGGGGATTATATCCCAGTGAATCATTTTCATCCAGTGCCTTTGCAATGAATGACTGGCCGAAACGCACCCATGAAAGAACCTCCTCATAATTCAGAGTTCCCTCATGTAGACGAATCTCAATTGTTCCATGCCTTTGTAGGGCACTAATATTGAGATTCTTTCGGCCAAAGTAGGACATTGCCCCTTCATATCCAAACTCGGCAACACGCTGCTTTAGCGTACTAACATCGCCCTGCGCCCAAATAGGACAGGCCCAGTTTCTATTGCGAATGTAATTCACCATTTCCATGATTGATTCCTGGTTGTTATACCAGTTCTCAACAAGTCTGACAACGGCTTCACTATTACCAATGAATTCCGGGGCATCATGGTGAACGTGAAGTCCATCATGATCTAGCTGAACCCTTGCGCCCATATCTTTCATAAGCGCCAAGAACTTCTTTACCCGCTTGAATCCATTTGGACCGGCAAGAACAGGGGTTTTGACTTCCCATTCGCTTCCGTCAAAGCCAATATTGAAATCCCCTAGTCCGTTCTTTTCTAGGAGCTTTCGAAAAGTAGTGCCTCTGGAATCATATCCATTTTCTCGAATGCTCCTAAGCAGGAATTCGAACTCGATTCCAAACTTACGATCATAAGGCTTGTCGTACACTTATTTCCTCCTAGGGTAGACTTTAAGACCAATGAGATTTTTCTCAAGGTCAAGACGCTGGAAACCGCCTATTTTATTAGAATAGACGACATCAATTATTCCTGTCGATCTGAGCGCAATCGCACAAGTAAGGCATGGACGAGAATATACAAGATTCCCCGATTTTCTCGCCATTGTGCAGATATACGCCGTCGCGCCTCTGAGATTTTCATATCTTCCTCTTCCCAACGCATGAATTTCCGCGTGAATAGAGTGAAGCTCACTCATTCTCAATGATGATGCATGACTACAGCCTGTGGAAAGAATTTCTCCCTTCTTTCCAACAATCACGCAACCCGTTTGATGACGCCTATGCGTTGATCTTTTAGTTGCCTTTATTAGAGCCTTTCTAACGTCCTGATTCAGCTTTCCTCCGTTTGGCAACACGAGCCTTTGTGGTAAGGAATCTACTTGCATTTCTTTCCACCTTTAATCGTCGGAGGAATAGTTCCTCGTCGGAGATTTTTTGGATCGTTGTGCCAGGAATTGCATCAATAAATGCCTGGCAGAATTTAATCCAGGAAACAACGGCTTCCGGGACTAATGTACCTTCATGCTGACGGATTTCAATTGTCTCATGAATAGTGAGACTTCCGACATTAATTGCCCCACGGTGGGTTTCCTCGGCGGTATCATACTCCGCCAATACTTCCTCAAGATCAGACAAATAGTCCTCATCCCAAGGCGCACAGTGGGAATTATTAATGCGATATTCAGCCACCATATTATTAATTAGGTGCTGATTTCGCATCCATGCCTTTACCGCCCTCTTAATTAGCTTCGGATCATCGACAAATTCCGGGGCATTCAAATGTACATGAAGGCCACATGAACTATCAATCCAATAGTCATGATCATTCAGGATATTGAGGATAGAAGTTACCTCGTTATATCCATTTGATCCTGCTAGTGGTGGACTTTTTACTTCCACCCCAAAGCCATGATAGAGGGAACTATCTGCATCGGTTAGGCGTGCCCATGAAGGATAACCTTGTTCCTCCAATACACTTGCGGTATATTCTACTCCATTTTCACCGTCCCAACCTTCTTCACCTTCTGGCGCATAACATTCAATTTCCACGCCAAACAATCTATTGCTCACTTAACCTCCTTCCAAAAATATTAACTTCGTTTCCACTTTCCCGATTGAAGAAAGTGTCCAGGAGTTTCCAGCCATTCTTTTCCATGATTGCAAGTTGTACAGTATTTGTTGACACAACCGTTGCAATCATGTAGTCATAGCCTTCCTTCTTTGCGACTGAAATCTTCTCCTTTGCTAGCTGAGTTCCAAGACCCATTCCCCTGAATTCAGGGTAGACGCATGAGTGATTTGAAACAACCATTTGATTACAGCCAGGGAAATTGTTTAGCTCATAATGTCCCGCAACCTTATCAATATAGGTCGTTTCAGGCTCATCCATCTTCTGAAACATTGCCAGAAATGGATATCTCATTACTTCTTCCTTTTCCGATTACCCTTCTTGCCGGAATAATACTTAGCCTGTCGATTTAGCTTGGCGGTATGGAATCCCATATCCTCAAGAATTCGACGTTGCTTTGGCTTTAGTCCTCTAGCCATTACTTAAGCCTCTCTTCGATGGTATAGAAGCGGCTCATGATTGCGCCATAAAGGACAGCAATCATCCAAACAAGACCACTATCGATGTTTGGATTGAACACCCAGGCAAAAAACCAGACAATGCCGATATTTGCAATATAAACAAGAAAACTACCGATCTGCTGCTCAACAATCCTATTCTGATTCATTCGCCCATCTCCTCTGATAGGGTTTGAAGATCACTTAGTTCACCGACTGTGTAGCCAGCATTTTTAATTACATCATCGAAGGAAGATAAAGATTTATTTTTTTCTTCCTTACGATTTAAAAAATAAGATTTTTCGGCCGGGAAAAAAGATAATTGACCAGGAATTGGTTCAATATTCTCCTTGCCAACTTCTCTGAATTTATCCAACCAATACTTATCCCTTTCGTTCACGATCCTTGCCCTCCCTCACGTTTTCTATAATCATAATTACGGCAAATCCCGCCGCAAATGCATTGAGAACGTGACCTTGAGCGGCAAAAAAGACGTTCAAAGTCAATATCAACACCCAGAAATAGATCATGAAAAAATCCATTATCACCCCTTTCTACAAGTGGCGCAATACTTGTCGCCACGGCCGATTTGATTGACTTCCTCCCATGCGATTAGCCCGCAGAATCCTCCGAACATAATCAAAAAGAGCCCTAGAATTACAAACACAAAGCCCTCATGGGAAAAATATACTGCGAAACATAGTCCCGCAGCAAATGACCAAAAACAAGCCAGAAAGTTTCTCATTCCGGCTTACATGTGTAGCACAAAACGCGAGGCCTTCCGCGCTTTCTTTCCTGTTCGAAATCAGTGCCACAAACACGGCACCGATCCATTCTTACTTCACCTTCAAACGAAGGATTGGCAATCTTCTTCTCCATGATATGGGTAAGAAAATGCATCTCCCTCATCTTTTCATTCCAGTAATATGCCGGCCCATTTACTTCACAATCAATGCAGGACACAACATATTTACCGTAGGTCTGGCCGAAATGATCAAAGCCAAATTTATCCGGCACTTTCAGCATCCCTTCTTTCTTTTCGGAATCTTGCCCATCCAATTCTTTCCTCCATGATTTTTGGACCCTTGTCCTCACCATAGAGAACCAAATGGACGGCATTAATCCAGGGTAGAGGTACCATTAGATTAAATCCTCTTTCATGACGCATTTCCATGGAGGCAAGTGCGCTTTTGAGGAAATTTTCTAATTTTTCTGCCCTCTGCCCATCTATAAAAATACTGTTCACAAAGCGATCACACTTTTCACATAGGGATAACCCTGTGTTTTCATTGTGATAAAGCTCCCGCCTTGCTTCACAACAATCACATCTGTCATGCGGAGGCATTATTACACACTCCACAGATTTCCTCGTCCTCTATATCAGAGGAAAAGATTGGCTTAGGGAAATCATCGGAATCATAGGAATAGGAATCCTCAAGATTAATATTCCTCAGCCGAGCCAATTCCCTCAGCAAAGCCTCGCTTCCAAAAGCAAAAAAGCCGGCGTCATAATTTACGCCTTCAACTTCAAGATCGTAAATTTGCCGGTCGGTATATTCCTGCTTCCTTAGCTCATCCTTTGCCCACTTATAAATACAATCAGTGCAGACAATATCCGCATTGAATGTATAGGCCTCAATATGCCAGGCCTTTGTCATTACTCCACCACCTTCCAAAGAAACTTAGGAAACACGGTGTAATTAGAAATGATCCCATACTTTTCCGTCACATATCCGTGAAGATAAAAGTTAAGATCATCCTCCGAAACACACTTCCAAAAGAGCTGCTCCTTTGTTGCCAGATTTTGGAGTGTCATTGCCTTTTGTTCTACGGGAATTTTACACCTCCTTTAAAGAAAATAATTTGCGACAAGAAACAAAACAAAAAGTGGAATAACAACCGCAAGCCATACCACGCCATAGGCATAAATTACTCCTGCTGTTTCATTCCAGCAAAAAATCCTATACCCAAGGCGATCTAGCGGCTTGATTAGCAGCATTTTTCTCCTTTCATCGGTTGACATAGCCCCATCGTTTATTTCACCGATGGGACTAAACCTACCGATTAAATAGGTTCTTCGGTTGACTTTGTTGCAACAACAATTCCCTCAGCCGCCGACGCCATCATCATAATGGACGGAAGCAAACTAGTTGTGAATGTTATAAGAAAAGGATGAACTTCGGCATCAAGAATATCGTCGGTGTTAAGGGAGGTATATGCATCCCTAACACGATCAAGATTCTCAAGGATCAGGCCGATTGTCTTATTAAGATTTGCCCGATCAAGCTCTACAATCTTTTCCATTACTTTTCCTCCCTTACTTTTGTAAGTTCCATTGGACGAAAGCCGCCGATTAGTCTGGGAACATCGGAATAGGGAATAAAATCCCCATCCCAATGCACCCACATTCTTTCATTGTCCTCCGTATATTCAACGACAGTGCCAACGCGCCCAGAAAGTTTATCCTGGGCGATTCTTACCCTTGTCCCAATAGGGAAAACCTCCCTATTTTTCATTGTGCCAGGCATTACTTTGCCTTTCTATATTTCTTGTTGCGGCATCTATCGATCTGGATTGGGGAAACAATATAAAAACGAATTCTCCAATCCCAAATCAGGAACTTAAACCAACTAGTTCCCGATGACCCATCTGTATATTTCATGAAACCTCCAAGATAAATGGCTCACTCTTTTGATCCTTTGCGCCAACATCGATGCAAATTGAATTCCCCTTCATTCTGACACCACGCGGAGTATGTCCAACAATTTGAGGGAATTTAGTTGGCTGAAACTCAGAATCAAAATCACACCAAAGGATTCCACCGGAATGATGCATTCCGCCCCGAGCCCTTCCAATATTGGAGAAAGCCGAGTAGGAATAATCACCATTATTCCAGTGATCAAGCAGTGTGTTGTGAACCTCAAGGCTATCCATTTTTACACTCATCATTGTCTTGCTGTATCCAGCATGACTAATAAGTGTCTTTCCTGCCAGAACAGAGGGGAAAATAAATCCCTCGGAATTCAGGAAGGAAAGTTTATGTTGAATTACCGGGTCCCAAGTAAATCCCCAGAACTTATTTGATGGATCAAAGTAGGGGATTTCATGATTACCCAGAAGATAATAATCAATGACTGATCCGACCAACTTGATGCACTCAATATCACCATCAATTGAGTCACCAACACAGTTGGCAAGATCGCCAATTGAAATTACCTTATGCTTCCTTGCAAGCTGTCGATTACCGTGCTTATCGATGATCTTTTTCTTTCTGAGGGCACGGTTCAAACCGTCAATATTTCCATGACAGTCTGATATGACAAATACACTAGCCATTTCGCTCCCTTCCTCCATTTGGAATTACCATGACCACGCCGCATTTAATCGGCGTGATCAAAGCTATTCCTAGCTAATGAAGCCAGCGCGGAAGCCAATTGCAACCGCGTTAACCGCATTTGATGCAGCCATCTTTTGATAGATATTCTTTTTGTGATCCTTCACGGTTTCTACAGAAATCCAAAGCCTTCTAGCGATAAGCTTTGAACTTAAACCGTCAGCCATTAAATTAAGAACCTCTAATTCGCGGGCTGTGAGATTAATTGTGTCTGAATAGCGCGAATTAATCTCGTCACCCTTGACTGAGAGACTCCCAGGATTCTGGCTGTTTCCGTTCTGTTGTAACCCATTGCCAGACAAATAATCACCTTCTGTCTTTGCTCGGGAAATTGTTTAGACCACTCAATAATTTCTGATGGTGTTAGGTCAACAAAATCCTCTGTGGAGAAGAGACTTTCCCATTTATCGTTAAGATAATCCGAGTCATCCTCACCAAAACTATTTAGGGAAAGTTCCTCGTGGTTGTTAATTTTTCTGTACCAATCCAAAAGCGCCCCTCGGGCAACAATATTTGCATATGCCCCCCAAGGCACTTTTTTATTAGGGTCATATCTAACGGCAGCCCTAATTAGTTTGATTGCTAATTCCTGCGCGAAATCTTCCCGATCAACTTTCTGCCAGCGTCTTGAAACATACATTCGCTTGGCATAATTCTCGGAAAAGGCGAGAATTTCCTCAGGGGATGGTGAGGAAAAATCCATGTCCTCCTTTCGTTTGTATTTTGCCAAAAAAAATACCCCCTCACCTTAGGTAATAAAACCTAAGATGAAGGGGTAAATTTTATTTGCTATCCCTTGCAGCGACTACATTTATTTTCGCATGATATACAATTGATGCAAAACCACCACCATGCACCATTTTTTGTATAAACATGCATTTCTGTTCGCGGATCAAACTTTCCGTTACAACCGCAACAAGTTGTCATGTCCAGAGACAATAAATATCATAGCTGGCCCATCCGCCAATAATAAAAAACAGAAGGACCGCCCTAAACCATTCACCCATTATCTTCCGCCCATTCTGTAATGCATATCCCTAAGAACGGCACGAAGCATTGCGGTTGTTTCTGTATCACCTTCCTTTGACGACTCAACATACGCAAGATAAATTCTTTCGTATGATTTAGTCGTTGGTGCGGCTGAATTAATATACTCCAAAAAATCAAACGTTGATCTTGGAGTAGCAGGAATTGATTCAAGAACGGATTCACAGCGCCTACAAGTTTGTGCGCCGCAATTTGAATCACGATGACACATTACTTTCCTCCTTATTATTCTTGTGCAAATCGCAGCCATAGTGGCTACACCTGAAATTAATCCAAGTGCGATTTAATGCACAATACCACTTAATCATTTCCTTCCCTCCTATCCCTTTAGGTTTTTTAAAAGAAATTTCGCCTCATCAATTTCTGTTTCATTGAGAGGAGAAAACTTTGATTTCGCGCACCAATCAAGAACCCATATTAAAAGGTTCTCTGCGCTTGTCCCGAGGATAACTATTTCCCCGTTTGTCTTTTTAATCGTGACCATCTTTCCTCCCTGTTCGGATTGCCATTACCGGGGGAAAATTAATTCCCCCGATAAGAGCGGCCCGCGCAAGATAAAGTTGTTAGCCGTAAGCTACATTTTATCTTCTTATTCCTCCTTTGGATTTATTTCATTGAGAGTACAACTTTGGCGATCAGTAGACGCGAAAAAGTCTATTTAAAATCGCTCTCAAAAAGCTGTACCCTCAATGAAATAAACCTATAAAATTTACCGATGACACCTGAAAAAATGGCTTGAAACGGTAAAATAATATAAGATAAATAAGGTTTTGCCGGTTATCACCAAAAAAAAGTAAAAATCTCGCAAAATCAAAAATTTTAAAAAATCTCGCGGCCCCCATTTCGATTTTAATTGCCGGTCGATTTCCATTTTCCCGAGCTCTCTATTTCTGTGTAATTGCCGGCCGGCATTATCCATTTCATTTCTCCTTTCAATAGGGGTTAGGTGGGGGGATTTCTCCCCCCACCATTTCTCTCCCGCCTATCCGTAGATTTCGGTTCCCGCTAGCGTAATTTCCGCTAGACGTTTACGCCCGAGAATTGGCGTAGGTTTTGCCTTTGAATTACGCGTTGCGGACGATAACGAGAACCTTATTCCCCTCGTCATCCTCGCCGTATTCGAGGGAATACTTCGAGTCCTTACCATTCGCAACAATAGCGGCACGCTTAAGACCACCGAAACGATTAGTCCGGTACTTATTGACGTTCTCGTTATCGGTAGTGAAAAGCAATTCCGAGTCGAACTTATCCTTTGCATCCAACTTGGAAATACCGCTCACCATTTCCTCTGTGACGTCCAGCATTCCGCCGATATCCATAACGAAATCCTCGGACTTGAATTCCCCCTTGCGTCCGCGCTTTCCGTTCAGCTTGGAGGAATTATTCAGCGTTGAAATGGTCTTAGGCATTTTGTTCCCTTTCCTCTTTCTTTTTGCTGCGAAACCCGCAGCCGGTTTGGATAGCGTGCCGGAATACTCACCAGACATTATGTCGCTAGTTATGTCTTTGTATTCCGGCTGATTTGCCAAAATCCTAGCTCGGATTTCAGCAGCCTTTTGGAGGAAATTACTCCTACCCAATTCGGTAGATTTACCTCCGATTCGGGTAATTCCGCTAGGAATATCCTTAGGCATTTCCCTCTCATTCTCCCTACGGTAACGCCTATTCGGAAACAATGTAGGGGTTGTTATCCGAATTGAATACCGTTCGGCATTCATCCCTGCTATCCCTAATTTGCTTAGAAATAGCAGGAAAAAAGGCCGCTTTACTTAAGCGTCCAACCCTCACCACTAGTCGGAATATCCTCGTCCATTCCGTTAGTAATGGGGGTGAATGAATTACGGAAACGATTCTTCCGAACTTCGTGCTTCGTGGAAGAATTGTGGACAGCCTTTTTACGCCGGACTTTTGCGCGCTGTTCGGCTGTCTTGATGGGAATTCCGTACTCCATTTTCCCTTCCTTTCCCTCAGAATTACCCCTATTGGTAATTCCGTAGAAATGCCCGTTTTGCCGGTGTTATCCGTACCTAAGAATTAGGTCCAGAATTATCAGCCAGAACACTACGCACCACAACAATGCGGTACGCATTACGATGCGAACAATTTCGGCAAATCCTCGTAACAGAATTCGTAATCCCCGAGATAAGTGCCGTTCCGATATACCTTCGTGGAACCGTAATAGCTTTCACAAAGGATACGGTAGACATTCCCGTTGATTTCCGCACGATGGACACGAATGGTATACAAACTACCATCGTGTTTTTCACTCTGCATATCCTCGTTCCAGACACGATAGAAACCGAAATCTGAGAGGATGCATTCACCTTTAGTCATGACTTTCCTTTCGGAAAGGCTAACGGGCATTTCAACGCAATTACCCTCTAGGGGATGAATCAAGAGTAGAATTGAATGGGCGGAATTTTGGCTCTTATTTGGCGTACTTAGCCCAAATTTCGAGCAGAATCACTACGCAAAGCGTGACGGCAATTATGATTCCAAATGCCGTCAGAATTACCATCGCTTGTAGACCGCCGCAAAGAAATCGGGAAGCAAATTGTTGTCGTAAAACGGATCACAATTTGCGCCGCAGACTTCCTTTGCGATATCAGGCCGGATTACGGAAAGTACGTTGTAATAAGCCTGGCCCAATCTCTCATCACTTTCCCGATACCATTCGGCTCCGGTGACGATAAATTCGGAGTAAGTCACGAACGTCTTATACAGAAGATTTCCCGTCCGCAAAAGATGTTCGATATCAATTACCTTCGGATTCGGCATTGTTTTCCTTTCAGAAAACCGCCCATTCAATTCTACCCTTAATTCCTTTCAAGGACTCTATTGAAGCGGGAAAGCCGGCTGTTTATTACCAGACTCGGAGTGTACCGAATCCGTATTCCTTTGTGATTTCGCGCCAGTGAATTACCAAACGCTTAATCATGAGAAATCGTACAGTAGCCCGCCATTATCAGCACGAACACGCGACCCGAAATTACGAACGTCAAACGCGAGATTTTCGATTCTCTCGCGCCAATTGTCGCCCAGAATTTGATCGTGGATATCACTAGTGAATAGATATTCACTAATGATCCAGGCTGCCTCACATTCGGCAGCCATTTGCTCGCAAATTTCCCGTTCCGATCCGAAATTGAAACGTGGCATTTTTCTCACCTTTCGGTTTGAATTAGCCTTCCCGCCTCAATAGAGCCCTTGAAATTCAGGCTAGGGATTGGACACTCTAATAATGCCCCGGTAAGGTTTATCTAGCGGGAATTGTCTATCGTCTTTTCACGTTCAAAACCCCATCGTATGGAGATATTGCACGAAAATGCCGGCTGCAAAAAACGCCATCACAAAGCACAGAACTACGGAAAGCAATGCGAAACGGATCATGTTGTTTTCCTTTCGGTAATACCGGGGCATTAGTAGAATGCCCAATCCCTATCCCAAATGGTAAACGAGGCTTCATAATGCCGCCGATTTGCAATCTCTAATAGAGGATTCCTCCCCACTGTGCAGCGTTATCGTCCGCGAAATCACGCGCCTCAATTTCGAACGGATTTGCAACGTACCGGCCGGAATAGTTCGTGGAACTATAGCGCCGATATTCGTTCATGAATTCCTTGTGGGAACCGATCTTTTCCCGTTGAATGCAGTGACACAATTCGTGGAGAATTGTGATCGTCGCACTCTCTTGTGACTTGATTTGCGACATGGTAATGTGGTGCGTTTCTTTTCCGTTGGAATCCCTCCGGACTCCCGCCGAACCGCGCGTATATTGTCCGGAAGTCCACCGGATAGAAATGTCCCACGTTATGCCAAATGCCTTGCAAAAGTCACGCAAAACATCGACGTCGATATCCCATCCGGCTTTCGCCATATTCGGCGGTATCCGAATGAGAATTCCTTTGAGATTAGCAGCCTTAGGCATTTCGCACCTTTCGGTTGAGAAATTGCCAATCAGCGGCATTATGAAACCCCGTTTACCATGATGAATACGGAGGGTCAATTATGCGGGGTTATTCCGTTCTAGCGGGAAATTCTCTCCCAATTCATGGGAGACAATTCCATGTTCTTGATCCATTTCTCAGAGGTAACGCCCGACCGCAATTTTCCTCTCTTTTTCCATCCGTAGCCGGAATTAGAAAGGACAACGCCGTCGGACATTAGCGCCCGCTTTTCTGTGACGGTAACCGTTTCCCCGTCCAATGAGCGAACGTAATTGAACGTCGTCTTAAACCGTGCAATTTCCGTTCTGTTACGTGCGGAAAGCTTTGCCATTTTCTGGGATTTCCTTTCGGTTTTAGGACAATCCCTCGATAATGCGCCGGATGCATTTCAGTCTGATTAGTACCTAGCGGTCGGAATTAACCGTGAAAAGAGCGCCATTGTTATGCGCCCGGATTCCCTCAAACCGACGGGAAATCTCATCCCGAATTCTCTGTGCCATTATCTCATAGCTAGGCACACTTTCGAGATGAATGTGAGCGTTATGTGGCTGCTTAATCGCGGCCTGCTTACACTCGGCAATTCGCGCCGAAATAAGCGTCTCAATGTTCATAAGCTCACGAGTAGGAAAGTAAAACGGAGTCTCTGTATTCAGATCAGACATTGTATTTCCTTTCGGGTAAACAGCGTTTAATTCACCCGACGCATTATTGAGGGATTATCCAATTGACTCCCTAGGCTCACGATTAATCACCGTCAATTGCCCAGGGAGAAAACAGGACTAGGAAAACCCCGCATAAGTGACCCCCCGTACCCAATTTCAGAGGGTAAAGGGTAGCCTTGCCCCTACCGTACCGAACCCTATTTAAGCGGCCCGTTTTCCACGTCCATTCACGCCAGCCTTTCCTATTTCGTCCCGGATAACCGCAGTAACGGTACGCACCATATGCGAATCTTTACCCAAGTGTCGGCCGTATTCAACTTCGAATACGCTAGTAAATGGGCCGTTCTGCGTTCCACCGCTGATTTAGGCGGTTCTGAGCGTTGACAACGTGGAATACAGTAGTAATGGGCTAGCTAGGAATCGGGAATTCAGTTGTGAGGGATGAGAATTGCCGGCTGGAATTGATGGCCTGCATTTCTGGGCCGTTCACTGTGGAATTCCGAGGTAGCGACTCATTCAATCGACGAATCGTTAGAGAATGGTTGACCTAATTCGCATAAGGGGTTCGCCCCGTCCATTTCCTAGCGTGGAACAATTGACCCCGGATTAGGCCGCAGGGATTAACCCGTATCATTGGCTTTGTTTCGGGGATCGACTCCCTGGAATTGCCCGGTCGATACGCAAGTCTGGTTGGCATATGCAGGGCGGAAAACAACCCGGCATTTCGTCCCCTTATGCGATTGCCTAGGCAATTCCGGGACCGAATTCCGAGGGGGCAATTCGGCGGGTATTCCGAGGGATATGTGCCCCGGAACCCCTCACCCCCGACGCCGACCGCTACCAGGGGAGCAACTCGCCGCGTGCGGCGGTGCTTCCTGTAGCGTAATGACTTGCAAGTACCCTAGTCAAGCCTATTCGAGGGTTTGCCCGCAATCCCTGTATCCATGCGGGATTCGAGGTAGAGGGTTGTATCTAGGGGTATATAGGGGTTCCAGCATGCTATGGCTAGGCTTGCAGATACGTTGTCCAGAACGTAACATCGGCATGGATACAGGCATCCCACGTTGTTGCCCGTACCGGACAACACTTGCAGTCGGGCCATCGGGGAATTCCACTACCAATATCAGAATGGAATGTGTGGGAAATCCCAAGAGCTCGTTGCATTGTAGTATTCCACCTTGAATACAGGGCTCGGTGGGAAATAGACCGGCAAATTCGGGCCGGCAATTGCAATCCAGTATTCACTCCGGACAACGCTAACGACCGACAAATGTCGGATTTAATCCCCCCGGCCAATTACTGTTTTCAAAGCCGGCAACAGTGGTGTTGGGATCATCAGGTACTCATCGAGTATTTATTTTTAATAGCCTCCAATAGGATTGGATTAACCTCACAACCCTATCCTGAGGCATGTACCCGACACTTACCCATAACTCCCCGTATTCATCTTCCCCGTAGTATTGTTCCAAACAAAATGTATTCTTGGCCCCAAATGGGAAAACAGGGTGGTGACCACATTCATTGGCCCTTACAAATCTAAAGTCCCCCATCTCACTCACCTCTCAAAACCCGCCTCAACCCATCCCCAGGTATCCGCCCATATAACAATTTTTGATGGATGATACATGGGATACCTCTTTAGGTATTCCTCCCTATCCTTATGGGCATCCCCTAGGGTTGCTATTTTATATCGGCCCAGAATTCGTTTGTCCTGTAGATTGGCTAGGACATAGTGATAACCCAACTGGGACTTGATATCAAAGTCAGTCAACAAGTACAACCTCCGTTGTTACAACCGCCCTCTTTTCAATCCAGTATCCCTTGCCTCTCTCAGGTTTGATTTCCCTTACTGTTACCTTTGCCCCTTTTTCAAAGTGACTTAGGATTACCCTTTCGGCGGCCTGTTGGTGTGTATCCGCCTCAACAACACAATTCCAGTTTCTATTTGGTTTCCCGTTATATGATTTGGATTGTACCTCACATACATAATCAGGCATACAGATACCCCCTATCAAATTCACAGAACCAGCATTTGCCCGAAGTTATACATAATCCCCTTGGATGGGGAACATCCCTACATCTAATGCAAAGACCTAGACCAGCATATCCTGTCACATTCATTTTTTCGGAAACAAGTTTATGTTCCACAACGGTCTTCACTGTTTTCTCAGTTTCTCTATCTCATCGGCCAAAAGTTCAAAACCCATACTTGCGCCTGGATCAGTTGTCTTTAGGGCGGCACCCCTAATCCAGGCAATCAAGTCCCCTTTGTTTATATAGAAATTGCCCTTTGATCTATTATCCTCAACACTTTCCAAATCACAGGGTGGAATCCTAATATATGCCTTGTCCCCTTCTGAATTTATCATGATACCTCCTTATCTCCAAATCCGGTAATTGCCTTTTTGATTGGCACCAAATTCATTTCAATCTCATCCCAGATGTGAACAATCCCATCGTTCTTGACCGTGACCATTGTTTTGGTTGTGGGAATCCAAATCTTCTTTTTGTCTACTCCCAATCCGGTGCCTCCTCCTCAATTGTATATGGGGATACCTCCCTTGATAGAAGGAGGATTCTTTCCTTCTTCTTTTCAGCCAGGGTCATAGTTGACCAGTTGGTTTTATTCAAATCCTCCTTGGCTGCCTCCTCCTCCATATAGTCCCGCCAATCGGTACAAAGGTATTCAAAGTGTTCCCTTGCCGTCTTCTCATCCCCACGAACCGCCAAAGGGGAAATTCTAACCTCCCCCTTCTCATTCCTATATCCAACATACCATTCCTTGATCAAAGCCATTCGGGAACCTCATTAACATCGGGTATATTAATCCCCCACTTGTCCAGGGAAACCCCTAAATCCTTTTTGGTGTATTGGGGGTTGGCTGATAAATATTTGGCCCCATCCAATTCAATAAGATCGGCCTCAGTTAGGGCATAGTATCCAATGATCTTGTTTGTGACCATATTGATAAGAATGAGGGTGGCCTTGTTATTTCTTTTTGCCATCATCCTCATCTCCGGGATCACCAAAATTATATGTACCACTCACATCGTTTTGGTCAACGAAGGGAACCTGATTAAAGGCCCGTGTTTTGGCCCCCTCCACAAATGGGCTTCCGGGCTTATAGTCACTAATTTCCTCCATCTCCTTTTGGGTAAATCCCCATAGATTTTTCATGTAGTGATAAAACCACCAATCATTAAATGCCTTTCTGTAGGATTCAGCGAACATCATCATGTTCCTTGGTCTGCACGCCCTCGTCGCAGTAGCGACACCCCTTCACGCGGATCGGGTGGTGGTACTCGCATCCTTCGCCTTCGTCCTTGGCCTGCACGCCAGCGAGGGCGGCGTTCGCTATCTCCCAGAAGCCGATGAAGATCGGGTATCCCTTGGTCGCGTCGCGGATTCGTTCCAGGGCTGCCCGTAGCTGGTCGATTTCATCAATCAGAATCCGGTGTGTCGATCCGGGAGGGCAACGCCGTGCGTTTGCGAATACTGCATCGTCTGTCATTTCTTTCCCTTCCTCAAAAGATTCTGGACATATTCCGGCATGGTGTAATATGTCTCCCCTTCAGGGGTTTCAATTTGTATGGAATCATCAATCATGCGCCACAAAATCTCCTTGTAGGATTCAATGTCCCTCATGTCAATATATTGCATGTAGACAACCTTTCCTCGGTCGTCCTTGATTATCACCACGGCCGGTTTTTCCATGCGGGTAGTATAGCAGGAGATTGTAAGGAAACGATGATGAGCCACCGTATATGGTACAATGTGCCCATGAAGGACAACGCACTTGAAATCAGAGCCAAGGCTGATGAGCTTTGGGAAATGGGCTTTAAGGAAATGTCGGATCAGCTTCATCAACTAGCAAGGGAAGTTGAGCGCAGACAGAGAGATGAGTTTGAGGCCAATCATAGCAGATTGACAGCCAAGGGACTTCTTGATGCCCTCATTCATGGATTTGACAAACCAGGAAAATTACCCTGGAAGAAGGATGAGGGGGAATCAATTCTAAGGGAGGACGATGTTGTTGTTCTAAAGGAACGACACATTATTTTCTATAGAAGGGACGAGAAGGATAATTACCGCTATATCTTTCATGTGGCTGCCCTTACCGATGATCCTGTTCCCCTTGAGGAAAGGGATATTCCCTACATCAATCAACAAGCAAGGGAGCCAAGCATTCCTGTTGATGTGAATGAGTGGGTCAAGGTTAAGTTGGAAAACGGAGAGGAAAATCCATATGCGCTTGGACCGCCAAAAGTCAAAGCCCGGTAGCGCCGTACAGAGATTTGGTGATTGGCGCAAAGGGGAACCTCAGGTGATCCTTGACAATCAAACATGGCTTAGTGTTGGAAAGCCAGATAAAATCACATTGGATATACCAAAGAAATGATAGATGAAAATACATGGATAATTAGTGACACCCATTTCGGCCATAAAAATATAATTCGTTTTTGTAATCGGCCGTTTAATCATGAGGATGTTATTTTAAGGAATTGGAGGGAGTCCGTTCAGGGTGGCGACCTTATTCTGCATCTGGGTGATGTTGCCTTTGGAAACAAAAGGGAGATTTATAGTTGGGCTGAGGAAATTAAATATCTTCCAGGGCGAAAACTTCTCATTAAGGGAAACCATGATCACTCAAGTTCTATGAAGGTGTACAAGGGAATCTTTGAAATTATTGATCCCTTCATTCAGGAATTTTCCGGAGTGAAGTTTTACTTTTCACATTATCCGGACCATCCAACAACTGAGTATTGGGACATTAACATCCATGGGCACATTCATAACAATCCGCTGAACTCAAAATTCTCCCCCAGTGTAAATCCAGACGGAATCTATGAGAATGTCTCAATTGAGGTCACAAACTATCACCCCGTAAAGCTAGGCTCAATTTTGACGAAGTTCAACGTGCCTTTTTAGCGTTTTTCACTTAAAAAATCAATAGTTATAGGAGTTGAGGCCCATTTATGGGCCTTTTCTCGTTTTTATTGACTTTTTGCGAGAGTTGGGCCTAATATCAGGTGTTTTTAGCCATTTTTCTGTTATTGTGAATTCAACTATGCTTCTGACAAATACCACATCAAATTATTACTATGTAGGAGGATATCCCCTTCCTCCAAGTGGTTCCGTGACAATTCCGGACGCCACATACAACAATAATGACCCAATTGCCAATCAAATTCATGGATTAGACGATGCAAATGCGGTTACCGTGTCCTCAGCGCCATCAGGATATCCAAGAACAATTTCCTCAGGGGGTGGATCATCATTCAGCGGATCAGCCGCCGATGTAACGTTTTCACCAGCGGGAACAATTTCCGCAACTGACGTTCAGGCTGCCATTCAGGAGGCCGCCGCTGAATATCCTACTACATCCGTGTTCGTAGGCGTCCGCGCAGTACGCAGCACCGCACAGAGTATCAGCGCGAGTTCCTTCCAATCTGTACAGTTTAACGCCGCCGACACGTATGACACAAACAGTTTCCATGACACTTCGACAAATAACACCAGAATAACCATCCCGTCCGGCAAAGCGGGCTACTACTTGATAGCAGCCGAGGCATCATTCGACCTGAATACGAACGGAACACGGGGCGTGCAGATTCTACTGAACAACACTACGGCCATCGGCACGGTCCTTATACCGCCAGGACCGGGATTCGGAACGACGCTTCACGCCCACGCCGTATATTTGCTGTCGGTCGGAGACTTCATAGAGCTTCAGGTGTTCCAAAGCACGTCCGGCTCCCTCAACTGTGCTAATGCCTGGTTCTCCGCGAGCTTACTAGGGACATAATAAATAAATGCCATTTGAACTAAAGGTTTTGGAAAAGATACACTGTCCAAGATGTAATGGGATTGCCGAGTACAGAATAGACCACGGTAAGAAGGATAAAAACTTTGTTACCGTCTATATTGTATGCCCCATTTGTAGGCTCAACAGATACTCCCATACTGCTACAATTAAGGATATCAAGCTAACCCGTAAAATTGAAAAGCTTCAGAAAAGGGCCGAGGAGAAACCCCATTTGAGAGGGAGAATCCAGACGGCCATAAAACTATTGAAAGAGGGGAATTGAAAGGAGTATTATGAAGAGTTATAAGACGATTGTTGCCGCAATGGTCGCAGCTATTGCGATTCCCTTCGTGATAACTAGTGCGATGGCGGCAGATGAGTTTCAACTAACTTTGGTTTCACAGAATACAAATTCAGTAACATATAGCTATCCATCTCAGACGGGGTATGGTTATCTATATTTCACGAAGGCATCGGCAACAAGTGATTGGGTTCTTGTCTCAAGAACAAATGATCCCAACAAAACAACAATAAAATTTACCAAGGGTTCATATGATTACAAGGTTGCCGCAATAGTTGAGGGAACAAGCGGAAGATCAGGACCCGTTGCCCCTCCAACTGATACAACAGCCCCATCGACACCAACAGGATTGGCGTCAACAAGCACACAAACAAGCTATAACTTTTCATGGGGTGCCTCAACTGATAATGTTGGTGTAACAGGCTATGAGGTATTTAGAAATGGCGTAAGCCTTGGAACAACAACAAGTCTAAGTTTCAACAACACAGGACTTACCTGTGGAACAACATATACCGCTGGTGTTAGAGCCAAGGATGCCGCAGGAAACAATTCAGCAACTTCAACATTGACTGTTGCGACTAGCTCATGTTCAACTGCGGATACAACTCCCCCAGTTGTCACAGTTACCTCACCTACCAATGGATCAACGGTATCAGGATCAATTACGGTATCCTCAACTGCAACCGATCCAGGTGGAATTCAGAATGTAACATTCCAGCTTGACGGAACAACATTCACCAATGATACAGTGGCCCCATATTCAGTATCCTTTGATACGGCCACAATCTCCAACGGTTCCCACACATTCGGTTCCCGTGCTGCTGATACAGCCGGAAATGTTGGTGTGGCAACCCCTGTTACAGTGACTGTCTCAAATGGCGGCGGCGGAGGTGGAGGAACATGTGCATCAAGCACCCCCAACACCCCAGACGGTCCGGATAATGCAGGAGGATGTTTCCCTGGACCATCAAACACAGGGCCAAATGCTGCGGCATCAACAATGCCAACATACACTGGTTCCTGCACAATCACAACCCAGAACTTCGTGATTGACTCAATGGTTGTTAATTGTAGAACAATTGATGTTCGGGCAAGTGGATTCGTTCTGAAGAATTCATATCTCAACGGTGGAATTGTTCAAAGCAATGGAACCCCATCATTCACCGTGCAGGACTCGTTCATTGACAGCGGGGTGCAGTACCCGGCGTGTTCTAACGGGTCGTGTCCGGCCGGGAAGTACGCCTGCGGCGATCCAAATAATGCCACAACTGACTGTGGAATAACTGGAACAAACTATACCGTTCTCAGAACGGAGCTAATCAATTCCAACAGGGCCGCATATTGTGAGGCCCCTGGCCCTTGCTTGATTCAGGATAATTATTTCCATGGTACAAATCTGTGGCCTGACGCAAGCAACAAGGCCCACGCATCATCGGTGCGTGAGGAACAGAATGCCACAATTCGCCACAACTCGCTTCATTGTTCATATACTGGACCATTTGTTAACAGTGAAATTGGATGTTCCGCCGATCTGACTGGATATCCTGACTTTGTTCCGATCAAGAACAATACAGTTGACGGAAATCTATTTGTTGCAAGTATTGGTTCCGGATTCTGCGCCTACGGTGGAGACACAGGCGGCAAGCCATACTCATCGGACCCAACTAACGCGACAAACCAGAAGTTCACAAATAACGTGTTCCAGCGCGGTTCCAATGGTTTGTGTGCAGCCTACGGGCCAATCACGGACTTCTCAACAACACGTTCCGGAAATGTGTGGAGTGGAAACGTTTGGGATAACGGTGGGGTGGTGGCCCCAGGTTAAATGGCAACACTCGAAAATGTCAGCCCCGGTACCGCATTTGCGTCATTCACGCCGATTAGCTCGGCGCTGAATGGCCTGCCAAACGGGGCTGGCACTATCGCAGCCCTGATCAACCGGCAGAGCGCGACGGCGAATCAGGACATGACAGGACTTGTCAACACGGGCCTGACGAACTGGTACCACACCCTCACGATGCTCAACGACCGTCTCTTCTCCGACGACGGGATCGTTGGGGAGACCGAGACTCCGACCTGGGTGACGACGACAGGCTGGTACATCATCGTCGTGACGTGGCCTTCCGGTGGCGCGGCGCTCGATCGGTTCCACCACGTCTACCAGACGACCCCTGCGGGGTGGACGCACAGCAACTCGGCCGCCAACAACGGCGGCAACCGCGCTGGCCCAGGAACGTCAAACGGGGCTTGGCGTATCGGCTACATGGCTGACAACAACCACACAAGCAGCACCTACTACGCACTCGTCGCAGCCTGGGCCGGTGTCGCGCTCTCGGACGCGCAGTGCGCCGAACTTTCCGTCAACAACAAGACCTCCGATTGGTGGAATAATTCGGGTGGTCAACCAACACTACTTATTGAATGCAACACGGCTACACCCACTGACATTGGTGCTAATCCATCGACATTTAGCAGTATTGGCGGTTTAACCTTGACTGGTTCAGACCCCACCTGGACTTTTGATGGTCATGGATCAGCCCCTCCGCCAGCAGGTTCCACATTCATAACGCCAACCAGGGTCTTTTAAGTATGCTATAATCAATCCATGTATTTGCAGAAAACCTATAGTGACGCCGTACATGGTGTTGACTATACAAAGGGAATTCCCCCTGGACATTTTTGCGGCAGAGTACATAAATATCAAACAAGAGGGTGTAGACCTGTATTGTTTGCCGCATGGGAAAGAACAGGGGACAGAAAAGACTATGTTGATTATAATTCCCTAAGTGACAAGGAAATACTTGCACTTGGGGAGCCTGTGTTTTTATCGTCTGCTCAAAATAAAGGAGAGACTAAAGTTGAAAATTGCAAATGTTCTGCTTGCTGATTCCTGGGGTGAGGTTACACCGGAGGCATTTAACAGGGGTATTGGTGGGCGCGAAGGTGCATTGATCTATTTATCCAGGGAATGGGCCAAATACGGCCATGATGTTACCTCATTCGTTCCCGTAGAAAAAGGACAGAGAATTTATGAGTCGTTCTCCAAGTATGAACCAGGAGCTATCGCAGGTTATCATGAATACGTTCCTCTCGGTCTTACCAAGCCTATGCTGGCTAACTTTGATTGGGACGTTGCGATTGCTTGGGAGGTACCGTCGGTATTCGATGACGAAAGAGTAAGGGAACGCATTGGAATGACAATCACGGAAATGCAGGTAGCCCATCTTTCAGGCAAGGAGCAGGAGGCCCTTGAGAACAACTGTGATTATTTGGCTGTTCTTTCCCAATGGGCGGGTGATCTTCTTCTGCATTCCGGGGTCAACTTTGATGATGATAGGATAAAGGTATTTCCCAATGGGGTCGATATATCTAGGTATCCCAGGGAGTTTGTGGAAAAGAAGTTTAACGCCCCTGTATTTGATAATCCCAGATTCGTGTATTCATCTTCCCCGGATCGTGGATTATGGCAACTACTACAATCATGGCCCTACATTAGGGAGGAGTTCCCAAATGCGGAACTCTCAGTTTGTTATGGGGTAGATAAATGGGTCGATCTTCTGAAGTGGGCACACAACCGCTCAGGGGAGATGGCAATACAAATTCAGGAATTAATTAAGCAGCCGGGAGTCACAGACCTTGGCAAGATTGGTCAGGACAGACTAGCCCGATTGCAAATGGAGGCAGATGCATGGCTTTATCCGCTTGATTCCATTCAAAGCACGGAAACAGGCTGTATAACAGCCGTTGAGAATGCCGCCGCAGGAAATACAATCATTACCACTGATTGTGACTGCATGGAGGAGGAATTTGGAAAAATAGGGACAATTGTCCCTCTTCCTTTTGATGCACAGAAATTTGCTGAGGAGGCAATCAATGTTTTGCGCGACGAAGACTTTATGAACTACCAACGGGAAGTTGGTAGGGAATTTGCGGAAAATAGGGATTGGAGGTTGATTTCAAAACAATGGCTACAGTTCTTCAGCGACCAAAGCTCAGTGTCCTCATGGTTACCCTCCTCGCAGGACATGCTAACGGTAAGCAAGTAAAGGAAATGGCAAAGGAGCGGTATGTCTCCTATTCCAGCGCCACCCAAACAGTGGCAGAGGCTAAGAAAAGGCTACAGGCCCGCTCCCTGGCTCATGCTATTGTCCGCGCACAGGGGTTAGGATTTATATCCCAACCAACGGGTGCGGAGCTACATGTTTATCCGTTAATTTAATCTAAATTTAACATCCTTTAGATAGATCGCCTTTTTCTTGTCCGAGACTAGCTTTCGGATAATTTGGCGTTCCTCAAAGGTCAGCTTCCTTTTAATCAAAGTCATATGCCAGGATTGATCGTTCCGTGTTGAGAAAACTCATGAAATCATCTACCCGTCCGTATAGATAATCAAGGTCCTGGTCATTGACAATTTGAAAGTCGATTAGCTCGATAGGTGGCGGTGCCTCAGATATATGATCATCTTCGTTAGTGAGTTGAGGACGAAGAATCTGAAGGTTAACACCCATGAGAGACTTGATTCTCGATAGCTCATTTTCAAACCTAGCATCGGTGAAAACGATATTTTGATTTCGATCCACTCCTTTCAGTGCATGATCAACCCAGAAGTCTGAGCCGAATACTGTCCTGTGGGCCTCGGTTCCATATCTCTGTAGAAAATTTCTTACTGTAATATCCCTTACAAGGGCACCGTTGTCCCTCAACTGAATAACAGACCTGTCATTATTCTTTGCCTTTTCCCAGAAGGAAGAACCAATGTTAAATAAGGCTCCTGCTGATTCCTTTAGCTTGGCAGCAAATGATGCCCGTTCATATCCGTAGTTATCCACCAAATAGGAGCCAACGGTATCCTTTCCTGATCCTTTCAGTCCATTTAGTCCAATAAGCATTAATTTCTTTCTCCTTCTACGTATTGGTAGTCATCAATGTCATCAATATCATCCCATTCCTCTAGAAGATCATCAAGGAGGAATTCCCCATCCTCATCGAAGGGATAATCATCTGGAAACTCCTCATCCTCCCATTCTTCCTTGTCGCTCATCTAAGGCCTCCTTATATAAGTTCCTTCTGTACAACCTAACACCCAAAGAATGGGACAGGGCTAGATTCATAAGCAATGCACAGAAGGCCATTTCGTAATACTGGTATAGATAGTAATTTATGCATGTTGCAACAAACCCTGTGATAACGGTAATATCGGCCAGGGGCAATCTGATCTTATAGAATATATTATTCAAAATATTTGTGTATTAGATCGATTCTTTCCTGCAATTCATCTCTTTCATCTAGAATCGCAAGATATTGTTTATGCAAATCCTCGGGCCAATCTGGTCTTTTAGCCAAGATATATTTTAGCTTTTCAAGAGCCTCAAATGGTTCATCGTCACAAGCCAAACAATATGCCTCATCACGATGCCCATAGTCCCTTATCACTGCACTGAGACAATTCTCTATTGTTTCGATTAGTTCATAGCCGGGATAGGTGCGCTCCATATATCTGCCTCTTCCTCCGTATTTCCATAGTGCTTGTTTTCAAAGATGAATCCCCTACCGACAGCCTTCACAAGCTGCACGTTAAAGTTTCCGGTCTTTGTTGAGAACATACCGATCCAGAAGGCGTGCTTCCAGTTGGCCTCGTTACGCACATAGTCAGGATTTAGCTTACACAAACATCCTGTTTCAAACCACTGCAATTCACGGAATCCAGTCTTACCGTGGGAATCCGCCCTATGTGTGTGACCCATGACCCCTGAAATCAATGTCTGTTCCAGTCTGGCCTTGGCGGTATATCCACTCTGGCTTCTAATAACACTACCATGCTCCACAAGGAAATCCTCCTGTAGACGGAATCCATTCATCGGCCAGTGTCTAATTTCAAGTTCATCTAGGCCGAGAAGCTTCGATGGCTTTAGGGCGCTGAGCGACTTAAGGGCAGGGGCATTAAATGCAGGATAGGTAATTAGTCTTTCTTCGTGGTTACCTATCGTCTCTTCAAATTGAGCGTTGGGTAGAGTCTTTCTGTAAGCCGCTCTGATGGCTTTACCCATATCAAGCTCAGCTTGTAGAACATCAAGGCGTTCGTTTGCTCTGTTAAATCTGGATATGCCGAAGAAATCATTTATGTCTCCATTCAGGATAAAAATATCCGGATCGATTACCTTTGCAATATCCATCGTTGCCTTAATCAGAACCTCGTCATGATAAGGAACGTGAATATCATTGACCCCCACAACAGATACCCATTGTTTTTTCGGCAGCTTAATTACCGGAGCCTTACCCTCACCCCAAATTTCTGATTTTGGAATGTCGAATTCAGGATCGTATCTGTAAGGATCATAACTGAGTTTGCTCGCTGAATCCCCATTGGCGATTCTGACTAGCTCGCTTTTGAAAATTCTGCGATATCCTTTTTCATCCTTGAAGTAATCAAGGGTCTTTCTGTCGCAACGCATTTTGAGCGCCTTTGCGGAAATTCCAAGTTGCTCTGATGCCGCTGTGATAGTTAATGAGTCGTTTTTATCATATTTTTCGTTGATTTCAGTCATTTTCCTCCAATGTTTGCAACTAACACAAGCTGATATACATACACATTATCACTATTATTTAACCAGTGATTAGAAAAAAGCTTATCGACGGACACCGTATGACCTGTCCTCGGTGCAAGAATCCGCATGACATTCTACAGTATACACGAATGATGACCATAGAAGAGTATGAGTTAGAAACCGTGCCAATCTACAAATGTCCTTCATGCAAGTTCATGTTTGCACCAGCGGGTGAAATGGATCACCAAATCTATGAAAGGTTATATCAGGAGATGCAAGGCACTCTAAAGGGAATTTTGGAGAGAGTGAGTAAGTAAGCATGGCCGAAAATATAACACTTGATTTCACAGATGAGGAAATTGACGGTTACCTTGAGGTAGCCTATTTTGCCATTTCCAAGGGAACAGCCAATGTATCAGAAGCGGACAAGAAGAAGTTGCGTCCGTTAATGAGACATTATGCAAAGATGAAGCATCCTTTCACTGCCTGTGTACGGGACAACCGTAAGCGTTTCGGGGCGCATACTGAGGAGTATTGCGCCGTTCTCAAGGACCTGATCGTAGGTAATACTAAATGGAGAGGAAAGGGAAAGAAGTATACCCCTAAGAACCTTTCGGAATCCTTCCCAGACCTTAACATCTTCCTTACGGATGAGTTGGAGTTTGAGAATGAGGTTCCAGAGGACTTCCTTGAGTACCTAGACCAGATCACTGAGGAGGACGTGGCTCTTATCACAGGGGGAAGTATAGCACAAAATCCGCAATTTGCGGACGGAGACGTGGTTTGGGACTATATGAAAAGTATGGATTATATGAGGAGGGAAGTGCAGGAGGCCCTCAATGAATCCTATGGAATGCACAACGCGGAGGGTGAGGATAACGTAGCAGGGTATCAATATTGGGTGGAGGATATTCAGCCTGGACAGGCCCTAGTCTGCTATGGCTACAATGACTATTTTGTAATTCCATATAAGTTTAATAAGAATGGTGTCGTACTGGCCGACGAGTCCGACTGGACTACTGTCGCCAAGGCATGGGTTGAACAAAACTACGCGGAGGAGCCACAAATCCTTGCGGAGATGTTCTTTGATGATGGTGGGGACGTAACAGAGGAAGACGGAGTAATCTGGAAGACCATTATGCGAGAGGGCGTTTGGCAGTATTCGCCAGGACCAGGGCAGAAGCCAATCAATAGGCCCATCACCGTCACAAAGGATGGGCAATCCGATGCCCGCAAATTCAAGATTTCCCTTGAGGAATTGAAGAACAATTTCGAAGCCGGGGTCAAGGATCATGTCACAATCCCATTGTCACATGATGACAAGGTTCATGAAAACACAGGATTTATTAGGGATGTAAGAATTTCAACCGACGACAAGGGTCGGGCAATTCTACAGGCAGCCCATGAATTTACAGACAAAAAGATTAAAGAAAAGGTGCTTGAAGGCTCAATTGCCAATGTAAGCGCCGGAATCCTTTTTGATTATATCAAGAAGGATACGGGCACAAAGTTTAACGCTATTCTAGGTCACTCTGCGTTAACAAATAGCCCATGGCTGAACGATATGGACGATTTTCGTAAGGCCCTAAACGCAGGAGAAGACCTAGAAATAATTTCATTCTCAGAGGAGAATGAAGTGGATGACACGTCTAATACAGACACTACTGCAATAAACAAAGGAGGTGTAATCGTGTCAACCCTAGAAGAAACACCAGAAGTAAAGAACACGTTTTTCGAAGACCTTGGTCTTTCGGAGGATGAAGTTAAGTCCCGCCTCGACCGTTTAGAAGCAGTAGAGGCGGAAGTTAGAAAGAATCGTATTGACGCGAAGCTCGCCGCTTGGAAGGAAGAGGGCAAGTCACCAGCCGTACTTATGGCTGCCGAGGAAGTCCTTAACGCTGACAACGGCGCAGTAGCTATTAACCTCTCGGAAAATGGAAAGGAAACATCCTTCACACTTTCAGAGGTAGTTGAGCGACTAGTAGCTGCTTCCCCAAATGCAGATTTGGAGAAGGAAGTAGTTAACGAGGAGAATCTGTCTGGCGAGAAGCCACCGGAGGACACTTCAAAGGAGAACGCCGATTTCTCAACCGAGGAAAAGACACAGATCGGTCTTCTTATGTTTGACGAAGGCAAGAGCGAAGCAGAAGCGATTGAAACAATCCGATCAGCTAGAGATAGCGCCTAATAAGGAGGTGAATTTAGATGCCGTTTAATTACGATCAAAGCGCACAGTGGCTTGACGTTGAGGTACTCAAGTTCCCTGCTGGACTAGACGCAATCAAGTCTGTTGTTATCGATGCTACCAACGTGGCAGTAACAGCCGGTGTGAGAAACGTTGTTCCAGCCGGAACAATTCTTAAGTTCAGCACAACTAACCCAGATAAGTATGTCGCATACAATGGATCAGGAACAATTAAGGGAATCCTTAGACGCCCTGTTGACATTGTAGCCCGCGTTACCGAGGGTGACGCACCGGCAGCTATGTACTTCTTTGGATGCGTATTCGCAACATCTGCGATTGTCGGTTTCACACTATATGCCTCAGCACTCGTTGCTGATCTAGGCAACTACAACAAGTTCGAATAAGAGGAGGTGAATTAAATGTCCGGATTTACAACATTTGACGTTTGGGATCAAGCGTTACTTACAAACATCATTCGTAGACCGCCAGAAGGACGCGCCGTTGGCGCAGCGGAGGACACTACTCCTCTTCTTGGTGCCCAGATTGCGCCTCTGAAGACTCACCCTGGTAGAAATGCCAAGGTAAGAGTGGCTGAAATCCTACCGTTCGGTAAGGGTCAGTTCAGAGCGCCTGACGCAACACCACCACTCTTCAGACCTAACGTTGCTTGGAGCGAGACGCTAATCTCACTCGCCCTAATTGACGAAATGGAAATGATTCCTGAAGAGGACTGGCTAGCACTTAACTCAGCCGATGAGAACATCAGACGCTCAGTTGGTGTTTCCCTCGTTGACAAGGGTAGAATTCTACAGCTTAGAAACGAGCGAGCTACAGAGTGGCTCAGATGGCAGGCCTTCCGAGGGGCTGTAACAATCCCTTACGATGGCGGAACATCTAACCTCTACATTGATTACGGTTTGCCAGCGGCTAACAAGCCAGTGGCATCGGTTCTATGGTCATCAACTTCAACTGCTGATCCAGTATCAGACGTTGCAGCTTGGTCAGACGTGATTGCGGCGGCTACTGGTTTCTACGGAACCAAGCTCCACATGAACCTCAAGACCTACAACTACCTAATCAACAACACAAACATCAGAAACGCCGTTAACTTCTACGCTAATGGTGCCAACAGCATCCTTAGACCTAGAAAGCAGGACATTCTTGAACTATTCCAGTCTGTATACACAGGCTTTGAAATCGTTCTTTATGACAACGGTTACCGCGACGTTGGTCAGACAGGAATCGGCGTAGGTTCCCTAACCAAGTACCTACCAGACGGCTATGTTCTAATGACTACTGACTACAACCTTGACGGTGTACCAATTGCCGACACGCTTGACGGTCAGGTAACAGTATCGTCTGGATACAACTCTGTTGATATTAGACAGGGCTTCCAGGCGGAGGTAATGCTCGATCATGTTGCAAAGACGCACCTTCTCCGCGCAGCATCAGCGAGAATCCCACGACTACTAATCCCAGAGGCATTTGTCTGGGCGCGAGTAGCTTAATAACATAGGAGGCAAAGCCAATATGGCAACAACAGCAAAGGCAGAAAAGGTTATCTTCGCTGAGGAGGCGGCAACAGTCCACTTCCTCGACGGGGATGTAGAAACGGACGCTGATGGCAAGATCATCAACGAACCAATTACATCTCGGGTAATGGTCCCAGGGGAAACAGCAAACCTTGCTGAAGTGCCTAGCTATCTTAGAAAGCTTGTTGAGGAGGGTAAGGCTCCCGGTCTTACCCTTCTCACTCCTACGCAGGCTAAGAGGCTAGTGAACAAGGCAGAACGAATGAAGGCGAGTATTTCAGACCTAATCGCTGAAGACGACGAAGAATAAATAAGGCGGTCCGATGGGCGTAATTACAGACATAGTACGTCAGACTGTTCCTGCATCCTATCGGGCGCTAGTAGGCAACACAATCTACGATTATTCGAATACCGATCTTCAGAGCATTGCAGAGGGTGTTCAGTATCGCCTTTACGCAACAGTCGCGGGAGTAACTCAAGAAAGTTCGACATGGACGCCGAACCAGATTGAGTTACTCGGCGTGATTACAACAATGCAGTTTATTCCGGCCGCAATTGATTATTGGGGCGACCAGTTGGCATCCCAGAATACATCGGGTACCAATGAGGATGTTGCATACTTTGACCGCAGACCTGACCTTTGGAAGGTGTGGGAGAAGTTGGCTCAACGTGCCGCCGAACTTGCGGAGGAGGAGCAGATCAATCTTGTGAAGCTCAAGGCTATTCTACCCCGTGTTTCCTATGGGGACAACGGAAGGGGAATTCTTGTTACCCCTGATCCGGAACTATTCCCTCTACAACAGGCTGATCAATTGCTTGGTGGAACAAGTATTTTATGGCCTTGGGTTGAGACACAATAATGCAATATACAGGCCGTCTATCAATGGAACTTGTCCAGCGGCAGGCACTCATCGTGCTTTACGATGGATTGAACAATATGATTTCAGCAATGAATTCGACTTGGCTTGCCGAGGATGATGCATTGATGGCCGCGCTTGGGAGAGGAAGTGCGACTTGGACAGTAGAGCCGATTGCAAACGAAAATTTCTACCCTGGCACCATCCCATCTTTGATAAACGCGCCGATAGAGAAATATCCAAATGTCTGCGTAGTTTGTTATACGGCAAACCCACCGGAGTCATCGGACGACCAAGGTGAGCTTTACACCCATGTTATGGCTGTGGAGATTATGGTGAAGTCAGGAGTCTTTGATCCTCCGGGATCGCCAGACCTAACACAGGGAATTTTCCAGGAGCAGCAAGTGAACTCAAGGATTCATAAGACACTTGATGCGGCACATTTAACTCTACTAGCCAATAAGCATCTAAACAACACAATACCGGACCTACCTCCCCCACAGGTAACGGTTGGTGATCTATTCATCCGAAGAGAGGAAAACGGACAGGGTGGACGCTGGTATTGGCAGGGCGGTTCCCTTATCTACAACCTAAGCAAATACGTGGACTTATACAATTGAACACAGTTGTAGCCTATTATTTTAATGTACTATTTCATTGAGGAGAGGAGGTAAATTATGGCTGACTTTTTCAGAACTAACATTTCGGACGATACCTTTATTCGTGGACCAGCGCGTCTAATGTGGGCTGGTACTACAATCGCGTTCCCAACAACAATTGGGGATATCATTAACCTATCAACTTTCGACGCTGCCACAGGTTGGAACGACCTAGGTGCGACAAAGACAGGTATTACCGTAACTGTTAACAACACTGAGGAAGAGTTCGACGTGGACCAGATTCTCGGTATTATCGACGTTCGCCCTGTTTCCTATGAGCAGTCTGTAACAACTGCCCTTGCAGAGGCTTCACTATCAAGACTCAATATTGCATGGCAGGCTGGACCTATTTCAGGAACAACAGAGCAGCAGATGGGTGTTGGTGAACCAACAACATACATTAAGCGAAGACTTGCCGTTCTTCACCAGAAGGCCGACGGTAAGATCAGAGCGCATGTATTCCGCTTGGTAACCAAGTCTGCCCAGGAATCAGCACTAGTCTTCAACAAGACTGGTGAGCAGCAGCAGATTCCGGTTAGATTCCGTGCCCTTGCTGATACTTCGGTTGCCGACGTATACACAAGAACTCAGGTTATCTTTAACCAGACCTAATAAAAACTGTATAATAGATATACGCAACGCGATATCGCCCGAAAAAGATTTAGCAAAAGCAATCCCTAGGGAAAGGTCCTTAAATGGCCGATCCTTCGGGGTCGGTCATTTACTTTAAGGAGGAAAATGTTTAGAAGAATTCATAAGGGTCCATTGGGAGCTAGATTCCCTGAGGATCAATCATACAAGGACAAGTATCCTCTTACGGCCGCTACGCTTCCTTCGACGGCTCAGCCTGGCGTATTGGGTATTAACTGGTATTCAAATTTTGATGTTCCACAGAAGGATGGGTTGCGCTATTGGATCGGCAGAGGCAAGCTTGGCTATGTGCGTGGGGGACACGCCATTTGTGTTCAGCCTGGGGATGCATCGGCCCTGGATATGTTTCTGTGGTGGAGATTCTACGATCAGGGGTCAGAGGGTGCATGTGTTGGTTTCAGCCTCTCTCGTGCCCTCTCATTGATGAATAGAAGCCGTTATGACGCCCGCTGGCTATACCAACAGGCGCAGCTTATTGATCCTTATCCGGAAACACCACCGGAGGAGGGAACAGACGTAAATTCAGGTTGTAGCATCCTGCTGAAAAAAGGCGCAAGGAAGTATGACTCAGCAACCGGAACATTCCTTCCTGTATCCCTTGCCTCTGGAATCAAGGCCTATAGATGGGCACAAAGCGTTGACGATATTCATGCCTTTCTAAAGCACCCTACGGCTGACAAGCTTGGTGCCGTTCCGCTACTTAATTCCTGGGGTACCGCATACCCAAGAAAAGTATGGCTCCCTGATGAAACCCTCGATAGAATCGTCTTCCAAGAAGGAGGAGAGTGCGCGGTACTCACTGATAAGTAATGGCTGATGATTTCATTAGAGTAGAGGCTTCAAGTAAGGAGAATTTCTTTGACCTTATCGGGCAAATGCCTGACAAGGCTCAGCGTCTACTCAGGGCAACGATTGAGGATATTGCCGATGAAATTGAAACCCTTGCAAGGGAAAAGGCCCCAGTTGATGAGGGAACGCTTAGACTACATCCGGTTGACAGAAAGGATTTAAAGAGACGTGTCCAAGGTCCAGGGGGACTGGTAGTTAAAACAGAACTATCGGTCCCTAAGGTTCCTAAATACGCAAAATGGGTTCACGATGGAACAGGTGTATTTGGACCCAAGGGTGTACCAATCACCCCAAGAAAAGCCCCATTTATGATCTTTCAAATTGATGGTAAGTGGTTCAAGAAGAAGACAGTGTTAGGACAGAAACCTCAACCATATCTCAGGGAGGCCCTTGAGCAGGCTGAGAACACAATTATACCGATACGACTAGCTGAGCTAAGAGCCAGACTAGTAGAACTAGAATAGGAGGCAATGCCATGGCTGCGAAAGCACCAGTAAAGGAAACTACAGAAACATCAGAAACAGAGGAAATTTTGGAAACACTTGCTCCGTCAGAAGTGTATTATGAAATCGGTGAAGGGGACGACAAGATTGTCCTTACTCAGAAGCCCCTAACATTCTTCGGAAAGATTGAGTTCTTCTCCGTTGTAGGAAAGGCCGTACAGGATATCCTGTCTGAGGGAGGCTCCCTTTCTGAGCTTCTTGAAACACCGGACTATGATCCGTCTGTTCCGCTGGCCTCAAATGCATCAGACGCAGATGTGTTTGTGAAGGCCCTCTCAAAGATCATCGCAAATGGACCTGAACTTCTAAAGGACCTATACCTTGTTATTCTCCATGTTCCAAAGGGTCAGAGGGATTATTACGCCCTCCGTCTTGAGGAACTATCGGACGAGCAGGGAGTTCAAATCCTTGACACATTTGTTGATCAGAACTGGGAAGTGATGGTGAGTTTTTTCACCGAAAGGATGCTCCCACTATTCAACAAGATCAGCACGAAGGTCCAAGGATAGGGCCTTTAGAGGCACTAGAACTATATTCCTCGGAGCATCCAGAGTCAGTAGAGGAATTGAAAGACTGGTATTGGAAGCGATTCGAAAAAATGTTCGAAGCCTTTATGAAAAGGCGGGCCGTAAACGAGGCCAGGGAAGTTAAGAATGCAATGATCTCTGGCCTTTGGTCCAACTCCAATTACGATGATAATAAGCAAACTCGACAAAAGGCACTAAAAGATATAGAAGAAAGTTACCAAAGCGCAGTAAATATAGTATACAATGGTGTGGATTCATATGAAGTAGACATGGACCAGCCTTTCTGGGCGGCTATGGATGCCGAAGAGTAACACCTATCCCTTACCGCACGACCTTACAATTTAAAATCAGAATTAAAGGTGTTACATGGCTGACCGCAACGAAGTCTTCAGAATTATACTTGAAGGTAGAGACAAGCTCTCAAAGGAGCTTGACTCAGTTCGTCGCGCCTCAGATAAGCTTGACGACTCCCTAAAGCGCCTCAAAAGAAACAAGCCTGAGGACTTTCCACTCTTTGGTGGCGGTAAGGCTACCCGAGGGCCGGGAGGTCAGTTTATTAAAAAGGAGGATATATCCCTTGTTGATCAAATGAGAAACAAGGTGGATCAGCTTAATAACTCCATCAATATCCTAAAGAGAAATAGAGTTAAGGAGGGGGAGTTCCCTCTCTTTGGTGGTGGACGTGCGATTAGGGGGGACGATGGAAGATTCATTCGTGTCCAGGATGTTACCCTGCTTGAAAAGGCAAAGAATCGCCTCGATGCAATTGACAAGGCCCTTGTTAGAATCAGAACCCGCGTTAGAAGAGGTCCTCTTGTAGAAGGTGAGGAGCCAGGAGCAGGCGCATCTCGCCTCGTCAGAACAGCAGGAGGACAGTTTGCTCGCGCTGAGGACCTTAGCTTCATCAGAAGGTTGCAGCGCGAGTTTTCTGTACTCAGTCGCAGTGTAAAGGATATCCAGAGTCAGACAAGACAGGGATTGTTCCTCGGAACACAAAATACAATTGCGGACATTAAGAAGGTTGGGGCCTTCCTTGATCAAATCAAGACCAAGTTCAAGGATGGTCTTCTTGGTAGCGGCAAAACCAGAACAGGCGTTGACCCAACAACAGGAAGATTTATTTCTGTTGCCGATATTACAGCCTTTGGAAGATTCGTAAATCTCATTGAAAGAGGGGCCACTAGAATAACGGCGGCCAACAAGAAGGTTTCCGACAGTCAGCGGGAGGTTGCAAAGACCCTAAAGGATTCCTTCACGGCTGGAATTGGGGTATCAAGGGGAACAGAGGAGCTTATTAGGTCCCGTGTTGCCGAATCAAGAAGGGAGGCAGCACAGAGAAAGGCTGATCTTGCTGAGAAGCATGAGCTTGACAAGGTGGAACTATCCGCAACAGAGGACGCAGCCAGAGAGAGTCTGTTCAGACAGTTGGAGGATCAGCGGGAAGCCGACGCCGTAAAGATTGAGGAACACAGGGCTGCAATTAGGGAGCTTGGTAGAACTGAGGAGGAGGAGGCCGAGCGCAGCGATAGAAAGGCTGAAATCCGCGCAATCCAGAGGGCAAGAAGACTAAGGGAATCCAGAGAAAGAGCCGCCCTTGGTGCTGACTTCCAGGCGCGAAGAGCCAATCAAAGACTATCTCAGGCGAGCGAAAGAAGGGAAATTGATATTCCTGATGTTCGCGCTATTGAGGAGGAGGCAAAGAGAGTTAGAACTGAGTTCCTTGCAACAGGAACGGCGGTTGAAAGATTCGGCAAGAGAGCCGGACTTGCATTCGGGGATACAGTTAGAGGAGTTAGAGCCGCACGAAGTGGCCTCAGGGACATGGAACGGGATACAAACCTCGTTAGAAACTCCTTCACTAGATTCGGATTTGCCGTTGGAACCCTATTCAAGAACTTCGGCCAGTTGGTCAACCTAAGATGGCTATTCCTAACGGGAATTCTATCAACGTTCTTCACAATCATTGTTCAGCTTGCAACAGCCCTTACGGCCCTTGCGGCATCGGCAATTCAGGCAGGAGCCGCACTTGGTGGTGCCTTCCTATCAGGACTTGCACAGGCCCTTCCTGTTGTGGGTCTGTTGGCAGCTGCCTTCTCAAGATTCAACACAGTTCTTGATGCAGTTAAGCTCAATGAGAAGCTTGGAAATAAGGCTAAGGATAATGTTGACAATATTAGAAATGCAGCCCAGAGATTGTCTGATTCCCAATACAGTCTCAAGAAGGCGATTGAATCCGTTAAGGATGCACAGCTTGCCGTTGTTGACGCCAATAAGGACCTTAAAAATTCCTACAAGGATGTTAAGGATGCAACAACTGATCTGGCTCAGGCCAAGGTTCAGGCTGCAAAGGATATTGTTGATGCCAATCTTGATGAAAAGGATGCCGCCCTTTCACTCAAGGAGGCCGAGCTTGGTGTTCTAGAGGCCAAGCAGAGACTCCGTGAAGAGGAAAACAAGAAGAAGACTGGCGGACAGGACGCAGAGGACGCCCGTGCGGCCCTCAGGGAGGCCCAGGAGCGTCTCCGCATCGCAAATGAGCAGAAGGACCAGTCTGAGATTTCAGGGGCGCAGCAGGCCGTTACAATCGCTGAGCAGAATCTAAACTCAATATTGGATCAGGTTGATTCCTCTAAGACTGACCTTAAGGATGCACAGCTTGGAGTTCAGAGAGCCAACCTTACACTTGAACAGGCCAGAGTTAGAAATAATAGGGCCGCAAAGGATGCAAGGGATGCAAGGGAGAAGGGTGTTGCCGGTAGCGATATCGTCAAGAATGCCCAGGATCAACTCAAGAGTGCCCTTGAAGGCGTTGAGAAGGCACAGCGTTCCGTTGTTCTCGCCAACAGAGGAGTAAGGGACGCCCTACATCAGGTTGCAGTTGCCCAGAGGGAAGTTGCAGACGCCCGTAAGGATGAGGCAGACGCCCATAAGAATCAGTCCCAGGCTGATAAGGATGCACAGAAGGCATTTGCCGATCTTTCCCCTGCGGAAAAGAAGCTCTTCCAGTCCCTCAAGAGACTCAGAAAGGTATTCAAGGATGTATTTGTTGGCAACAGCGAGCGGGACGGAATTCTTGGACCTATCACTGAAGCCATTGCCAGATTTGCAGACACCCTAACTAAGCTTCTTCTTGATCCTAAGATTCAGAAGGCAGCACAGAACCTCGCCAATTCAATTGCCGATGCCCTTGACTCCTTCCGCAGATTCGTTGGAAGTGCTGAGTTCAAGGAGGCCCTACTCTTCTTCACTGAGAAGGCGGCGGATAACATCCCAAGAGTTGTCGAGGGAATGCTTAACCTTGCAAAGGCCTTCCTCAATATTGCACAGGCTGCCAACCCAATCTTCGACAGATTGCTCAAGGGTGCCGTTGGCCTTACTGGAAGACTAAAGGACGCAACATCCCAGAAGGGCGAAACAAGACGCCCTGAGGAAGGTGCAGCCGGAAGACTTGGTGCAGTTGCAACAATCAATGAATCCGGCCTTGATAGGTTCCTAGCTAGCGCAGGGGAACATCTTGATGACTGGATCAAGCTATCAGGGGCGATCATTGGCCTTATTGATGCAATTGCAAACAGCGCGGCGGCATCAACTGGTAAGACCCTCATTGAGGATATTACAACACAACTTGATAAGTTTGCCCAATTCATCAGGGACAATCCAGACAAGGTTAAGAAGTTCTTCGATGATGCCCGTGAATCAATTGAGAACCTATCAAGGGTTCTTGGTCGCCTAACGGAGGCCCTAGTCAAGTCCTTCTCATCTGATGAGTTCACAGCCTTTGCCGCAACAGTGGCAGACGTAATTATCCCTGGTCTTCTTCTATTCATATTCACACTTGGTAAGCTTTCGAAGGCCCTACAATTCCTACTTGATATTCCTATTGTTGGGGATATCGTTAAGTGGGCACTAGCAATTCTTGTTGCTGAGAAGGCATTCAACAAGGTCTTCCCTGTAACCCAGAAGCTAACTGACGGAATCAAGCAGCTTGCGGGAGCCATGTTCAGGATTGTCAGGGAGCGTGGTTTTAAGGGTCTATTTGATACAATTACAACTAAGGCAAAAACAGCAAAGGATGCTATTGTTGGTCTTGGCAAGACATTTACTGAACTTGGAAAGAAAACAGCGGAAGGCGCTGTTAGCGGGGTTACAAAGCTCAAGCAAGCATTCCTTGATGCAGCCAAGGCAGCAGGAAATATGGCTAGGGCAATTGGTACCGCCGTTTATACATCCCTTGCAAATGTTGGTAAGTTAATTGTTGGTCAGGTAATTGGTGCCCTTAGGGCGCTTACACTTGGAATAAGACTCCTTGTTAGCGCAACGGTAATTGGTGCCCTAATTACTGCGGCCATCCTAATCATCGCCAACTGGGATAAGGTTAAGAAGTATGCCAGAATCCTTGCGGACTTCCTGCTCAAGCAGTTCCACAGAGTTGTGGACTGGGTGAAGGACAACTGGAAGAAGATTCTAATTGGTGCCCTTGCAGCCCCATTCCTTGCGGGTGCATTGCCATTCATCCTTATCTACAAGTTCCGCGATAGAATCGTCAGTGTTCTTCAGGGTGCGGCTAAGCTTGTAATCAAGGCCTTTGAGGGAATCATCGACTGGGCTAGAAAGAACTGGAAGCTCCTTGTTGCAATCATAGTTGGCATATTCCTCCCTGGTGTTGGAATCTCCCTGGTTGTTCTAAGATTCAAGGATAGAATCCTTGCTGCCTTCGGCTCAATCAAGGACGGAATAATTGGGGCATTCAGACAGGCCTTCAAGTTTGTTCGTGATGAATTTACATCAGTTATTGATTTCCTAAAGAAGCAGTATGACAAGCTCCCAGGGCCAGTTAAGACAATCATTAAGGCCACAGCCAAGGCCGCAAGTATCGGAGGTTCCGCCCTAGGAAAGGCACAGGATATTGGGGGAGCCATTCTTCGCAGAGCAGGAGGAGGAACCGTTCCTGGTCATGGAAAGGGAGATACTGTTCCAGCCCTTCTTACACCGGGTGAGTGGGTTCTCAATGAGGCCCAACAGAAGAAACTAACCAGCCTAATTGGCCTTTCAAAGAAGGGCGTTCTTGACTTCCTATTCGGTGCTACAGGAACATTCTCCCCTGGTGGAAGACGGGCACCAGGAATGAAGGTTGAAGGAAATATTGACATTCTCCATAGACCACAGGTGAAGAACAAGGATGGAACAACATCAAGCGTAAGATCAGGAACATTCTCAACGGATGCAGGGGTATATGTCCTACCAACTGTTATCGGAAACAAGATTGTCTCCGATGATGAGGCCTTCAAATACTTCATGCGAACAGGACAGAATCTTGGTCTGTTCGACACCCTAAAGCACGCAGAGGCATACAGCCAGAGACTACATATTCAGCAGGCTCAGCTTGGCAAAAAGTTTGAGAATCTTGATACAGTTAAAAGAAACCTAAAGCCTGGACAGTGGGTTCTAAACCAGGGTCAACAGGCACGGGCTGCAACAAGCCTTGCAATTTCCGTCCAGCAGCTTAAGGCTAGATTGTTTGGAACCAACTCAAACATTGATCCTAGAACAGGCAAGAGGGAAGCTGGATTCAACACAAAGCTTAGAACATATAGGGACTTCAATCTTATCTCCCAGACTGATCCGGACAACAATGTTGTTTGGTTCGTTGAGCTTGCCAATAAGTCATTCGGACAGGTAACAGGAAGAGACGCCAAAAGAATTCAGGATACCGATGGTAGATGGATTCCAGGATATGTCAAGAGAAGCGCAGGTGGATTCAAGGGTGCCCTCCACACAGTTGTTGATGGTCCTAGACCTGGACTTGGAATTAGACACTGGATCAAGAGAACCCCAACTAGAAAGGCAACAGAGGCATTCATTAGAAACAACAGAACACAGAAGTTCTCAATGGGAGGAGTGGTTGCCCCTGGCGCAGTACAGAGATTTGCCGAGGGTGGAATCGTTCAGGCCCCTGGATTTGGCGGAGTTGAAAGAGGCGGGGAGAACAAGACAATTAATCAGAACTTTACTGTCAAAACACAAGGTGAAACAGATTGGGGTTACGTCATGAGACTTGCCTCTATTAACGCACAGGAGTCATTCTAATGTTAGGTTCAGCGGTAACATTTAATGGATTTACAATAAACAACCGTGCATCCCAACCGTTGTTGCACGCCCAGGCACCATTCTATTACATCATGTTGAAGAATGTGGATGGGCTTACAAATGCGGATATCTCATATGAATCCTACCCTCTGCCTCAGGTTGTGGGTGAAAAGAGCGGTGACGTATGGAGACGTGGAAAGACCATTACCCTTTCTGGTAATGTATATGGATTGAATTACACATATCTTTGGCAGGGGGTTGACTATCTACAACAGATGTTTGCCAGCACTGCAATGCACGCCCTTGCCTGGACAAGAACACAGGACAATATTGGGGTATATATAAATTGTAGAGTCAACCAGGACCTATCAATCGTTGAAGGTCTTGATTCAGACGTATATAGAATTCCATGGGTGGTTGGTCTAAGGGCCGACATTCCATTCACATACAAATCATCCGATAGCTCACTTTATCCAACATGGCAACAGTAATCTGGACATTAAAGCTGTACGATGTTGGAGGCGGGGCAATAACCGCACCCAACATGAATCCATTGGGTTCGTCAACATCGAACACAATCGTACACGCCTTCAATAGATCAGCCAGCTTCCCACTCAATGGAATTGACACATTGGATTTTAGCTTGTATCTGCATGACCCAATGGCCTACAATGTCAAGCGTCTTAGAACGGTTGTCAAGCTTTGGAGAACAGTATATAGCAACAATGGTTCCTTCATCTATGCAGATGGGGCCAGCACACCATGCTTTGCGGGTGTTGTGGCATTCACCAGAAAGGACGGGGAATCAAACACAATGCAGATTAAGGTTCAGTCCCCATTCTGGCGTCTACAATCAAGATTCCACATCCTAAACCACTACCTAAAGACAAACCTGGACACCGATGAGGACTACACACAGTCGGAACTTATGTGGAAGCTAATTGACCTTGTGAACAACGCCTTCGGCCTAGATGATTCAAACACTGGTATTGTCAAGGGGACCTTCTCATCTGGAAATGATCCAGTGGTGGCCCCATTCTTCGTGGCAAAGGGTTCCAACACGTACACAAACATCTTTGAGACAATCATGAATAGACCCGGTGGAGTAGATATTGTTCCAACCTATTATCACTCAGATGGGGACCCAACCCTCATGCATTTCAACACGGACGAGAAGAGGGGAGACAGCACAGGGGTACAGTTTAGATATCACACAGGCTCAGGGGATAACCTTGATGATCTTGTTGAGGAGGAGTCAGTTGTGCCTGGGGAGTTTGGAAATTACCTCTGGGCGGTTGGCGCAGGGGGTCCAAACTCTGGTAAAATTGCCATGAAGGAAAACATCGATGATGATGCAGACGGATACCACAATATCGGCATTTATATGAGACGGGTTGACTTCCCTGAGATTAAAAGAATTGGATTGCTAGGCCCTCCCCCAACTCATCTTAAGGCCGTAGCCGCTGCGGAGTTTGCCCAGTCGAGACTTCCAAAGCCCCTATATGAATGCACCCTCTCCCCAGTAGGTGGAACATATATGGGATCGGCATTCCATGTTGGGGATGTTGTAAGTCTGTCGGCTAGCAAGGGGGCATTGCAGGTTTCCGGCGTTACCCAAAGAATCTATGATATTACAATTACAAACTCGGAAAACAACATTGAAACCAATGCGGTTTCATTGGCTGAGGACTTTACGGATAAGGTGGCAGGATAATGTCTAGACGATCACCAGACTTTAAGAGAAACAACAGCATTGCTGAGCTTATATCGGACACAAGAAAGCCAAAGAGATTGGCGGACACAGCATGGTATAAGATTGGGGAAGATGAGGATTATGAGATTGAATTTGGTGCAGGATGGGCCAATGTAGGAGGATCAGGAAACCCTGACGCCCAGTTCTACATGAATGAAGAAGGGGAGACTGTTGTTATTGGATATGTGGATGGCGGTGAAGAGGGTTCAATCATTTTCAATCTTCCGGAGGAGAATCGACCAAGATATAGGGAGCCTTTCGTTGTTGCCGTGGAAGGTGGAGGAACAGCAAATGTAGCCATTTATCCAAACGGGGATGTTGTATTGGAGAGCTTTAATGGCTAGTAGTACAGGACCTATCAATTTAAGCGGTGTTATCTTTAGGGCGCAACAGGACACGGATAACGAAGACCCAATCACTTTTGGACGTGATGATTACACAGCGGTTCCCGGACGGGTGCCACTCTCAAGAATGCGATTTAGAGCCTGGGAGAACAATGGCCTTGCAAGTATTGGCGGAGTCCCTGATGAAGGAGGGGGTGGAGGAGATGGAGGCGGTGGAGGTCCTGGCGGAGGCCCTGAAACCGGAACCAATTATCTATCATTGAGCGTTACCTCAGGGGGTTACGCCATGGTTTCATTTTCCCCTGTCACAGACGTATACATTGGAATGGATATTCGTTTTGCGGCTGGTGCGATTGAGGCGTGGGATCACGGACAATTTTCATTCGGACCTGTTCCTATGGAAATCTACGATCACAACAATGTGTTTGTTGATGGGCCATTCTTTGGACGATTTACGGGAGTCAATTGGCAGTGGGGATCAAGTTGGATTGACGGACTTTTTGGCGATCCAGTAGTTGATGAAACAACATATTATCTGGAAATGAGAGTAAGAAGAAATGCCACACCTACAAATGGAACCAGCTTCCCTTACACTTTTGACACCCAATTGAAAATTGACGGGGAGGAAATAATGCCCCTCACTGAGCATCAATTTGAACATGGAACCACTGCTGGCGATATTGGAAAAATAATAATTGGATCAGCCTTCAACAGCTATGCGGACTTTCCTTTGATCGTTGACAATGTTGAGTTTGCCACAGGTGATTTTCCCAACAGCGGAGGAAGTGTATTCTTTAGTGCAGACTTTGAAGATGGAAATATTACCCCTCCGTTCATTAGTTCAGCTAATGCATCCGTGCAACCTTGGTAAATCATGGCACTTATAATTACTGAACCAACACCAGGGGATTTCAGGACCTACAAGAATGGGGTCATTATTTTCCGTGCTATGGATTTCGCCGCTGATGCAAGGGGATCACTCACAACTACAAGTGATTCCAGTTCAGTTGGAGGGACCGTTCTTGTTGATTCCCAGACTGTAACAACAACTGGCTCCAATCCAAATAAGCAGATTTCAATCACATCGGCAGATGAAACAATATTTATTGACAAGAACACCCTGTTTGATGTAATTAGCGATGAGTTTGATTATACAGTTCTTATGAGCATAAGATGCGAAGGTGCCGTTGATCCAACAACCAGAAATGGTGGTCATACATTTCTAAAGATTGGAAGCAATTCAGCGTCAATCATATATGGAAGCAGATTGAACGGTGGATCATATTCAACAATGGGCACTATTGCCTATACTCCCAAATCAGAAACACAGCCATTCTATAAGGTAATAGCATTCAATGGTCCATTCAATACTGCATTCTTTAATCCAGACGATGAAGGCATGTTCTTTAAGGCGGCATCAACTACTGGTGGAGACTTGGAATACTTTATTGATTGTGTTTGGTTTGTTCCAACCAGGGCCAATGATTTTGATGGGGAACTATATGATGACAGTGACTTTGCTGCCCTTGCTGATCCTACATTCTGGGACCCGGTTTATATCAACAGTTTGGACGACTATGACATTTCAAGGGATGAATATCCTTTGGATTGGGCTGGACAATTTTCAGTAATGGTTAGCGCCCCTGCGGCATCAGGGGAGGACGACATTAATGGGTCAATGGCTGATTTTCAGGAGGGGAACCACGAAAAATGCATCTATAACGTGAATGGATATGACTATGGACAGTCCAACTGGGACAATGAGGAATCAACGGATATGACATTTGTGTTTGGCTCCCACTTTGTTCCCGATCAGGAGGTTGATACGGATTCATTCACCAGAAATACCGGATCAGGGGATTCAAATTATATTGGGGAATCAGACCAAGGAAGGGTTTGGCAGATAGTAAGAAAGCATCCCTTTGAGGCCTCCGTGTTTGGATCAGGAATAAACTGCGACGGGTCACAGCTTGTCTTTTTAACAGGAAAATACGATGCCCTTGTGTTCCCATACACATATAATGATACATCCGACGCCGCAGTTGTTCATCTTGGGGAAATAGGGACTGAAACCGGAACAGGGGCAACATCATTGGGTCATCAAACTCTGGGTGAATGGGATTTTGGAACCCTCCAAGTCAAAACAACAATAGATCATTTGCTATTTGCTGGTCACGAAATCCAGTGTGGATTTGGCGCACTAGATGAATTCTATGGGGTCAATCTATATATTGCCCAGAATGGAGTTCTCAACGCAAGATTGGTTTACATGCCAAAAATGCACGAGGGAATAAGGCTGGATGGATTTGGTCTATTTCCTGGATTGCCTCCAACTGACATTGACTTCGGGGACACAATTCTTAATGTTTCAAACTCCTATACCGCCGGTACATATATCAATGTAAAATGCGAAAAGATGTGGTACAAGTATAGAGCCAAGGTTTGGCTTGAAGGGGATTCTGAACCCGGAGACTGGCAAATTGAGGGATTCATTCCGTCTGGAAACGTCTCAACAACTCGATATCCATATCCATATGATACCGACCCAAACTTCGGCATAGACAGAAGATCATCCTATGTTGGATATGTTGTTTTAGGTCAAAGATTCTTTGGACCATATGAACATCTGGATGGAACTCCATGGGATCAGCCTGCCGATGTTGATGACCTTAGATTCACCACTGTATATTTTGATGACCTTGTTCTGACCAAGGATGACTATGGTGATCCAGGGGACGTACATCTCAAGCTTCTCAAGTACGACGAATCAATAAATCTCGGCCAGATTAATTTGGATCACAAATCCCAACGGGTGATTATATCCCCCAAGAGGAAGCACAAGTGGAATAATGATCATGATGGATACGCCGTCAGAATGTGGAAGGACGTTGGTTCAGCCTGGGATCAATCTGCCGTTCTGAGCGACATGTATCAAAAGGAAAAGAGAATGGGGCCGATACATCTGAACATGAAGTTTAGGGCATATGCCGAGGATACAGAGGAACCAATGGAGGAGGAGGAGATTTAAGGCTCTAGGCGATAACCACGGAATGTAATTCCGCTTGAGCTAACGTCAATGTAGACGCTCTCCAATGTGGCACCGGCCACAACACTTCTATTGAAAATACCGGGCTTCCATGGACCCATTTCCTTGACTGAACCAGGGGCCAGGGCCACAATAATATCAGCAATAGTTAGGTCCCCGTCAAATAGCTTTGGAACATCGGTTGTAACATTGACTGATCCTGCGTTTGAGACATTAGCCAACTCCACCCAAATCCGGCCATCATTATTCATAATCTCCATGCCGTTAGCAACGTCACCAGCGACAGGGGAGGCCTGGGTAACCCCAAAGCGATTAACATTCACATATGGTATGTTTGTTCTAGCCATGCAGAAAGAATAACATAAGGCCCGCTTTCACGGGCCTTATTACTTGCATTATTAAACTGATATTGTTCCGTTGTCTGATACGTCTTCGTTGTCTCCGGTGACAGTAACGAATGCATCTCCGGAATAGTCCTTGGGAAATGTAATGACGGCCCTACCGTCATTCTTTGCCATTCTAGTTGACACGTCCTCATTGTCAGGATTCACACATCTAATTTCAACTTCATCCCCAACAACAAGAACATTATCCCAGGTGATTTCAACTGCCTTTCTATCTAGTGATAGCTCTACAGCCATGTTTGCCTCCTTTCAGTAGCTCACTAAAAGGATAACAAAAAAGGCCCCCGAAGGGACCTTATTACTT